AAGCATAGGCAATTTAGTTGCATTGAAGTGGCTAGATTTGAAGCACAACCAATTTTCGGAATCTACGATAGAAATTGTAAGGATAGTCTTAGCGAACTGTCGTTTTGTAGATCAAATGAGCAGTATTATTTAAAACGTGAATAATCAACCATGAAAAACCAAGACCTACTAGGCACACTTAAGAATTTGGGCTTTAAAACAATACATCCCGAAATCTGCATAGCATTGACTATAGTAGAGTATATTAATCCTACTGCTCATATTATATTAAAGTTATCCGATGACACCGATGGAGACTCTATATTAGAAGTAGCTAAAAATGTAGAGGGGGGAATTCAAACTACCACTTTTTCAAGACCCACGTTTTCAATTGAAGAGATACTAAAACTAGTAAAGGAATATTCAGGACTTGAATTGGGTGATAATCAATTCAATGCCGAATACACATGGGAGGCTTGTATGGAACGCTTGGATAGGAGTTACTACTTGGATAAAAATGGTGATTTGAAGCCCTATCCACACCAATCAATAGATTCTGATGATTTATTACAAATGTATAATCATATCCCTAAAGAAAAACAGTCAACGCAGATGTTAGCACAAACTAGACTAATGGTTATTTGTGATGTGCTTAATAGGGAATTTCCAAACTCTAAAAATACTGCTGTTTATCATCCTATAATATACACCAATGGCACTAGAATACTTTGGGATGATAATGAGGATAATATAAACCCATTAGTGCATCTTGTATCAGAAGAAGCCCTTGAAGCCTTCTATAAGCATACAGAGAACATCAAATTATTAGAAGAATACTTCGCCTTCACAGACCAAATTATAAACCCATAGATAATGAACAATAATAACATAGAAGCAGTACACGGGTATTATTTAGGCAGACATTCGCGATTTTACTTAGTGGCCAATGGCAACATAGACCAAGTACGCTCACACTTCAAGCATGAGGCCGATATAGAAATAATATCATACTCAAACTTCTATGATATTAGAATAGGAGCTTCAAATGAACGCTTATGTGCAAATAGTTTCTATTTGGTTGTTGATTTGGAAACAGACGCATTAAGTGCAGTTCTAACTTCTGATTTAATTACCTATTGTTCACCTATTACAATAATGACGTGCCCTAAGCACAATCTTATTACAGATCATAACACGGCATCAATATTACAAAACTTGCATAAATTAGCTATGGCCGTTGATTTATCTAATTATGATGATTCAAAAAGGGAGGGAATTTTACAGGGAATTGGTATGGCTTATGCCCATCTTTTTAATTCGGATTCTGAATAATTTTGTTGTTTAAATTATTATCCTTATATTTGTAACACAACGATAACGATACATTATTTTCAAACAAATGGTAACATTCCAACTTAGTGAACAATAATTATGAAAAAAGCAACTGAATTAAATAAAAAATGTAACACCATATACAAAGGCTATGAAATAGAGCAAGGTGTGTTAAACGGATTGGAGAGCGTTCCAACAGAGGGCTTCTTTGTAAGAGGTACAAACCTAAAAGCAAAAAACATTAGTAGGCATAAAATTTTTAATTGATGAATCTATAAACCCTATGTGGTTTTAGGCTGACGAAATAACATTAACATGAAACAAATTATCAAATCTCTAGAAATCAACTTGTAAAAATTTTTCAATGCTCGCAGATAAAGAGAGACCCATTTCTATGATAGGAGCGAAAGATGGGAGCATTCAGATAAAGGCCAAGAATACACGAGGGAAACGAGCAGTATAGATGCACAAAGGGGGAGATTGCAGGACATTATAGAATCATTAAAAGGATTAATCTAATTAGCACAGCATGGAAACCTACATCAACCAAAGAATAGCAGAACTAAAGCAGGAGCAGGAATATCTATCTAAAACAGCACAGGATTTTACCTTTTTGGACTTACGCCTAAAATCTAGACGTAATAAAGGAGAGGTTTTTACTAAAGAACATCCTGATGTTTTGGAGCTTTTAAGATTGGGTAATATAATTCATTGGAATGGTGATGATAAGGGGAAGTTTAATTATTCATCTATACAGCGTTCTATTGAAGAATTGAGGCTTGCTCTTGTTTACTATAAAATTGAAGATTTTTTTCCATTTAAAAGGCGTGTTTTTATTAATGAAAGTATAGTGAGTTGGAATCGCAAGATTGAATACTTTAAAGCATTATTAGAATACGCAGAAAATGAGGGGGACAGAAATAATTTAATTGAAGATCTAAGTAATGCAGAAGGAATGCTACAGGCATATATGACAGCCTTAGATAATTTAGTAAAATTTTAATCGTGAGTAAAACCAATTGCCCCAATTGTGAGGGAAAATTAGAAAGGGGTACTGTATTAGTAAATTTACCACATTACAATTGGGTAGGCAGAGATAATATAAGCACAGCTTTATTGCCTTGTACCAAGTGTGTGGAATGTGGTCATAGTGCCATAGATAAATCATTAATCAATCTTAAAAAATAATTGCATTGGATTACAAGAAAGGAATAATCGAGTTAGAACAGAAAAAATGAGTGATCTCAAAAATCAGATGGAAGAGATACAGGCTACTATTGACGAACGCCAAGTTATAGTAGATGATTTATCTATTGATAAAATGATATTGCAAACGAATGGGACGAATATAAAGATCAAATTGTGACCATTAATGAGGCTTTGGGCTTGTTTATAATTCCTTGATTATTAACTTTTATAATATATAACGAATTTTTTACTCGCTAAAAATAGAGTATTCACTAAAAAATATCAATCAATTTTAAAACTCTTGATAAAAATATTTAGCAGTTTAAAAAATTTGTCTTATATTTGTAACAGACAAATGGGGCTAATGCTCCATATTTAATCAATCAAAAACAGAACCACATGGCAAACGTACAGAGATCATCAGGAGGAAGGGATTATGAGATTCAATTGGAGAATGAATACTATTTGGATATTGAAAGGGCTATCCCATTCAAGAAAGTATCTAGTGATACATGGGAAAGTCATTGTTTTCATATCGAGAAAAGAACTATGGAGCATGATGGTTCGGCTTCACTGATCTATATTTCTTAATCGACACACAACATAATTTAGTTTTAGGAAACTTCTATAGACTAAAAAATGCTAAGGCAGAAGCGGATGATTATGCGGATAGCTTTTATGAATAATTTTAATTGACATATTAAATATAAATACAAAAAAAAATCATATTAAACTACTAGTTTACAACATAAATAAACATGAGAGAATCAACAGTAGCATTTTGGAAGTCCATATTATATGGTGGATTTACCTGCCACGAGTCAGACCTTTTTGACATAATGGGAAAACTGAAAGAATTGGGGTATGAAATTAAGCCAATCGAGTTTGGATCTGAAAGCGATTTTAGTACACTCTGTGACACACTTAGGCCGTTTGGTTTTAAAAGGAATCAGGATGGTCAAATGGTATACTATATAGATGATAAAGCTTATGTAATTTTTTCAGATGACTTGTGTGTGTCTGTTTCTACTAAACAGAATGGTGTTACTCTGTTTACAAATTATAAACTTGAGCAAAGCAGCAAAGAGAATCTATTTAACGTAATAAGAAAAAATAGCTTATTGAGATTGTAAATCAATACCAATAAAACCACAACCAATCTTAATGAATCAAAAGGAAAGAATGATCGAACTAGAGCAAGAAATGTACAATTTACAAAATCAACTTGATGATATTAAAGGGATTATTAAAGCAAATGAAGCTATTCTAGATAATTTATCCTTTGATGATTTATCTATTGATGAAATGGAATTGCAAAATACATGGGATAGCTGTGAATTCGAGATAGAAACTCTAAAAGATGGCTTAGAACTATTCCTAGCAAACGTAAAGAATACAATTTTCGGAAACTAAAAATCAAACAAAGGTTTGTGTAAAACAATTAAATATTTAAGTAATAAAGAGGTTACATTTTCTAGATTAGAAGGCACGTTCAAGAATTTGGGTACTAGAGGAGATACGACTACATTAGCTAAATTGATTAAATTTCTTCCTACACAAGCATTCATAGAATTTTTAGTAAACGCCTTCCTGTCCAAGCCTCAGGCTATAGAATTAGCCTTTGATTCTTCTGTACACGTGTTGTCGATTTGGCAGGCCGAGTTGCCCAACGACAAATTACTAGCAAATTCTTTGGTATTGAGCGACAAATATCAATATGGACTTATAGACAAATATAAACTCCTTAAGTCTACTCAAGTAGCACTTGATTGCGCGAACGGACTTTATAAAAGTGGTGGCTGTGGTGATAAATCATACCATGCAGCATATTCCGTTTGTCATATACATTCATCCCCTTTGAAATCTTGCGTTTCCGCTAGTAAGGCAGACCCTAGCTATAAGCACAGTTTTTTAATCCCTTGGCTTATTAATAATTTAGATAAGAAGGACGAAAATAAGCGAGTATTGGTCAGAAAAGCCTTGTCTAGACATTTATGATGTGGACGTTTTTTTGAAAACAAAATAAAGTTTTCTTCGCTTTTAAAATTAATTAGTATCTTTGATTATTGTTAAACATAAAAGGTAGAAATCATGAAAACATGGACATCAAAGTACGGAAGTTAAATTGCATTAATGAGCAGAGAAGAATCAGGTGTAATATCGCCTTCTCTTATTTGCCAATTGACTCCTATCATAAATATGGGCTATTCGGTAAATGATGCTAAAGAAATATTTATGACTCAAAAGGCTCATAATTTAACAATTGCAGAAGCTGTGAAATATCATAGTGATAATTTAGAATGGTTAAAATCCTTTTAATGGGGCATTCATACAAATTTATGATGAATAGAAGTAAAAGTGGTTTTGAAATTTTGGGCGATAAAATAAGGCACAGGAGAAAGCTTTTAGTAAATGCTTTTAAAATTGGGTATTCCCATCAACTAGCCTTCGATCATGAAATCTACTTTAGTAGCTTTGAAGGGCTTTATCTTATTATTGGCGACAAGCACTTCCTTTTCGGTGATGTAATACACACGCTGCTAAAAGACCGTTCTAAGAAGTGGGATAGTGAAGAATTGATTGACGAACTGCCCAAATACGTAGTGTATGGATCTTAACAAATTATTATTTTATACTTTCACTTTTTGTTTATAGTATATTTTGTAATATAACATAAAAAATAGATAACAAAAATGGCACAGCAAATAATTAAACAGCCCAATGGAAGATATTGCATATTTAGTAGTATTGCAGATAACATAACCCACTACAATTTGAACAAAGAACATATTGTAGAAATATTGGTTAAAGAAGAAAGGTGTCGAATTGAAAAATATGTTGGTGATGTTATAGATAAAATTGAAAAAAAGGGGGGCAATCCACATTCACATTTTTCGTTGAGCTATGAAGAAATGCTAAAGTTAATACTTGAGGTGCATAGTGTAGAAGAAATGGAAAGTGTTAAAAGCGCAATAGGAGGTGGGTGATCTACCGTTTAGATATATTTATGCCTATTTTTAAGCATTATAAGAAATGAACTATCATCATGAACAAAATAGAGAAAGAATACCAACAAACATTAACCGAATTATACTTATGCGAAAACGCTATAAGAAATATAAAGGAGGCATCATTAAAACTTCGTGATGCAAAGCTAAAAGAGGAGCAACTGTACTCCACTTTTGAAAGGCTTAACGAGTACAAAAAATCTCCGCTATCTGATAACTCTATAGATGGGGTACAGTCCCCGTCAACGCTTTTAAACGCCTTTTATTTATCTAAAGGATCTGAAAATGATTTTAAAGAGATACTAGAAGCAAAAATTTTGGATGATATTGAGGAAAGGGTTAAGTTACACCGAGTTGAATTAGTCGAATGTCAATGCGATATTGAAGAGTACACACAAAACATACTAAGCAATCAAAAAAGGCTAGGATACCATTCAAAAAATTTGCACCAATGTAAATAACTAATAGCTTGGAAAACCTATTCAGATTATGCTTAATTGAGTCCTTAATTCATTTTTCAATTTCTTTCATTAAATTTTAGAAACTTAAGAATTTTTGTCTTATATTTGTATTAACAACAACACTAACAACAACTAAAAACATAACGCATTATGGAAAATTTAAACAGTAAACTAGCTAAGTTAAAAAATCTAAAGAAAAATATTGAGCAGCGTGTATCGGAACTAAGCAATATCAACTTCTTATCCGCAAAAGAATATAATACCCTTTCAATTTTAGCCAAAAGGTTGGCAAACGTAAAGAATACAATGGCAGAAACAAGGACTAATATTTACAAATTGGAGAGACAGTTAAAAACTTTTTAATGGGTGCATAAAATCTTTTAATTTTAAACACAATAAAAAAGCATACGCATGAGAAAGTGGAATACATACCAAGATTCAAAGAAGAACAGTAAGATAAGCCCTGCCGAAAAAATGGACGGTGTTATTTATAACATTGAATCTGATACAGACTACGATGTTCTAAATATTACAAATCATAGCATAGAGATCATTAATAGGTTTGGTGATGACAACGAAATAAAAACAGTCAATATTTCCCATAAGACGACAGGCGAAATTATTCAGCTTATCAAAAACTTGTAGTCAAAAATGAATCAACAAGAAATGCTCAAGGAGTTAACTAATGCCATAATTAACTCCAAGAAAAGATTGACAGAAGAATACAAAATAGATAGAGGTGTTTCAACCGAAAAGCAAACCGAAAAGCTTTTGGAATTAGAGGCTAGACTTTTTGCAGAGGAAACTATTCCCATTTTTTACCAATGGTTAGACAATCTTAAACAAGAGGTTATTTCGCAAGTATCTCAGTCATAAAATTAAAAGACTGAAACCAAAATTCAGCTTTAAAATACTTTCTTTCAATATCACATAAACAGTGCTGTATAAAAAATGTATTTATACGTACAAGTTTTTAAATAAATAGCCAAAATACATAAACATGACAGAGTTACAGCAAAAGATTTATAATATTAAATCACAGATAGATGAATGCCTAGAAGAATTAAAGTCTAAATGTTCACGTCAGCTACAATTTGATTACGAATTTACTTTTCATCATAATTCAGGAATTGTCTTACAGACTCCCAATTACACTTTTCTATTAAATGGCCTTTTGGGCGTATTAGAATCAAACATGGATCGGGTGTGCTTTAATGAATTTGAACTATATAATTTGTTTGAATAATACCATAACAACTAATTAAAATTTTTGATACACACAATGCAGCAGCTATGGGAAAGTGGGACAAATTGAATAAGGAATTGAAAGAAAGCCTTGCAGCAATGACTAAACCTGATTGGACAAAATGGGATGAAAGCAGAAGCAAAAATCGCTTATTAAGGCAGGAAAAAGTTAAGAAAGAGGCAGAAATATTAAACAAAAAATCAATGGAATTTAAAGATAGGACAGGAAGGACTATTGAAGAAGGTGATGTATTAGAATCATATATTCATAGTACATTAACCATAACAACCTTTAAGGGTGGCACTTTCCAAAAAACGTGTTGTTTTGGTGTTGAGGTATCGCCACATTGTTACAGGGAAGATGATTGGAAAATTCTAACCGAAGAAGAAATCGAGTGCTTGGAGAATAGATTTAGTGTTAAATTTAGGTGAGTGTATAAATATTTGTATTCAAAAGGTGGTTGCAATAGTACATAATGTATTAACATTTTACTTTTATTTAAAAATAAATATAACAAAAAACCCAAGAAATGAGCATAGTACGAAGAACGCGTGGCAAGAATGGTATCAATGAATCTAAATTGTATGACGAAATGAGTCATTCCGAAATACAAAAAAAGGCTAGTAATATTAGAAATTTCATGGCAGGGTATGTTGGAGGCAAGAAAATAGCCGATAAGTTATCCGATGATGATGTAGTAAAAATAGCAGATTTAAAAGATGAGTTGGCTAAAATTAAAAATTTATACACCAATCCTGTCAATGCAGAAATTGATTACATCCTTAAAAAATATCGCATTAAGAATCCTTGGAAATAAAATTAACACCTCTTTGAATTATGTCAAAATAGAGTTGTAAAAATAGCATTAGAATTTCCGAAAAATTAATCATTTTCAAAAGCGATATGGTGAAATACATATCGCTTCGCTATTAAAGATGGGCTACTACCCCTCAAAAATTCCCACAATCAAATCCCCATCGCTATCCCCACTCAAGACTCTGTGATACGTTCCCTCACCTACCATAAATAAATCACCCTTCCCTAGTACAAATGGCAATTCGTTATCATATTGAAACAACCAACCATCCGAGTGTAGCACACTTATATACCTGTCACTTTCATCTGTATGCCAAACCAATGATGAAATTTCTGTTAATTTTGAAAACTTTCTAACCTTAACACCACCAATCAAAATTTCTTGATATAGACCATCAATCAATTCAGAGCTTTCAAATAAATCCTGTAGACTTACCATTTTGATTTCCCTCCCACCAATTTTAATAAGTCTCCAAAATATTGAGGTGCGTAGCAAGCCCACCACCCTGCTTTATATTTATCCGTCTTTAGATCGCAGCGATGTCTAGCCCAAAAAGATTCACTCGCGTCTTTGTCCTCGTTTTTAACACGCAATTTCGGATCTCCCCACTTAACAACCACCGCCTTTATATTTCCGCCCTTATCCTTCTTCCCCTCTTTATTAGCCCTATATACTCCGAATTCTTTGCGCTCATTCTTTAGTAAGAATGGTGTATCTAAAATAACCTTCTCCCCTTTATAAAAACCGACTTTTCCTGTGTCAAGTTTTTCCAAGATAAACATATCCTCCGAATTAATGGGCGTATACAATCCTTCCTCATGCAGCCTTCTGACAACATACACATACTCATTGAATGAAGAACTGCCCAACCTAAGTGGGCTATTACTTATAGCAATTTCATTCTTTAAGTGGTGTTCAATTAGATTGGGGAACACGCTTTCTCTGAAAGCTTTGTTCTTTATTATTTTACTAAATTTCATGGTTTTTGATTATATATGCTATGTACTTTTGGTTTACTCGTTTATTTGTTGTATATTGGGTTTGTGGAAAATGAAGAGTGGATAAGTCATTGTAAATAAATTAAAAAAAGTAAAAATTTCATGGAAAACAAAGAACTGAATTTATTAGTAAGCACGGGATGTGTTGATAACATTAAAAAGGCACATGATGAATGTGTGAAGGGTGGGTTAAATTTTTGGGCTTTGGAGTCTGTTATGGATTGGTTTGAACTGTTTGAAATGTGTGAGTATGAAAGTGGATCGGGTCTGATAAATTTTCAAAATTCAGTAAATCATTTTATGAGAATTAAAGTACTTTGGAATAGTAATTACGCTATTAAAAAAATGCCCCAAGCTTTATTTAATTTAAGAAATTTAAGGTCACTATTTATAATCAACACTGATATAGATAAAATTCCAAAGGATATATCAAAACTACTCAATCTTGAGGTGCTCGATTTGTATAACAATCAGATAACGGAAATCCCAAAGGAAATTGGTCTATTACAAAAACTAACAGACTTGGTGTTAACGAGTAATAATCTAACCTTTATTCCTGATGAATTGGGGATTCTACGCAATTTAGAACACATTGATATTAGTTTTAATAGTATAAGTTATCTCCCGAACGGTTTGTGTAATATGAATTGTCTTGCGGTGTTGGATTTACAATATACTGATATTTCTAATCGCTGTTATTCAATTAAAATTCTAAAAGAAAGGGGAGTTAACATATTAATCTAAAAAAAGATAAATAATAATCAAAATGTAAAATTGGGAATTATTGTAAACGATGGTTTTTATCATAAAACATGGATGGGTGTATTGGGCACGCTTTTTCAAGTATTTAAAGGTAAGAAGGGGGTCGATTTCATGCTTTTTGAAGACAGAAAAAAAAATGCAGTATGCCATAAAATCCATGCTGTTTTCTCGTTACTTACTATTTCAACAAAAAAGAACTCTGTTAATGGAAAGGGATACAGACTTTGACTGTTATAGGGAATTTAAAGTAGGGAGGATTTGGAAAGTGTGGACATTCAAATACTACTTGGCGATGAGGTGCAGAGCTTTGAAAATGCACACCCTTATGGATACGATGGGAAATTTTTCGTATTGGACACTAATTTGGATTATCCGAATAATAGCCCAATTTATAACTTTTAGATTATTTACTCAAGCATTATGGAAGAAACATTAGAAAAACTAAACGACTTAGTAAAGTCGGGAACAGACGAAAATATAGATTTGGCCTTTATGCTCTGTGAGAGTCGAGGGATAAATTTTGAAGATCTTGAGCGTGTACAGCATTACGCTCTTATCATTAAGTGGTTGAGCAATTATCTAGATGGTTATGATGATATTAAAGAGGGATTGGTGAAGGCTATCAATATAGACTATCTTGCTTTGCACGGTGAAAAAATAAAATCACTTCCCGAAGAAATTGGTAAATTGATAAAATTAAAAGAAATCAATTTAAGTAACAATCGACTAAGCCTTTTGCCTGATTCAATTGGTAATTTGGTAAATTTAGAAGCGATTTGGTTAAGAGAAAACAAATTAAAACTTTTGCCCGATTCAATTGGAAAATTGATTAATTTAAAAATTCTTAAACTAGACAGCAACCGATTAGAACACCTTCCCGATTCAATTGGAAACTTAGTAAATCTAGGGTGGATTTACTTAAACAACAACCAAATAAAAGTTCTGCCCAAATCAATTGGAAAATTGAAAAACTTAACTTGGATTGGTGTTGAAGAGAATCCTCTAGACCTAACAGACCCAACAACAGCAGAGGTACTAGATGAATTAAAAAATATGGGCGTTAATGTCGATAGACAAATAAACACCCGAATTCTATAAATCATGAACGAAACTTTAGAACGCCTTAACAATCTAGTAAACTCAGGAAAGGCCGAAAATGTGGAGTTGGCCTCCGCGCTTTGTAAGAGTCAGGGAATAGCATTCAACAAACTAAAGAGTTATCAGGAGTGGAAGGAATTGATAAGGTGGTTGGGAGATTACCGTGAAGAGTTTAGTGGAATAAGAGTGAAAACAGGAATAAGAAAATGTTTTGAAAAGACAATACTTAGAATTAATTTTAAAGATATTTCATATATTCCCCCCTCATTATTCAAGCTAAAAAATTTAACAGATTTGGATTTGTCGTACAACAGCATTGAGACGATTCCCAAAGAATTGGGTGAATTGAGAAACCTTGTTAGATTGAGATTGAATCATAACAGAATAAAAGAACTGCCCAATTCAATATGCAATTTAAGCAAACTTGGTATTTTAAATTTGAGCAATAACAATATATCAATTCTGCCTCCTGACCTAGATAAGCTAAAATATTTGGGTTATTTTTATGCAGAGGGGAATAATATTCCCCAATCAGACAGCACACTTAAAAACCTAAATAAAATTGTAAAAAATTATCCTACCAATCAACATGAACAACATAGAGCAATTTATCATAAATAATAATTTGAGTCCTATCATTGAAGAAATTCATGCACATATTAAGTCAGTCGTGGGCGAATATGATTTGGATTTTGAAATTTACGAAGACAAGCTTTTTATATCAATACTGCTAAGTCTTCCAACTAATGATACATTTGATATTGGTAGAAAAATTTTTAGGGGGTGGTCTTTGACCAAAAATAGTCAATTTGTTGAGTATGTGAATGTCGTGACAAAATCAAAATTGGGAAGAGTTAAGAACACAAAAGGATCAAGTTTTAGCCTTAATAATAAATCATGGACTTAGAAGTAGAAGTTTATCACCAAGATCAAACCAACAGAAAGGTGTGTTACACATTGACTAAATCGGTTAATAGTATGGCTTTAATACTATTAACCGATTCAGATAAAAAGGGCTACATAACCCTAGCATCCCCAAAAGAAATAGCTGATTTTTTAAATCCTATACATTGGAAGGATAAGTATGCGCTCAATGAAATTTTAGAAGATTTTAATTTATGTAATATAAGGAAAATAGAATTTTGTATATATTGATAAATACTAGGGGACTTATTTAATCCACTTTAAGGGCTTAAAATTTTCTGTTATTATAATAAACTTAAACCCGCTTTTTTTTGAAAATACTTTGGCAGAGTTCCATTTCATTTTGTTTATAGGAAAATCTCTGCTCCCCTTTGTTGTTTGTGAATATGGCTTTACTTCAACTAACCAAGTTTCGCCACTCTTCCAATATATAACAAAATCTATATAATAGTTCCCCTGCTTAAAAACCTTTTGCTCCACAACGCCTTTCTTGCTTGCCTTTAGGGGTTTGGCGTATCCAATAGCAAAAGGTTCAGCATCCCACCCCTTTATTTCAGGGGAAGATTCGCACCATGTCATAAACCTTCGCTCTAGTGATGATCGGTGTATAGGGGGCTGCAATCCAACGTATTTGTTTTTATCAGACAGTGGATACCAACCTTCATCAAATCTAGACTTTGGACTTGGTTTATTTTGGCGCATCCTTGAACCATCACTCCTTGTTATCTCTCCTATTACGATTTTATTTCCATATTGGTCTATCATAATGTATGTATAATAGAATAAGTCGTTTTAGTAGTACATAAATCTATCAAAAGTTGGGTTATTAAAAATAATAGTCTATCTTTGGTGATATTATTAACCAATTAAGTACTAATGATACAAGCAAAAACGAGTATTACTTTATTATTTTTGTTACTCCCAACATTTATATCAAGTGTGACAGTTGCACAAAACTTAAGCATAGAACAGAAAATAACTAAATTGGATAAATCTGCTCCACATGTATGGGTAATAAATAAAAAACTTGCTGCTTATGAGCATGTTGTTGAGGTTAAGGGGTATCACATTTTGTCAAACGTCAATGTTGATTATGAAAAGTATAATAATAGAATTAGAGTAATAAGCAACGATTTGGATACAACATTCTTGTCAATGGATAACGAATCCTTGAGTGGCGGTCTTGTAAAATACAATAACGACACAGCAGCCAAATTTTCTATGATAGCAGCAGAATTGGGTGGATCAATACTAAGAGATTACAAAAAGAGCTATAACGAGGCATTGATAATATCCGCATCCATGGACAACAGGCTAAGAGTTGACTCGATGTACCCAACCACATTCTGCAAAAATTATATGAAGGAATTGTACGAAGAGGGGACATACCAATCCCTTTTCACATCTAAACAATATTGTGCATCCATACACAAGTCATATAAATCATTTTCTTATGGCATGAATGCTAGAACTAAAAAAAGACTAAAGCAAATTGTTGGACTTTGCGCTGTTTGGAATAGCATATACAACTCTGTTGAAAAGTTGGAAAAAATGGGAATGAAAGAGGCGCGAAGAATATTAGGGTATTGTCATGGAGGTGTGGTCAATTTTTTCATGGGGCAGAGGCTAGATTTTTCTATGCTCGATACCGACAGAATGAAAACGGTAGCAACATCTACATATTATACAAATTAGGTACATAATACAATTATTTTAATAAACAATATAACAATGAAACGTTACACAGGTTCAAGAAAAATGAATGAGAGTCTAGTTTTTCAAGACAGGCGTGAAGAAGCCAAATATGGAAATTTAGTCAGTCGCACAAGTATGGATCAAATGACTTTGGACGCACTTATGCGTTTGGAACGATCCCCCTTTGTTGGAATGATTTCCATGAACAGCGGTGGCTACAATTTATTAAATTCGAGTGATAATATGAACGCTCGCCTGATGGTTAAAAATAATGTAGTTGAAATTTCATTAGATGTCGGAATTTTTATTCGTATGCCCTTTAGAAAAATTGAAAAGATTTTTGGTGATGAACATTCTATCAAATTCTTGACTGAGGACGTGGGTGTTGAAATTTTATTATAAAACAAATTAAAAAAAATGGCAATGATAAGTCACAAGTTTAATGAGCGCATGGCAGAATGGAAGGTAATACTAGATTGGTTTGGAGTATCTTCAATTGATAAACTGTCCAAATCACGAAAGTTTATCAATTTTGTCAAAGACGTAAACAAAGATAATAAAGGATCAGTCACAGGCTTTTCTTTCGACAGAAAACATATAATTCTACATTTAGACAAGGGGAATAGCGGTATGAACATTTCCTTTTATTATGAAGATAATGATCTTTGGTTAAACAAAACATCGTTAATATATTATTTATAAACAAAAATAAGATAGAGAACTATTTTGATGTCACCAAATCAACATTAGAAAATGCAAATCAATTGGTCTTTTATTGCAAAGTTTATCGTGTTGAATTTTATACTGAATTTTAATTAGGTATATTTACCTACCAAACCTCAACAACACCCCCTCCAAAAAAAAGAGGGGTGTTGTTTTTACACAAAAAAAATCCATCCATGTATGTAAAAAAGATAGCTAAAAAGATAAAGCGTTATACAGAAGAAAATAATTTGGTGATTGGCTCTCCCCAACAATTAATAGCTGTCATTGAGCAATTATCGGAAATGGATACAGAAGCTTTGGAATTGGTAATTGAGTTAAATTTGGGATTCGATAAATTTCTATCAAGTTCCAATAACGATTTTGTAATACACACACTCAAAGGAGATAAAGTTGATTTGGATTTTTGCTTTACTACCCATTACAAAAAAAATCCACTAGAATCCCCTTTAGATTTGGAGCAAAGTATAGCGGCAAAATACAATACACCCTTTAGCGGTTTTCTAGTTTTTGATTTTTTGGTATTGCGTGGACACCTTTGCGACTATACTTCACAAAGGTACGCTGTAGTTGCTTTTGAGAGGGGCAAAATAAAATTAGAAACGCTGTGTGACTATATACCTAACAATGAGATAGAAGCGTTCTGTAATGACTTCTATTTAAAGAATGATGAATACGTGAATAATTCCCATCCTGATAAAACAGAGTCCACTAAAACATACCTCAATGATAAAAGCATGTGGGGGTATTACACCCAACGATAATTCATAAAACACGAAATGGGAGAATTGATGACATACGCGCATAGTTGCGAAATTGAAAATTGTATTAGATACGCTTCATTCTATTTTTGTGGTAATGTACTATATTTTAGACTTGGTGTTAATTAACACACTTAACGGATTCCATTTCCAAGCGACACGACCCTCGAAAAAAGAACACATAGCCCTCCAAGTTCTTGAGCCACTTGGAGCGTGCCTTTCTAGATTGAACGAAGAGGGTTTGTTGGGGTGGATACATAACGACCCCTCTTTGCTTTGGTCGCTTATATGCGATTATTCAAAACCAAGCGATTGGGAATCTATGGACGTTGCAAAGCACAATTAAATTGCTTATTAATAATTAAAAAAAATAAATATGTTCGATTTAAAAGAATAGTCTAACGGATGCTTCTGAATTTAATAAAGTAGTTTTAAGTTTCACACGATTGGCAGAAGAATACAAGATAAATAGAGGCGTTTCAACCGAAAAGCAAAGTGAAAAAAATTTGGAAATGGGAGACATTCTTTTTGCAGAGGAAACAATCATCCATCCTTATAATAAAATGCGTCCCCCTTGCCACCTTAGATATTTTTAAATAAGCGGATAATTGCATTAAATGTGTCCCCGATGAATTTGTAGCCAAGGTAGAGCATGAATGAAAAATTTAGATTACGATAAAGAATGATTAGAATTAAAAATTAATAACTTGAGGATATGCTCGATTTAAAGAATAGAATAGAAAAATTCGATGTAGACAATGGAACTAGTGTAGAGGATATTGCTGAATTTAAGAAAACCGTCTTAAAATATACAAGATTTATATAAGAGCAAAACATCAGCCTTTTCAGTAGGGCGGAATATCATGAAAACAGATTTGAAGAAGAGAGTGATATTGAAGATAAATTCGATGGAATTATAGTCAAACTGAAATCTGATATAGAAAATTTAGAGGACGATATAGAAGAAGTCAAACGCTTGCTGAACGATCTCTTTTGGAAGCGCGGATCAAACAGCGTAATTGAATTGCTCAATAAGGCATTGGAAGAGTGAATGTACATACTCTAAATCTAAAAAAAACATAAAAATGGAAGGGAACATAGAAAAAATAAAGGAATATCTTTCCTTTGATAGTTTAAAAATAACTGAATATAATAAATTGATCGAAAATGATCGTGGAAAAATCATAGCAACATCCAACTATCAAAACTCAGTGGTAATAAATAAACCTCCAAAAACTTCTTACTTATTGGAAGGCTATGTTGAAGATATGGAGGTTAAGTTCTATTTTCAAATAAACACTACACTAGAAGAATTTGTTGACGAGCTATTTATTGAAACAGACGTTTACGGATCATCTAATAATTTAGAGCAGTTCGCCAATAAAACTGAATATTTAGTATTCATACCCAATGATATTTCTGTCAGCGAAAAATTTTATTACACTTCTCCTAATTGGGATTATAGCGTTTTGATATGTAATGATAAACAACTCAAAGAAATAATTCAAACAGAACTGACGAATGATGACTTTTCTATGCTTAGGGATTTGGTTAAAATGTATGGATTGGATGAATATGAAAACGGCTTCTTGGATAGGGAAAAATTGAATGCTATTAAAAATGAGGAGGCCGATAATGAATTTAATAAAATTTGGGATACGGATAGTACCCTTTTCATGAAGACATACTACAACGAGGACTATGAAATTTTGTTAGAAAAGTATGGAGAAAAGATGAATCTTTCTAAAATTAAGGATTTATATAGAGCTAAATTTTTGAAGGATCATGCACTTTATTATTTTTTTGAAAATATAGCAGATTCCAATCTGTTTTTTAATGGGGAGTTTTATTCTAAAGTTATCAATTGGAAAAATTGGGTAGACGAGAATTTACAAAGTGCCTGTGAGCATGTTTTTGGATCTATTCCAAAACGCACGGATGGTAATAGGCGATATTTAGTAGAGGTCGATTTGGTTTAGGTTACAATATATTTTTATGTAAAAGACAAGCAAATTTATTTTTGTTTGTCTTTTTTTTTGGTTTAATAACAAATTATTTGTATTATTATGAAGATTTAAGCACATAAAAATTTAAAACTAAAACTAGAATGGACTATTTAATTGAAATAACCGAACACGCCTATAGGCGCGGTAAGGAAAGGTTGGGGTGGAATAAAAAAGTTCTTAGAAAGATGGTAAAGAAAGTTTTCGACCTTGGCCTATGTAGACACCAAACGAAGGGAACACTTAGTAGGTATTTGGATGAACTTTATAACGCGGAAGAATCTAAGCCTAGTATTAAAATATATGGTGAGTTTGTATATATTTTTGTAGCGAACAATACTACAGATTGGAAATTGTTGACAATGTGGAAGCTACCAAATGAATATATCCCAATGCTTAATAATTTTCATAAGTCAAATAAAGTTTATAGACCTAGAAACCGTTCAGAAGAATAAACATTTTTATTTAACAAAATTTCAATAATAGCGCATGGATTATATTTTTGATATACTACTCAAAGAGGATGTATATAACGGAGTAAAACTAAAGGTTAGAGAGGGAGAATTTATTTTTAAATCGGATAGACCTATCAAGGATTGGCATGATGCGTGTATAGCCTACTTTAAGAAATATAGACCAACCAACATTTTTGCCACCTACTCTAGCAACGTTGAGCTATTTGCCAAACAAAGGGGTTACTCATTCATGAACCTTAATTATACCACACCATTAACATTAACTAGAGGGTTTGACGAGTGTGGGCATAGAATTTTGGTTCACCCTGTATTGATTTACGACTACGACTCTTGGAGAGATTTTTGCAAACCCTTTCCTTTAAAAGATTGGCTACCTAAATGCGAAAATGGTGAGGACGGAAAAGTTTTGAAATATGGACATTGGGAAGTTGTGGAAAGAAATTCAAGCACCCCTTTCAATGAAATGAAGAGTCATATTTTCAAACATAAAAATATTTACCATTGGTGTGTGATTAAAAATCCAAAAAACGGCAAGTTTAAGTGTGTGGGATTCAATCAACATCCCTCTCTTGGTTGGTCGTTTCCTGTTAAGAATTATAATATATAATAAATCAATATAAGATATGTCTGAAATAAGTCCAATGGAATTTGTTGATGCTTACCTATTAAAGTGTAGAACCTTACAATGGGAAGAAATTCCTGACATTGACAAAGCAAAAATGTTTAATTACATAATGTCTATTTGCATAAGCAAACCCAATGCCTTAAGTCTAGTATCCGATATAATAATGAAGTCTCAGAGTGTTCCCATAGGTCTTTCTTGGGATGGTAACAGAGCGTACTTACTAGATAAGTATAGAGACAGGTTTGTGACTAATAAGAAGAATAGGTATCACATTAATTGGTTATCCTTCCAACCTAAAATAAAGGAGCGTGTTATTAATCATGAAGCACTTAAGTTTGGAATGCGGTGTATAGGAAAAAATGAACTATATAATGACATTTTGAAGTGTAATGTCGATAAAAACTTCTTGAAATGGTGTGAGAAAGAATACAAGTTATACAAGAAATTAATTTAATTAAAAACATATACATGAAATTATTAGAATTACACGCAGGATCAAGGAGTGTTGGTAAAGAGGCGTATAATCAGGGACTAGAGGTATTTAGTGTTGATTGGACTGCATACGAAAATATTGATTTAGTAATTGTCATAGGTGATTTAAAAACAGAAGATGTCCCATTTGTTCCTGATATTATTTGGTCAAGTCCTGACTGTACTACTTATAGCATTGCAGGGTGCAGAACTCATAGAACTAAGTTAAAAGAGGCGAAATCTGAATACGCTAAAAAATGTGATTCCGTTAATATGCACTGTATGCAATTAATAAGGAGTTGGATGATAATGAACCCAAATTTGGTTTTTTTATTGAAAATCCTAGAGGATTGATGAGACACATGCCTTGGATGAAAGATATAAAACGACACACGGTTTGGTATTGTAGGTATGGAGACGACAGAGCAAAGCCCACGGATATTTGGACTAACTCGGATTCGTGGATTCCTAGAAAGCAGTGCAAAAATTTTAAGTACGACAAGGAAGGTAATATAATAAACAGGCATTGTCACCATGAAAGTGCTAGGCGCGGAGCAAAAACGGGAACTCAAGGCAAAAAGAACTCTTATAAAAGAAGCAAGATACCCCAACAACTCTGCGAAGAAATCATTAAATCAACTTTTATTTAAAAAATGTTCCGCAAAATTGCTTATTAGGTCTAATAGAGTTATATTGCGTAACATATTATTTATTTAACAACTTAACAACTTAAACAATGTATATTGCAGCCATTGGATTCCTCTTTAGTTTATGCTATCTAATTATGTTTTGTTTTAATATCAGAGCATTTATTAAACGAAGTGAGTAAAAATTATTTGAATGATGAATCGGAAGGTTTTTATTCGCGCTATAAATCCGCTAAGAGAGCAGCACTTTTAAAGTCTGCTAAAGAATCCTTTAAATATGCTATTGTGCTAATAATCGTTATCGTTTTGCTAAATACTTTAGGTAATCAATTGAAAGCGTATTTGTTCATTAATGGATGAGAGGTACATAAGGTTTAAACAAAATACATAATAAAATAACATAATATGGATTTTACCATTAAAGAAGAAACTAACGCAGGTGCTTTAAACGCAATCAAAGAAATTAGTGATTTGTGTTTTAAAATGGCACAAAATGCTGTTACAATTTTATTAGTTCCCATTCTACTCCTTGCGCTTTTATTATTGCTAACAGTTCAATCAATAGCCTTTTATATTCCCACTTTCATTTATAATAGAAAATTGAAAAAGTACTTAAGTGCTATTAAAGAAGTGGAGGTCAAAACGGAATCAGATTATGATAATTTAAAAGGATTATACATAAGAATTAAAGAGGCAACCCAAAATCAAACTAGTTTAAACGGTTTACCTAAACTATTTAAGGTATTTTTTATGTCTTATGCTACTAAGCTAAGATTGATGGAGGAAATTCGCAAAGAAGTTGCAGAGAAACTTTCACTATCACCAAAAGGAGTTACCCAAAAACAGATCAAAGAATCAATTAAAAATAATGCAGAGATTTCAGATATACTAGAAGATGAGGGTGGGTATGATTATGCCAAGGCTCTCACTTTAGGAAAGGTAAAGTTCATCGAACGATAAAATGAACAGACAATTTAGGCATTAAAATACAAGATGAGTAGCAAACGGGGAAGTCAAGGCAAAACCTCCTTTGACACGAGCAATGTAGTACATACAACGACATTTTTTTTTAAAATAAAAATTAGCATGATTAAGTTTAACGAAAATAATAAAAGATTGCGTTATAAAAGAAGTGGGCATAATATATTTGAAAGCCCTCAATCTAAAGCAATCAAATACTTAAAAGACGAATTTAATATTCATATCAATGTGTTGAAGTACTATGGAGACTTGGATGAAGAGCGTCAAAAAATGATTGTTGCTTTATATTTCAACATATACAAGTTGTACGACATCAAGAAAGAATCTTTTGAAGGTATTTATTTTGAATTTTTTGAAAATGATAACCCCCATAAATTACACAGACATTTCATTTTAACAGATACAAAAACAAGACGCATTGTATTACGCTTTATTGAAGGTCTTCAATCAGGCGCAGAGAGGGAATTGTCAAAGTATTTAGGAAATCCTGCCTACTTTTTTAATATAGAATTTCCCCAAGACATTTCAGTAAAAGATGTTTTGGTTACGGCAAGTAACATAAAAGATGCATTTGTGGGTAATGAAAGGGATTTGTATGCAAACATAAAAGGGGTATTGTCAAGAGGTAATTATGAGAGCAGATTGCTTAAAGATGATAGTTGGGTTAGAAACAATCTCCTTCAAGCTGCTGATTTAATGTTTGGGTATGATAGTATTCAAAAAACGGGAGACGGCAGGTATTTTGTTGGACTTGTAGATTATTAATCTCCTCTAATGAAATTGATTGACTTTCTACAAGACATGAAAGGTGATACAAAATGACCGACTCTAAACTCGGTCATTTTATTATATAAATACTCAAAAAAAATAAACGCACCAAGTATTAGGGCTTCCCAAAACCAAATCAAAGCTAAAGACAAACACTTGATTTTGATACAATATTAAAATATAATGGATTAAGCAACCCATCCTTAGTAAAATCACAACGGTAATTGTACCACATTCCATCCATTTTGCGATACATCCCATTGGTAGTACGTCCCATTATACTCTACAATCATATTAGAGGGGTCTATAACATTCGGAAGGAATGTCCTTGAGCTTAATATAGGGTATATACTAACCGCCCCCGTAGCATTGCTAATGCTGTTGTTAACTTGCTGCCATAATGCAAATAGTTCCTCGTTGGTTATTCGTTGACCGTTCCCCCCACTTTGCCACGATTTCAACGAATTTATATCAGTGCTATTTTGTTCTATCTGCTCTATCGAATCCTGTATTCTTTGATAATTCCCAATGGCTGCACTGAAATTTAATATAGTTTTCTGCATATCTGCCCACTCTTTACGAACCTTTGCAACTTCTCTATTGGTCTTGTTAACCACATCTAATAAGTCAAGGAATTGGTTATACGCAAAATCATCTGTTGTTGTTGCTGATATATTGAACGTACCTGCCGAGAACGCGATATTCATTTTAAAGTTAAATGAATTCCCTGATTGTAAATTGTCGGGTTGGTATTTTGTTATAGTCGGTATCGAGGATACCCCACCTATAGCAGTATCAAAATCCTCCAATAAATGTATCCCCCAAGCGTTTATTCTATCTGTATTATTCCCTGAACTATCTGTGGCCGTGTAGTATAATATAATCGCGTTGAATTCAAAATCTCCTTGCTTGTGGTTATTAACATCATTAAGAACATTTTCAAAATCTATTCCAATATCTGTTAAGTCGTTGCCTACTTCATATTCATTCCCTCCTGTGTCGTATATGGCCTCTACTTGATTGGTTGTCGCAAATGGGTCTAGGCCATTAGAATATGTTCCCCCTCCCCCTTGTGGAATAAGGCCGCTATTGTGGGTAATATGTGGTTTTGGTGTAAACTGTATGTCCGTCATAAGTCCATCCTCTGTTGGGACGTGTAGATGAATAGAGACAAACTCATTTCCGTCATCATCCTTTCTATGATTGATTAGATTGGTCTGTCCAACATACTTAACCACTTGTTCGTAATTGGGGGCGGAAGTATTTTCTTTATATAAAGTATAACTATTACCATCTATAATAGTGCTGCCATCTGCAATAAAATCCATAGCACCCAAAAGGCGGAGTGTTTTAAAAATGGCCTGTTCCGAGTATGTCCCTAGAGAATTATCATTTCTTTCAAAATCGCTATTGGACAACATATTCTCCGTGTAGTTCTGAATGACTTTTGGGAATACAAGATTTGGGTCTGTTACAGCAGGAGTAAAAAAAGTGCCATCAAAGTACATTGATTGGTCTGTGGTATCTTCCCATGTTGGGAGCTTAACCAAGGCGAAGTGTGATGGTACAATATTAACCGTGCTGTTGGAAAACAGGTAAGCAAAGTCATTGGTGGTGGTTGCAAGGGTATGCAGCGTTCCCCCCTTTGTTCTAAGATTTGAAAGTAATGGTGTATTTCTCATGAAATTTAGTTAATGAATACCAATTTAATATTAGAAGGGAGTGTAACAGGCAGCGTGATTGTTATTACATTAGGATTGGTTAGGTTTACAGAAATGTTAATGTCACTTGTAATCAGTCCACCATTTTCATCCATTATGGTTGGGTGCAACACATTAGTCAAATCGGTGAAATGAACAATTGTGAATACCAAGCCCGTTTTTGTTACGGTAGTGCCATCGCTTAGTGTCGATGTTACACCATCAACTAGCGAAATATCCAATGTATAAACATACCGCTTTAATGGTTGTGTGGTGGGCGTTACGTTTATAATATCTTGTTCAATATTGTCCAAACAACCAATAAGCGATACTACAAACCTTTCAATAACATCCATATTAATACTATGTGCATTATTGAGGGTAGCCACGTCTTCTTTCAAAGATAACTTTATTAATTCTATGGAATCTAAATTATAACCCATCGCTCCTTTAAATAAACTGTTATTGATTTTATTTTATGTACCATAGCACCACATCTAATATTTTGCTGAATGGAAGTCCGTAGAAGAAAATTTAAGTATTAATTCTTGGTCATTAGCTGCTCCAATTCTGCTTTTTCTACCGCCCCATTGAAAATAGCCCTTAAGGTTTCTTAGCTCCTGAAACTTTATGCCATCGGTATATGCGAAAACAATATGCGACTCACCAAATCTATTAGAATTGACTGATTTAACCATTTTTCCTCCTTTTAGCATACTAACTATGGGTGTATGATTATCATCTAAACTAAGCCCCCTAACTCCCTTAATTTCTACAGTATGCGACTTAACACGAACATTGATATTCCCCTCTTCTTTCTGACCATTAAAATCAATTAAAAAGTCGAGTTCAGTATCCCCCAACTTTATAACAGTAACATCTTTATACCTTTTATCAATTTTGGTCATGGCTTTGACAAATAGCTGAACAGCCCTTTCTTCTCTATTTAGGTCTTCTTGGTTCTCGAATCTCATATTTGATTGTATTTATTAAAATGAAGGTTATTTTAAGGGCTTTTAAGTAAAACGTGTAAAAAGGCTCTTCGTTATTTTTCTTGGTACATAAAAATAAAACATGAGCAATTTTAATCAAAAAATCGGGGAAATGGATTTCAATATTTACGCCCCCGATGAATATGGTTTTAATAACGGTATCAATATAAAACAAGGATACCACCTTTTTATTCAAGAAATTCAATACCTTTTTGACACAGAGAAGGGGGATGTATTCGGATCTGATTTTGGAAGTGAAGCTCGTAAAATGATATGGAGACAAAATGTTTCAGAACAAACTGTTTCAGAAACATTGACACGAGAAATAAAGCAGTATTGTGATAAATCAAACGATTACAGGTTTAGAATTGATGTTAAATTCATGAAAGGGTCTAGCAGAGACATGGCCGTGGTTGATATTGACATAGAAACAAGTGAAGATTCAGCATTATTTGGAGGGGTTATAGGGTTTCAATATACTTTTTCATAAAAAATCTATATATTTTTGTATCAAAATTGGAGGTTTGTCCGTATCTAATATAGACATGTTTTGACAGACAGCATTAAGTAAGACAAAAGTATTCCAATGAGAAAGATAAGTTTACTAATGATTGGTATATATTTAATATATGCCTTTTTAGCCTATTCATCTATACCAAACTCTAAAACGATTGGGGAGGTGCTTGAAATAAAAAAAAGAAAGGGGCTAACCAATAAAAATGGGAAAGGCTTAGTTTCGGGTGATTTAGCACAAGACATGACAAGAGTTTGGGATAATCATAAACCATATAAACGGGACGAATATATTGCATTCCTTAAATATTGGCTAATAGGAAACGATGGTTTGGGTAGGGTCATCCGTAGCTGCAAAGTTCCAATTCCTCCCGAATTAGTGGCCGTAAAAATGTGGTTTGAAACGGGTGGTGGACTAGATGGAGTGGCAAAAAAAGACCCAACAGCATTATTTGGATTTAAGGGTAAAAATGGTATCAAGGGGTATGATAATGTCGATAAAGAAAAAGTCCAATACAAATCTTACGTTAATAGGGCAGCATCAATCCGTGACTTCATAAAGTTAGTAGGTGGGGGTGTTGGCTATTCTTCTAGGATATACAGAGAAAGATTTAAGGCTTGGTCTGAATTGAGCAATAAACAACTAAAAAAATATACTGCTATTGATGAAGAGGGTAATAAGCATCACTTTCCTTTGGTCAATACAAGAGGAAAGCAACCTCAGTGGTATTATTGGTTATTAGCCATGCAGGCACATCCTAGTAAAGATTTAAAAAAGTCTGAAATGGCTTATGCAGCTTGTGGTTGGCCTACAAAAAAAATAGAAAAAAGGGGGGCTACCGAAAAAATGCGCCAAGCACGATTATATCATTCCTTTGTAATGATTAAATTTCTGCTAAGAAAAGATGTGACTGATGTTGTTAATAGTTATTATATCAAGTATGGTGATAAGTGGGATTCAAAAATTGTAAGTTACGGGGGGAGCAAGAGCGTTTATTTTGAATACAACTTCTAAAAGTGATTTGAAAGTAATTAATATGAAAGGTTAATATGCACAATTTTAAAGTGTACAGGTAATACTTAATGAATTTAGGTACAGATGTAAAATTTTATTTAAAAGACATTCTATAAATAATTTTGAAAGGTAAAAAGTATGTATTACATTTACACCATAGCTATTAATAATTAACTAAAATAAAGACGATGAAAGTTCATCCAACAATAGGAGATTTACAAAGGGATGTAAGTGATTTATCACTTCAAGCAACTTTTTTGACAAAGGAAACAACAACTAAAGAATTCACATACAAATGTGCTGATTTGTCAAGAAAAATTACTGATGAAAAGTTAAGAGGGTTTTTCAGCCACTCAGAAGAGCAAAGGCAACGACTATCCCTACTTAAGCAGATAGTAGACAACATTGAAACGATGGCACTTGCTTATTTTACAGAACAATAACCCATTATAAATTTTAAGATATACATTGGACATAACGATATACTCTAGTGTAGAAAATTTATATAATCGCCTTAAAACATGGACTATGCTTAAGAGTGTTAGAGATTTGCGTAATGACAGTGGAATATGGAAGTACAGAATGGAGGGTCAGATGCCTAATGTTAAAATGTTGTATCAGTTATATAACAAGGGTCTATTGGATTTTGAGGTATTTTTACCATCTTTAGGTCTTAATTTGCAGCGTGCTTATGTTTGGAACAAGCAGCAAAGGTCTAGACTAATTGAAAGTGTGCTAACTAGTTTTTTCATCCCTTATATATCTGTTGTCAGAATAAAAAACAGTCAAGGAGATGGAGATATTCGTCAGGTGATTGATGGGAAGCAACGTCTGTTAACACTTTTAAAATTTTTTGAAGGTGATTTTAGGATTAATATTGGCGGTGATGATTACTTTTTTAATGAACTGCCCAAAGAATATCAAACCGTTATTTCAAATTTCACTCCTAGGTGTTTTGAGGTGCAAGAGGATCACAATTTGAAGATAGTCGAGGAGGATAAAATTGATTGGTTTTTGGCTATAAATGATTTCGGAACTCCACAAAGCAGCGATTATATCAACTTATTGAAGAAGAGTTTAAACAAACGATAATAAAACCGTAATAATTTGAATTGAGTGCGTATTATTGTTGACCTGTTCTGTGTTAAAAGTGCCAAAATCTTGGCTTTTAAGTTAAATAGTATTATATTTGTGCCAAACTATTAAATAAGCTATTAAAAATGAAAAAATTCAAAAGGAGCAATTTTCCAAACTTTAAGCTTGATTTGTACAAAGATGGTATTTGGATAGATACAATGAGTCATCTACAGTCTCTTGAATTCAGATTATGGCTAATATCCAACTATAGCAGTGGGTACTATTTCAAATTAAACCCATCTTGGAAGGATGAAAAAATTAAATTTGATGTTAGTTACACAGATGAAGAGATTGACGATCTGAAACTTTATATTGATGAAGGAGGAGGGGTTTCCACTTGGTTTCCGCGTTACACTTTCGGTGGTTGCAGTTATGACGTATTCAGCGAGGTTAATAGATTCACACGCGGCATATATAATGCTAGACAAAATGATATTGGGAATAGGGGGTAATTTTAATATAACCACCCCCATTTTCATCGGGGTGGTTATATATGCGCCTAAATAAACCATAATGCACCCATTTTATACATTATCCTCACTAAATTGAATTGGATTTATCTTGAGTGATTCGCAATTTTTTCATCTTTTCTTTTATGTTGCTCATGGCGATTACAATATTAGTGCCACTTATTTGTAACATTATCAAATTGGCGAGTCTAGTGAAATTAGTAGGAAGAGATGGTATTGGGTTATCCTGAATATCCAAATCCTTGAGTCTTTTAAGTGTACATACGGAATCAGGCAAGGAGTTAATTTTATTTTGATTCAACCATAAAACTTCCAACTTCTTCAATCCCTCCATGCTATCAGGAAGCCCCTTTAATTGATTATAACCCAATCCAACAACTTTTAATTTTGGCATTAAGCAGAAGGATTGTGGGAGACTTGAGAGCCTGTTTTTGGTAGCATAAAATTCTTCTAGTGAAATTAATCCCTCAAGGGAGTCGGGTAATGTTCTTATGTTATTCTCAGATAGATCAATTTTCGTTAACTTATTTAGTTTGCCTATACTCTTTGGTATTCTAGTAATTCTGTTTCCGCTAATATTTAGCGTCAGTAGATTTTCCAATTTACCGATGGATTGAGACAGCTTCTCTATTTCATTGTTTCTTAAATCCAATTCAACCAAATTAGTCATTTTTCCTATGCTTTTTGGAATATGTGTTAATTCACAATTTGTTATTTTAATAACTTCCAAAGTCTGTAGCAGTACTATATCATCGGGCAGATCCGATATAACCTTTCTATCTATTATCATGCGTTTCATCAAAAAAAGTTCTTCAATGTCTACCCTCAATGTTTTAAGTAAGCCTTTAAAGCTTCGCTTTAGCTCTTTTGCTACGCCTATTTTTTGGCCTTCATCCAATTTGAATCCTAGGCGTATGTCTTTTGCTTTTCCCGATTTTAATAAATTCATGATAGCAGATTTTGCTCCACTCTCTTCACTAATTTTTCTTAAATAGTTTCTCATTATTAAAGTTATTATTCTAAAGTTGCTTAAATATTCCGTTTCGCTCCACAAATACAGTAACAGCATCATTAACTCTTCTCAGAGTTCCATTGCTATAAAGTTCAATTGGTCTCAAAATTGGAACTTGGCCATCGCTCACAACTATACTATTCAGATTGTTTAGACCTATGTTTGGATTTTCACCATCGCGCAATTCTTTTCTGACAGACGTTACTAATCGACTAGCTCCCTCAACAACAGTCTCGTCTACAAAATAAAAACCATTATATTTGGCTTGTTCATTATCCTCTGAAAAAATGTTCACTTTAACCGATTCTATTTCATCCATATTGAATATTGAATTAACAAATTCAGAATTGACTATCCTGTTATCAAAATTCATGTCAATACTTTTGAAGGTTGCTGACAACATTATTTCAGATATGTTATCCAATATACCATTTTTTATTTGAGCATCATCATCAAATTCTCCTCTTATGTACACCAACATAGAGTATCTTTTAAGGATTGGATCATCCAATACGATTTCAGAAGAGGGAAACTGTCTCCTAGAATTGTTAATCATGTCCTTTATAGCATTCTTCTGTATTGTGCTCAACCTAAAGAATGATTCGCTAGTATTTAGATAGTCTCTGCTATTAAGGAAATTGAGCGATGGCAAAGCTAATACATGGGTTATTAGGTCGTTATTTTTTTCCGAGTATACGGAAATGTGTGATAAAATACTAAGTCTACTTAGGTACGCCTTTAAATTTTGAGGAGTCGCAAATGTTAAAGACCTTGAGCTAAACCCGATTAAATTTCGTGTTACCTCACTTCTCTCCCCATTGGATGCCAACATAAACCCACTATTTCTAGTAATTATGAAATCGGTCAATTCGTCTCCATTTGAATTGGTGAATCCTTCCACAATTGTAAATGTGTCACTTGCTGTTAATATCCCCAACTCTCCGTTTGTTACTAAGTATTCTACTTCTACTAAATCACCGTGTTTGAGTTCTGTTCCGTGTGTAGAATCTCCAAACATAAGATCTACCTGAGATTGCCAACCGTTTTTTATAATGTACTCATAATCACCAAAGGCCATGTCTAATAAAGAATCGGCCTTTTTCCAAATTACATTGTTAACCTTTACTTTAATCGAATAATTTTCTATATACTCCTCATCATCCAATCGTATTGTGTAAAGTGTTGTGTCTTCACTAGTCGCATCTATAACAAAACTCTGTGTTTTTATTTTACCTTGTATTAACGGGATTTCAAGTGAATTTGTCGATAGGGAATACTTCTTTTCCGTGTCAATATTAACGATATAAGGCAGGTTGTTAGTTTGGCAAATTAGACTAGAAGAAGGCGAAACATTCAAGTAGCTACCTACAGAAAATGATTCATTCTTCCTTAGTAATACAGTTCCCCTAGCGGATATGGGACGTGTTGCATTATGACCTGATATTGCCGCTAAACCCCTTATTGATGTTGCTTTTGTGGCAGTTTGTTTAGCTAGTTGCTTATGGGATTGAGCTTGGTATAACATGGATAAGCTATTCATATCCTGAATAACATCTAGAATTGTCTTGTAAATTCTCGCTTCTCCTGAATCATTTAAGCCCAATTTAGTAGATAAGAACTCGTCTATTTGAGTTCTCATTCTGCTCATTCTTATTGATAATTGGTCGAATATTTTTAATGCCATATTTACTTTATTCTATGTACATAAACAAAGGGAATCTAAGCTCAAAGCTTTAGATTCCCAAGAAGCTAGGTGGATTTGAACCACCGACCCGTTCCATGCTAGGTTTACCCTTGAATGCCTTTGAGACATTTGGGACTCGAACCCCTCCCTAGACTTATCGTGAAACACTCTACCAACTGAGCTACAGCTTCATTGTTGTATGTAAATAATCAAAGTATTTGATTTTGGTTGCAATAGTCGATAACCTTTTGGCCTTCTTTTTCTAATCTTCCAATCGGTCTAGGAGGTCTTGCAGTTTTCTTTTATTTTGCTTCAAAAATAATAACTTTTCGTCCTCGTAATTAACACGATAATGCGATTTAAGCAGTTTAGCACGAACCGACTTTAAGCGATTAATGTCGTGTTGATACCTTTCCAAGTACGTTTCTTCCAATTCCCATTTTGAAAGATGCTTGTGTCTAAGCACAACGGAGACATTGGATTGAGATGATTCCAAAAGCATTTGATAAACATCCGATTCTTCGTAGTAAATATTAATGATGCCGTCCACTACTAGTTCTACATACCCTCTATTCTCTAAGTATTCTTCTACCTTTTTAATGTCTAATTGGGGGTATGTATTTTCCTTGTTGATACAAATATAGTACATTAATTCTGTTATTCCTAACTATACGAAATTTTAACGTTTCCTTAACATATTAAATCTTTTTGTATTCTTGCTCCGCATCATTAGGCGTATAATAAACATCACCAAAATCTCTTACAGCTTCAATAACAACTTTCATTATCTCTTTGCTGTGGCCGTGACAGCCCAAGTCGAATATTATTTTCTCACCTTCATAAATTTCACTATTATCCGAGCTGCATGTGTGTGTTATGAATAATCTCCTGTGTTCACCGTGGATAGAAAAAACGATGGAAAAAGATTTGAAATCATGGCTGTGAACCATCTTAATTCCGTTGGTAAATGCTTTGAGTTCGGAATCCCCTTTTTTCAAATTATAAAGGTACTCACTTCGCCCTTCAAGTCCTACTTTACGAATCTCTTCATCAAGTTCTTTTCTGATATACTTGTTGATACAAATATAGTACATTAATTCTGTTATTCCTAACTATACGTAATTTTAACGTTTTCTTAACATATTAAAACCTTTTTATAATAGTTCATTTCATATTTTCTTTAACCTAAGTACATAATTTAAAAATATGTTAGATAATAAATTTCAACACAAGCTACCAACCCAAAAAATAATAGTACGCCAAGACAAGGGCAATGATGAAAGGAACTTGGATGAGGTGGGGTATTTATTCCCACTCATACGAATAGGTGATGTCACCTTTGAAAAAGACGAGATTAAGTCATTTAGGTTAAATGTGGGAGAGAGTTTATTACCCACAATCAGTTTGACTATAGATGATAGTGATATGAATTTTAGGGGGAATCAACTAACAGACGAATTTGTAAAGGGAGATTCGATGTTGACTGTTTATATATCAATAACAGCAGACAGTTCCAATGAAAAAATTAAAAACGACTATAAAATAACTAGCATTAGTGGCATTTCAGGAAGCAAAAATATAACATTCAATGCCGTTCTTTATGTTCCAAAAATGGCAGCTAAGAGACAGTGGGGATATAATGGGAATAGCCTCAATGCGATAAAGGAAATAGCTAAATTTAGCGATTTGGGCTTTACTACTAACATAACACAAAACCCTACTGACAATTCTTTATGGTTGACCAATACTAGTCTTATTGACCTTTTAAGAGTGATAGAGAAGCGTTCTAGTATCGAAAATGATTGCATAATTATATATGTTGACGCATTTGCTAACTTAACCGTATTACAGTTATCCGTTGCCATAGAAGACACTACACAATACTTTATTGAAAACGATCCATCAGGAAAAAAAGTGAATCCGATAAAGTTGGTAATATCTAACAAATCGGAAAAGGAGGAGGGTATTGACGATTCCATCCCTTTAAATTCTTGGACATCTAATAGCAATATGGAAAAATATTTAAAAAACTATACATTAGGTGTCTATAGTGATAATAATGGCGAAAAATTTAAAGAAATATCAATACAGGAAACGGAAATAAATACGTCTTTATCTGTTGAGGGGGTTCATAAATTAGACAACGGTAGATATGATAGAGATAGTCTACATTCTGAATATGGATTTATAGAAGAAAAAAACAGGCAAATTCGAGATACACTAACACAAGGAACACGAATAAATTTTAAACTTGATCGCTACAATCCAAACATTTTTATTGGGGGGAATTTCGATTTTTATATTGAGCATTCAATGCGTAATAGTACCACAAACAACCAAAAGGAAGAGATAGGGACAGGTGAGGCAGTAGATAAGTCAACCCCTCAGAGTGGCATAATAAAGCTAAAGCTCAGTGGAAAGTTTCACATACTAGACCTGCAATACGTATATAAAAGAAATTCGCCTATGTATATAACAGGAACAGGTCTTAGACAGTAGGTGAAAGCCTATTCCTTTAGATATTTGCACCAAATTTCCCACAACTCCTCGGGTGTTTTACTGTCAAAATATGCGTCTATACGTTCCTTTAATTCTTTGGTTAATTTCATGGTTAATTTATTTTAAAAATCGGATATACTAAGAAAAGAATTTTAAAGCAATTTTTTCATAATCAATAGCACTATCCACTTCTTCATAAAAATCCAAATAGCTATTTGATTTATCAAGATTATCAATGTACGAAAAAGCAAACATTTCTTCTTCATGAATTACAATATTAATTAATCCTTTTTCGTTTTTTCTATATAACAAAAATTCTTCATCATTACTGTTATAATGCCATTCAAAATCATTAATTCGTGTAGGGTCAATCGTTTCTTGAATAACTAGAAACTGTTTAAAAAACGCCTTTAATGTTGTTTTTTGGTAGCCTGTAAGTTCGGTATGTGTATCTATAATACGTTCGTGTAACTCTTCTACACTATTGAGTGAAAGCATGTTTAATCTTTTTTATACTCATCTTACTTAGTTTTCCACCGTTTAAAAGTGCATAACAACGTGTAGAATTCATTGCTACTTTATTCAATCAATTCTAAACGATTAATTGCATACAACACATCTTATACAATGCGCTGTATGCAATTAATCCTATTTAACTTCTCTTTCAATTATATAAACAAAGCGGCCGTTTTGTACTTCTTCCAATGTATATTCTACATAGGATTCCCAATCTTCATTATTAATTGCTTCCTGCGCTTTCTCTCTTGATTCAAATAGCCCATTCGCTAATGGCATTTCCCACTCGCATTCAATTTCGTAAACCTTCTTCATTACCGTTTTTATTTAATAACTAATAATCAATTTAATACTTCTGTACAATTTTACAAAGATACAACAAGCTTTTGATATTTGCAAGTTTTTAGTGAATTAAAAGGGCAGAAAAAATGAATAGCTATTATGGAATTGAATACATCTTTTTGTTATCCACCTTTTCTAACCTTGTATAACACACTTAAAGGAACTATATCATAATAATAAATGCTCAATTTATATGTTTAAGAGTAAGCAAAGAATTGAATACGAAAGCCATCACTTGTAAGGAATTCAATAGCTCCATTAACGGCAGTCATCCCCTCTATTTCCGATACTGAAAAGGTGGCGTAATTGTTATCCACCTTAACCAAAACCTTTCCACTTTTAACGTCAAATTCCACCTTTCCATACAAGTCTGTTTCAAAACCGCCCCTTTTTGTGTTCTTTATAAATTTAATATTTCCACTATTAGCACCATTTGATAAGGCGTTCATGACCAACGGTGCGTCTTCCTTGTCTATTGAGCCGTTACTAATTAGTGTTTGCACAAACTTTAACACCCGTGATTCGTCTATTCTAGCTTTTCTGCTACCTCTTTTCATTTTTTTTTACTTTGGTTGGTTAGTAATTGTATTATGTACCGTTTAATTTGGTTCTATAGTATTTTTTATATACTTATTCTACGAGGCTATCGGGCTTTGCATACTTAATTTCCAATTCATTCACCTTACGTGTTTCGTTGGGATTTCCTATAAATCCCGTCTCTACCGAAATATTATCAAGATTTAACTCTTCCGTTAATACTGCTGTGGCAATACTAATTGTTTGTGAATTAATGGAAGTGTCTCCCGAAATGTTCCTAAATAAATAAGAAACATCTGATTTATTATATTCGATAATTAAATTGTTCATGCTAGGTTCAGCATTCCCCCTCGTTATGTTTTCAAAATACGCCCCCCCACTTTTTTCTCCGATTGTACACTTATGATAATTCAGCATTGTATGGTTTATCTTTAAGAGGTCTTGGTTCTCAAAGGTGGGCAAAAAGTTTAGTGTGGTTGTATAAAACATAGCATCAAAAAAGTATATACTTATATTAAACTCTCTCATATTCATTGGTAAAACCCAAACATCTCTATTTTTGTCATAAACTATATGTCGATACATGCCAATAAGCGATTGTATTTTATTATCTAATGTCTCAAAAAATTTTATGGTAATACTAGCCCTCTCCTCTCTATCAATTATTCCATATCCCTCTGTATATCCCTCACCAACACCTTCTAATGTGGTCATTTGATGTGAGTACTCCGTTTGAATCTCTTCTAGCAAAAGTTTAAATTTAGATAAAACATTGGCTCTTTTGGTTTCTCCTATTCTGTTTAAGTACGCCTCCGCACTCCCCCTCAAATCACCATTAGCCAATAGACCCACCTCATCGTGGAAATGAAAGAAAACCTTGAAACCTACTACGTGAGGGTCGGGTAATGTATAAAAGCCGTTCAACGCTCCCCCTTTTTCATCCATAAACCTTCTCAATTCTTCTGATGCGGATTTGAATTGGGTGGTGCTAATATTCTGTGTTATATTGTCTAATTGTTGTTGATGGATGTGATTTATAGGCATTTTTGACGTTTAATTTTATGTACAAATAGTAATACAAAAGCAAAAATTATAACAATGCAAACAGTACAGGATTTTTTACAATGTACATCGGAAAGAACCAACATAACTTGGCCTCCACAAGAAATTAATGCCGATATGGATAGCTTTTTTATATCGGATGGCGTAATGACTCACCATTACCAATATAATTCGCACCAAAAAGCACATGTGTATCATGGTAGTATATACAAAATGTCAGTACTATTAAAATTGGAAGGAAATGTACCAACTCCAATAAAGTGGGGGTGTTCTGCTGAAATTTACCGATGTATTGGTAGTAAAAAGGAATCTTCTCTTTACACTATAATAGATATAACATCATTTGACGACACACACAAAACACAAATCGTAAACGACTTCACGACCTCTTCTTGGAAGAGTGTAATGTCCAATTATTCAATAACTGATACAGGAAATTTATAAAAACATTTTAAAATAAATGGTTTTTATTTGGAAAATAGGATTCAAAGAGTTAGATTTGTAAAAAATATTATGATTAGCGAAAAAGATGCACTAGAAGCAGGATTAGAAAAAAGATTTTACCACGAAAACGACACTGAGTATTATATTTCATTGGAATTTTTAGATGGGAAGTATTCTATACAGCATGAGTGTGATAGGTGTGAATTTATTCTTTGTAACGAGGAAGGATTTATATTGTATACTCACTATATTACCGATTTAAATAAATTGAAAAAGACACTAGATCATTTATTTAAGTTGGACTCGCTAATACGTAAAACTATTCAAGACATAGACATTTTTTATAACGAATTCAAATAGAAAGATGAGCCAAGAAGATCAAAACGGGGTTATAAGATACACAGTTAAGAACAAACAAACAGGTGTGATTGATATGAAATATTACAGCATTTTAACCCTAGAAAAAAACAATCTAGCGGATCTATTCCCTGTTGAAATGTATGATATTCTAAATAGATCGGTGTGTACAAATTTAAAAACACACGAAGGGGATATGCTTTGGGAGCATGATATTATTATACACGAAGGCGTGCTATTAAGAATTGGTTTTTTGGGGTGGAAATTTGTTGCTAGGCAGTATCCCTTTGGTGGGGCTTGGTTCGATCTTGGAGAGGATGAAGCATATGACGCGATGATGCTACAGGACTATACTTTACAACCGTATAATTAACAACTAATCTAAAAATAAAACGATGCCTGTATATTACAAAGTTTACAATAGCAGAAGTGAGATGGATGGTAAATTTCATATTACCACCCTAAATGGTATAGAAGATTTTGTTTATGATGACTTCCGAGAAAAATATACTTTCGATGTAAGCCTAAATAAGCATTTATATAAAAGTCCTGTGGTCATTGAACCAATATGGCTATCCGAAGAAGATTTTGAGAATTTGCCCGATTTTGAAGGATTTTAAAATATATTTAGAAATGAAACCTCTCAAAGTTAAAAATTATGGTAGAATACCCCATTTATCCAATAGCAAATTGGGTATTTCGGATAGCCGAATAGATTGGGGACAGGAGAAAATATTGACCGATAAAAAAAGTAACAAACACGAAGAGATATTTGCATTTGAAAAATACGATGGTTCAAACGTTGGTATATGCAAAATAAATAATCAAATAATAGGATTAACCAAAGGGGGTTACATGGCTAAAAGTAGTTCGTTTGTGCAGCATAAAATATTTAGTGATTGGGTTTTAAAAACAGAAGGTAGATGGCATTCCTTATTAAATGAGGGTGAAAGATTGGTGGGGGAATGGCTATTAATCGCACATGGTCTAAAATATCGAATTAATACAGAACCATTGGTGATTTTTGACCACTTCACTACAAATAACAAAAGAAGTTCGTTTAATTTTTTGAGTGATTTATCTCATCGTTATGAATTCAACACGCCAAGGCTTTTGCACAGAGGGGACGCTATTTCGGTGAATAAACTATTGCCTATTCTAAATAAAAGGACAAATGCTATAAGTTCATATAAAAAACCCGAAGGCATTGTTTATAGGTCTGAGGTGAATGGTGAGGTGAAGTTTTTAGGTAAATGGGTCAGAAGTGATTTTGTACAGGGTGAATATATAATTGGTAAAAAAGAGAGTGAGCTATTTTGGAACATGCCTATAGAAAAACTATATAAATGATAGTAAATATAACTCAATCAAAGAACATAGTAGACATCTCGTATATCAATGAAAAGGGAAGCATTTCTATTCTAAGAAAGAAGGGTGTAAATTATTGGAGATACGAAAAGAATCCAAACGGTGATTATAAAACGTGGGATGGATTCCGCGCGACTAAAGTGACACAAGGAGTAAATAAATTTGGAATGTATGAGATTAGACAATTTTTATATACACTTCCGAAGGCTGAACAAGATTTAATTTTTAGATACAATCTACCAAAGGTTTGGGCTTGTGATATTGAGGTTGATATAACTAAAATAACCGATCCTTTCCCTGAACCATTAGAAGCTAAAGCTCCAATTAATTTAATTACTATAACAACGGATACACTAGATACTGTTGTACTTGCATTAGAAGACGACCATAGAAAATTTGAGTTTGAGGAGGGGTATAAAAAAAAGGAAACAGAAAGACTTAGACACAGGATAGAAAAAAGAATTTACGACCATTTGTATGATGACTTTGATGATCCACTTCTTAGAAAGAGTGAAAGTGAAATGAGCGAAGATGAGAAGAGTTCGGTGAAAGCTAAAAAGCTGCGCTTCTCTGCGTTACAAGGTCTAGGAATAAACAAAGAGAATCCACCAAGGGTTAAAATTTATTGGTATGATTCTGAATACGCGCTAATACAAAGATTTTTCAAGGCACAGCGAGAGAGTCTCCATACAACTATTTGGTGGAATAATGAAACGTTTGATAGCTTATACTTACATAGTAGATCGTTGGTGTTAGAGTGGGAGAAAAACCAAACATCAAACAGAGCCTCATTGGCTTTTGGATTAAAACCTAGTGAACAAACTAAACATATAAACAACTTCAAGACACGTGGCAAGATTTATAACATGCCCATCAAAACAATAGGAGGCCATAGAGAAAAATTTGGACACTTAAGACAGGTGGCAACTCCCACATTTGATAGTGTTCATGTAATAAAATCAAGTGCAATTCTATCGGATGCTATGGCAGCAAAATATGGAAAGGATAAGCCTTCTAATTACAAGCCTGCACACCGCTTAGAATTAGATTATATGGTAATTTTTGAAAAATTTGCTAGAAGCAGGGATTCTAAATCGTTGAAGTTGGATGTGGTATCTAAAGAACTTTTGGGTGTTGGTAAGGTATCGTTTAATGGTAAATTTGAGGACTTGATAAAAGGTTCAACTGAAACTTTCTTCTTTTACGGCTGTATTGACACAGTTACACTTATGTTAATACATTTAGTAAAAAAATACCTCAATCAGATTTTAATATCTGCCTACACCTCAAAAGTTCCTGTTTACGATGCCTTTTACATCACTAGAAAATCATCGGCTGTGTTCCATGATCTTTTTTGGTGTGAGAGTGGGTTAGTTACCGCTTCCGACTTTGAAAAGTTCAAAAAGTTAGAGGATTCAATTGATGAAGACTTGTCAGAAGAAGATATTGTCCAAGAGGGTTACTCCAACAAAAAGCCAACCGTAAAAGTTGGATACCATTACACAAGTAATATTATAGGTCAGCCAAGAAGAAGCTATAAACATGTACTAGCCCCGTCCAAAAAGACCAACCCCTTTGAAGGTGCTTATGTAGTGCCTCCTAGATTGATGAAAATTATATATGCTGCTTTTTTGGATATGAGATCATTGTACCCTAGCTCAGGGCGTGGCTTAGGTTGCTCTAAAGAAATATTTTTGTACAATATAATGGAACGGATAGAAGGGGAAGAAAACGCGAAACAAGCATTCGATAAGTTATGGAAAGAAACGTATGATTTGGGTCATAGAATATCATTCAATAATAATGTTTATGATGGGGCAAAGGATGGTGCTCTAAGAACAATTTGGACAAGACAGACAGATGGTAGATACCACGCAAAGGATTTGATGATGAATATTCTAAACTTCTACCTTCCTGTTGTTGAACAGGCTTTGGGTGAACTCGAAAGTGAGTTGTAAATTAGCAAAGATTCTCACACATATCTTCGATTAGGAAAGCCTGCTCCTTAAACCAAGTCAAATCTTTATCATCGAGTCGTTGAGCTTGATTTTTTACAAAATTTTCTATAAACGATTCAATTTCAATCTTCTGATTATTAAATAATTCCCTTACATTTCCTCTAATATGTTTAATATAAGCATTAGCAAATCCGTAAGTCTTAAAAATGAATGATTCCAATTCCTTTATAGTATTTGGAAGATGGGCAAAATTAGACTCATCGTCAAGGTCTATGGTTAATCCTGATGAATTTTCTGTGTATTTTCTCATAATTTTATTTAATAACGCTTAATAATCGAATATATCGTGTCTATGAGCTGTTCGTGATACTCATATAATAAAACCACAATATAATGAATTATTTTGAAAAAGCAGTAACAGAATACATTTCTAGAAAAAAATAGTAGAACTAAACCTTTTTAGCGGTTTCTATGAATTATGTTGCAAACAGCTTAGTCTCAATGACAGCAATCCAAAGTTTTACAAAAGTAATAAAAATAAAATACAATACAGACTTAGAAAGATGCGTGAGAAAAAGTGTATAGATTGGAGAAGATGTGGTTCGGGATATAGAGGAAAAACGGATTTTGGATATACTAGCCAAAACTCTTACACCCTATTTGGGTTTTGGGATGACGTTTAAGATGTGCGATTCGATAATATTATACTTTCGCCATTGAGAAACCCGTGCTTGTTTAATACGAGTAAACCTTAATTTTTGCTCTAAATTTTGTTAATAAAAAAACTAGTGGTATATTTGTTACACAACAAAAACCAAATAAAGATTAATTGAAGAACATAAAAATTAAACAAAATGAAATTCAGAGACATTAAATTGTTTCCTCATTCCAATTATAGCATTGACGTTGAATGGAGTTACCTAGATAAAACGCTTGAAATCTTATCCGAAATTGGCGGTATGGATACTTCACCCGATTATCAGAGAGGGTATGTTTGGAATGAAAAGCAGAGAGTAGAATATATAGAATATATCTTAAAGGGTGGTGTTTCGGGTAGAGACATTTTTTGGAATGCTAAAAATTGGCAAGGGGAAGGTGAAATGGGTATATTAGAACTAGTCGATGGAAAACAGCGATTAAATGCTGTTCAGATGTTCTTGGAGGACAAATTGCCTATATTTGGTGGAAATTTATTTTCAGATTTTGAAGATAGACCAAATAGACAAAACGCACGTTTTAAATTCCACATAAACAATCTACCATCCAAAGTAGAAGTTGTTGATTGGTATTTGGGGATGAATACAAGTGGTTCAATTCATACAGAAAAGGATTTGGAGGCTGCGTATGAATATAGAAAATCGCTTAAGTAAAAGGTGTGTGTTGGTGCTATAAATGCACAATCAAAAGACCAAAATCCCATTTTTAGTATCAACGTTCACTTTTTTATTCGTGCTTATTTTTCGATTTGGCAATTTGCTTTGGCCGTTTACATCCAAATTCCCTCTTAAGTTAAAAGCGGTGATATTATCCTCTATAAACTTATCTTGGAAGTTTTGTATGTCCATACTATCCAATAGACTTCCCAAATCGGGGAGAGCTATAACATCACCCTCAAGAACATTATCGGCATTAAGTATCCCATTATACTCCATGATCTGCTCCATGAAACCAAACCGTCCATAGAGCTGCTTTGATACCCAATCCAAACGCTTCTCTTCTTTTTCTGTTATTCTAAGATAACCTAGCAAAACAACTCTGCTACGGTCAATGAAAGAAGCTTGAGATAGAAAATCAATATCATCTATTGACGAAATGTTTTCGTGAATTGATTCTAAATTAGCCAATATTAGCATGAAATTGGGCTTTGGGTGAGTATAAATAAATCATTAGAAAGTTTATCAACAGACCTGCCTAAAATTTTAAGAAGTTCTGTGACATTTATTGAATTTAGGATTTTACTCCAATTGATTAAATCGGATGATCTCGAAATAGCATTCAATAATGATTGTTGATAATTTGTGTCAGGGAATAGTTCTATGTACATCTTTTTAAACTTATCCTTGTAGTCGGATAATACCAATCCATTTGAGTTGTCCCACTCTAGCGAGTTTAGTTCATCCCTAAAAAAAGTTTTAACGAATTGATATTCACCCATTTCTTCCCATTTCCTCTCAAATATTTTATCCTGATTATCTCTTATTTTTGATTTGTATAATTCTATATTGAAATATGGCGATTTGGGCGATTTAAGGTTGAGTGCTTTTATTAAGGGAATTCTCTCAATGGCATCTGATTGTCACCTATCACAACTGTACCATAGGAATGGTTGGTGAATACTACGTCCCCCGAATCGGATACACTACATCCCAAATCATCGTTTAACAGGCTGTATACTCCATTGAATTCCAACCAATCATAAATAGTATAAAAGTCAGAATAATTATTTGAGCATGATTCAAAATTATTCCATGCACATATAAAAATAATTCGTTCGTTGGTAAAGGTTGTTATAATATATTCTGACCCCCCAAGACCGTCTTCTAATAAAAAATCGCCAAAGTAATCTGAACACAAAATTTCTGCTAACTCCAATCGTCCTAGATTAGATATGGGGGTAATAGTTTTAATTTTTATTTCAAAGCTATTATTAAGTAGAGTTTTTATGTTGTTGTACATTTTTTAAGTATTGGGTGATATATATAAACCTAATGTTTTGTTTTATGTACCAACTAAAAGTTGCGAAAATTTTTTAATTATTAAACACATAAATTTTAATTTGTTAAAAATTATTCGTAAATTTATGAATCGATTGGCGGATTGGTATGACTTTAATGAACATAAAAATAACAGGAATACATACTGATGTGCCAAATATTAAATAAACAATATTTTTAAACGATTATCAACTAAATTAAAAAAAAATAGGAAAGCTTATAGGAATAACATACAGATCCATGATTAGAGAATGGAAAAGACTGAAGAAAAGACTGTCTTATTTAGAGGAAAAAGAACGAGTAACAAGATTGGCTTACGACTTCTCGCCTGATGGTACTAAGGAGGAGACTAAAGCATTAAAGAAGTGGTAAAAAGCAAGTAGTAAATTGGAAGATTTTTTACATCACAATCCTGTGAATCATTTTGATTTAGATTCCAATATTGAGGATGCCGATTGCCAAATATTGAATGGTAATAAATGGTACGAATAAATTATATATTCGATTAACAAAAGAGTGGTACAAATCCACTCTTTTGTTTTTTAAGGCAATAGATTTACTTATTCCACGAAACGTCCTTCCACTTCATTTTTATAATGCGCCTTATCTTTTATGATATAATGAATAACAACAATTTGTTAAGGAAATGTTAAAATGGATGAGTTAAGCCATTTTTATAAATTAAGTGGTATATTTGTATTAACAATTAACCAAATAATAAATCATGGACACCAAGATAATAGAAAAACTTTTAAAGATCAAAGCATTGATGGATGGCGGAGAGGATGGAGAGGCAATTGCTGCTGAACGCTTATTATACCTACAATTGAAGCGATATGGACTTACTATAGAAGATTTACGTATTAACGAGGAAAGCGAATATTATATAAGATATAAACACGATTGGGAAAAGACAATACTTCACTCTTGTGCTTCTTCGTTGGGATTGGCAACGTATTCAGTCCGAAACGTTAAAAGTGGGAGGATGATAAAGGAGCTATCCTTTAACACAGATGCTCTAACCTATGCCGAGCTATTCGCATTGTTTGAGTACCATAAATTAAATTACCAAAAGGAGTTGGATCTTTTTTTAGCAGCATACAAATTTAAGCACAATCTTTATTCTATCCCCGATTCCGAAAAGAATGAGACTGAGCTTACAAAGGAGGAAATTGAAAATGTTGATAAGATGAGAAGTATGATTAAAGGTCTGTCAAAAAGTGAATTTATTAGCACTAGAAAAAGATTGGATTAAAATTTTAATAAAACTTTATACCCATGATTACTAATATAACTATTTTTTTTTGTATTGGTAAATTAATTAATGTATTTTTTGATTGGTGGGCATATCTACAATAACATTTCCTGTTGCAAATTCCAAAACAATATCGAATGTTCCAAAGCTATTGTTTTGCGTTTCAGCATCTAGCTCTATATCATCTAAATTGGAAAATATAAAATCTCTAAAGGTGAAAGAAAATACATGCTGTCTCTTAGTGTTAAGTATATTTAATTGAAGACTATCGTGCTTTGTATTTTTATTAGAAGCGGAATACTGTCTTTGGTAAGACTCCCATAAAAAAAGCCACGTCATATAAGAGTCGGTATGGTGCATGGTAATTGTAACAGTCTTTGAAGATAGTGCTTGTACCCAAGACTTGCTCCCCAAAAAAGGTTGTGTAACATGATTCACTCCTCCTCCCTGTTGTTGGTTAACCGTATCACCTGTATATCCTGCTATAACAATTCTTTTAATAGTTACATTAAGCAAACTGATTATGTCCTTTATATGGGCATCCTCTGTATCATTCATGTAAGTATTGTACTTGCTAATTAAACTTTCTTCAAACCACTCTTCTTTAAATTTTAAATCTACTAGATCTGATGGTGGGGGTGTTAGGTATTTCATGTTTTGAGCTGCTTTTAATTTAAGTATGTACTTAAGCAAACTTAGAGATACAGCACTTTTGCTGTAATAGCATATTTAGCAAAAAAGTCTATTACAGCAAAAGTGCTGTATCTCTTTATTCATAGGCGTTTTGAAGGTTTTTTTTTGTTGAAAAATAACGCCTTTATACCTCCAAAAAGCGATTAAATTGTGGGTTTTTTGGGTGAATCAACTACTTTATTGAGATATTGCGCGAGTAAAAAATTAAAAGCGAGGTTTTTAAGAAAAAGGTTAACAGCAATATATTTTTTAAACAGCTATCATTCAATATATTAGGTTGTGGTTTAGGAATTCAATAATTAGGTGTTTACTATATAAACAAAAAAAATAATTATTGCTAATAAAGAAATAGTACATACCCTAAAAAAGATGAAAAAAATCGTTAGCATAATAAAAGAATCTTTATATAAGGATAACAAACCATCCTCTTCTAGAATATTCAGCTACGCTTTAATGGTCACTATCATGTTCATTTTATTAAGCATAACAGGGGTTGAGTTGGGCAATGCTGTTAAGGCTTGGCGGAATGGAGAACCATATAACGTATCTTCACAAATCATAACAACGCTTGGATTGGCTATGGCTCATCAGCTAACCCTGATGGGGATATACAAAAATGCAGAAATAAAAAACGGCATTAATAAGTAATCAACATTAGTAAGTAATCAACATTAATAATAAAAATAAGACAAGAATGGTATCTATAGATCCAAACACACTGCGAGATTTTTTAAATAAAATTGTAAATGGAAAATACTTTCCTGAATATAGAAGTAAGAATCCGTATAATTGGGACGGTGATGATTTTGCTTCTGTATTCAAGGATTCAATGCTTAATCACGGGACGATGGTTGGAAAATATACATCCAAGGCTTTTGGAATCCCACAAGGCGTTGACTACTACGAATGGATTTTGGATGTTGATGGTTCGGGCGTTAATGGAGATAAAAATTTCAAAAAACACGGAAGTGGGAATTCTGCACTATATGATATTTGGGAACATATACGCAACAATTATAAAAGTTATATTAATTTCAGATCTGTTAATGAATCAAGAAACCCCCATTTAAAAGAGGTTTTTAGACTTTTTGAAGAAGGCTATTTAAAGTAATGTTAATGAATATTGAGAAAAATGAAATATCAACAACACAAGCCGAAGAGCCTACTCTCTATTCTGAAGCCTATGGGAATTGGTTAGAGAGTAGGCTAAACGAAATGATAGATGCTTACAAAGAGAAGAACATAATAAGCACCGTTTCTATAAATTTTTTTGACGATAAATTATCTATTGTTGGCAATGTGTATGATTTGTCATACAAGAATATGGAAAAGGTTCTTTCCGAAGCGTTGGACTTTGATCTATCGGGAAGTCTTGAAATCGGCTTGAAGTTTTCGGCCACATTTCCACTATCATTTTTTGACGAATTTATCACTAACAAAGATGCAAATAGTGAAGACGAAGAACTGAAAGAAATAGAAGATTCAGAAATGGGCATGTCGGATAATACTGAAAAAGAGGTCTTGGAGAGAAGTTATATAAAAAAATATTTCCAAGAAAATAAATTATCAGAAGAGGGTAATAATAACGTACCATTAAATAAACCATTTATAACTAAGTGGTTTAATGCACTAAACAGCGATCTTTTTGGTGGAGTACTAGTAATCCCACCGTTAAAATTTAGTAAAAGCAAAAGATTTATTGCGACCGTTTATGCTGACCCCACCCCCCTTATTGACGGAACATATTTAATAAAAAGTCTAGAATTTAGTAAAGTTTATGAATTGCCTATGGATGTATTTATGGGCATATTAGTCCATGAGATGATTCATATAGAACTTTTGCAGCATAGGGGTATAGTTTCAGGCAAAGATGGGCATGGTGTCGAATTTGAGGCTCGTAGAAAAGAACTGAATAGAATAACAGATTACCACATCCCTAAAACAGAAAGTGTCGATTTAAAAGTAGTTCCTATTAAGGGGAAGAATTGGGATGTTGTTTTAATAGAAGATGATTATAGTGGAGGTTCGTATGATGCCATCGTTTATAAAGGTGGCTATCTTAATCAAAAGAGCGATGCACTTAGGAAGTATTTTGAGCATAGAATTAAATATAGTCAAGATAGAGGCAGACCCATTTCTGTTATTGCTTACAACACCGATTACCCACAAGTACACCCATATCCTGTATCTAGAGGTTTCCCAAAAAACAAATACAAGGGGTTGAGGCTATTCAAATTTCCAAAACCATTGGGCGATTACATTAAAGAAAATGGAACAATTTTGTTCTCACTAACATAAATTTATAATGGCAACGGTAACTCCTAAAGACTACTACGACTCAAGGCCGCTACCTTCAATACGTGAGGTTGATGCTGCATTTATACGTGAAATATCCTATAGTCTTAATGAAGACTGTGGACTTTCTTTGGATATTGATGCTAAGAAAATAATAAATAAAATACGCAAGGTGTGTAGGTATTGTTATGATAATTATCAATTCAAGTCTTTGGAACATGCGGTTGTGGTAATCAGAAGACAAGACCTAATGAATTCAAGACAGGGGAATGGGGGTCTTTCTTCCCATGTATATTTACCAAATTCCATTATGGGAATGGACTCGATAAAGTTTGTTAATGGTGGGAATTATTCACTATCATCTAGAATACTTGACATACCTTTATTGAGTGCTTCTTCCTTTGCATCTTCATCGGGCAACTTTGGTGTAGAGGTGAATAATTCTAGGTATAACAACTACGCAGTTTCGGATGCAACAATAGCACTTTATGAACATAGCTCATACACAGACAAGTTCAAGTCAGGCATCCCATTTAATTTCAATTCTTCTTCAAAAAAATTTACTGTATTTAGAGACGTTCCACACGATATTGCACTAAGGGTTCAGTACAAAACAGACCCTTCCAATTTATATGATGATTATTATTTCAGAGAACACGTCATGGGGGAGTGTATGATCGGTGCTGCTCGTATATTCGGCACGTTTGATTTGAAATTAGCAGGTGATGCTACAATAAATTGGCAAGAGATTAAAAGCGATGGGAAAGAAAAGGTTCAAGAGGCCAAGGAATACTACAAAACCACTAATGCTAATTCTAGAACATATTGGAAATAATTAATTAAGATTGCTTAAAAAAAGAATAATGGCGGAATTTAGGAAAACGTTTGAAGGTTTAAAAATATTCAAAAAATACATATCCAATTATGAATATAAAGATATTGGCACTTATGAAGACGATTCTACAATTGTTGTAAAAATTACAGTTTCCTATGAAGATCAGTTAGAGTTGGAAAGACTTGGGTGGTACTATTTAGAAGATGAAGGTATTTGGGCTATTTGTTAAAAGAACCATGAAGGTATTAATTTTACCTTCATGGTTCTTTAACCCTTTTTGTACGGCATTATTTGGTTTAGTCTGATTAACACTTTAAAATATAGCCTTTAAAAAGTTTTTGATATTACTTATCCCCCCCTCATTTTTTGCTTTAGAGCCTAATCCATCTTCTTCGTGCCACTTATTAGTTAGTTTATTTAGCTCGAACGCGTCAGAACTATTAAGAGCCAATTTAATCATATAGTCACCTTTAAACAATTCAAGAGGTTCCTTGACAAATCTAGCTGTTGGCATATTATTACTCATAAATTGCTGTAATTTTTTTTAGTCGTTTATTGTCTTTAACGATGAAAGTATATTTCATATTTTTAATATATTTAATGTAGTTAAAACAATAACTACTATCTAGAAAAATAAAACTTGTTAAAAATTTCAATATTAAGAACTTCTTGGAGTTTTACGATAGTTGATAACTTTAAATCTTCCTTCCCTCTGACCAATTTATTAACGAACTCAGGACTCACCTTCATCTCTTGTGCTAATTTTGCCTGATCCCACCCCAAGTCATCTATACGTTCTAATACCCAAAATGCAATTCTACCCGAAATCCTATACATCCCCCTATTAGAAATTAGTTCCCTATTTTTTTCTGCCGTATTATTTTTGTCTTCGGATACAAGTTCTAAGAATTTTTCTCTTTTAGTTTTCATTATTTCTACTTTTACTTAAAACAATAACCAATACCCTTCTTCGTCAAGTTCCCACCCCAATCCTATCAATTTTTCTAAATCCACATCGCACATTTTTAAATCAGTTTTTCCAACACTAATAGTGCTGTGTGCTTCATAAGATTCAACCTCAATTTCCGATGATTCATCATCTTCGATATATTTTGCCATAATAGACATACCATCCAATAGATTCTTAAATCGTGCCATAATAAATTTATTTTTTAATATTAATTGTGTTAAAGCACTATTAATAGTGCGTATTATTTCTTTGAATCATAAATATAAACAAATTTTTCCTAAAAATAACATTTAAGTGTCCATTTATTAGTTCTAAACGGACATTTTTAATTTCATACTTGGATGTGGGTTATACCCCTCCAAGCTAAAATGCTCAAAATTAAAGTCTTCAATTGAGCAATCATTGTACTGTTTGCGCCCATTTTTAAAAATTAAATTAGGCATTGTGCTGCATTCTCTATTCAAAATTAATTTGGCGGAATCCAAATGGTTTTTGTAGATGTGTGCATCTCCCACATTATACTTCAAAAATGTAGCCTCCTTTCCTGTTATAGCAGCAACTATTTCCAATAGAAGTGCGTATGAAGCAATGTTGTAAGGAGCACCAATCATAATATCATTAGAACGCATGTAAACATTAATTGATAGTTTTTCATTTTCAATCCCATGAACTAAAAATTGAAATAGAACATGACAAGGGGGCAATGCCCTTTTGTTCATATCTGATGGATTCCAAGAATCTACGATGATTCTTCTAGAGTTGGGATTATTTCGTATTAGCTTAATTGCATCTGCTAATTGGTCGTTATGTCCACCTCTCCACTGCTTTCCGTAAACATTCCCCAAATCCCCAAATACATATTCCTTTCCATTTGGTTGTATTAGCGAGGTTTTTTGACCTATTACAGCGAGTTCTAAAAAAACTTCCATGCTCATATAAGCACCGTCATATTCTTTAAATAGTTTTTTGTAGTAGTCATAAGCATTCGCATTCCATATATTACAGTCGTTCTTTAAAAGGTATTTAATGTTGGTGTCTCCCGAAATAAACCATTTCAATTCGTGGAATACATTTCTGAATGATGTTTTCTTTAACCCCAACAACGGAAAGCCGTCTCTCATATCAAAAAGCATTTGGGGTAAAATCGGATTTTTAAGTGTGCCTGTACCCGTCCTATCATCAGACAAACTACTATCTTCCGAATTAAGTATAAATTGTACACATTCTTTAAATTTGTAGTCAACGCTAGATTTCATCTTCTTGTCTTTCATATTTTTTATTGGTTTCCCTTTCTATTAGAATTTGTGCGTAAATTGTATAGTTTATAATGTCTTGAATATCCATCTCCATTTTCTTGGTATGTACACCCTTTCCTTTGTGACGATTAAGCTTTGAACAAATCAAGTCTATAATGGTTTCGGGATGTGCTAATTTCCAAGCAGAACCATAATTGAGTTCTTTGTATGCTATAATTCCTAAAGAATTTTTATAATTATCTTCAAAGTTAATATCTTTCAGAATCATAGCAGAGTACATTCTAATCTCTTGTAATATACTGTGTACAGAGTCAATATTTCCCATTCCTTCGGCTACCTTTGCGGCCACAACCTTGAATAGAGTTTGTTCTAACATGCTATTCAAGCTATAAGAAGAAACCGAATCACCGTATTGTGACTGTTTTAATTTAAACAGTCTAATGTCTTCCAAAAACTTTTCTATAGCTAGATTTATAGTTTGAACTATGCCAACATCCGCCCAAAACTTTGATGGGGATTTTATATGATTAGCACATTTAATGTTCAAATTATTTTGATGCGGTTGTATTCTGTAGCTATCAAATGACCCTTCTAATTTATTTAGTGATTCTGTTGCTATTTTCCCTAGTATTTCTTCCATATTCCTATAACGCTAAAAGTACTCCATTGTGGAGTACTTTTAGAACATAAAGGTTTATTATTTATACTTATGTGAGTTTCTTTTTTGTTTTGCTATAGCTTCTTCCTGCTTTCTGTTTTGTGCCTTTCTTTGTTTGTATATACCCTCCAAATCCTTTGTGAATAAACTCAACTGCTTAAAGGTCATATTGTCAAACTCTTCTTTGCTAATATTTTGCTCCCTTTTCATTCTAAGCCAAAGTGAATCAAAATCTATTTCAGACTTAAAGGATTGAATCACTTGATATTCCATAACACTTAGGCTACAATTCAAAGACTCTTTCAGATTTGGCAAAATCCGACCAATCGGTTGGGAAAGCTCGTGCGCTGTATTTCTGAAAGCAGGCATTACATTCAACAGTACCCTCCTCGGTTCCGTCCAACACATGCTTTTTTAGGAAATTAAGTTCCTCTATTTCGCGCGCGTTAAGTAGTTTGAATTTTCTATAATAGTTTTTCATTGTATTGAGGGATTCGTTTTCTTTATTCGGGTAAGCCCGTAAGAAAGCGAATACATTGGCAAAGAAAGTAGTTTCTTCTACCGACAAATCACCCGATCTTACCTTTGGTATAATTAGCTCACTAGCCTCATTAACTTCTGCTATAGTGGGTGGACTATAGTACCAAGTTGTTTCAAAACTATCGTTTTGTGGTATGGTAAAAATTAATCCGTCCCAATATTTAGAAAGACTATCTTTTGTAACACTCGTCATGTTTGGTGTGAATGGATTCATTTGAGTCGAACCACAGCCCTTGTGAGTACATTTAGTCTTAAATTGTAATGTATTCCCAAATTCGTTTAACTCCCGAATCATTAAAAGAAGTCTGCTTCTATCAAATCCAAATACATGCGACCCCTTAATGGGCTTTCTGCTTCCATTAACAATTATCCGTGAGTGTTCGGAAACTACATAATTCCACATCCTAGCCAACTGAACAGGATCATTGAGGTCTATCCCACCAATCCACTTCAAAGTTTTTGCTGTCATGGCCGCTATTTCAATCTTTGTCCCTTCGGGATAATACTTTCCCTCATACTGCAAAGTTGATAACGGCACATTTTTCCACCCTAATGGTGAGGGCTTACTCCTTTTAGATAAATTTTTTGAGAGCATACCTTCTAAGGCATTCAGCTCTTTGTCTTTTTTAGCCATGTTTTAATTTTCCGTGTCCATTCCACTTAATATAGCATCAATGGAAACACCATCCCTTTTCAATTTGGGATAATTGTTAATAATTAAATTAATTATAGTTGATGTGTAGTAGGAGAACGGATTCTTTTTATTGAAGTCAAACTTATGATACCTACTTAATAACCCTTCCATTGCAAATGCTTGGGCATCCCTTGCATCCTCCTCTATGACATAGTTAAACTTTCCCACTAAACCCTCGGTCATGTCATAAAACATATTAACAAGCCTGTTTGTTGGCTCGCCTTCCCACATCGAAATGACCAACTCATTATACATTTCCTCTTTGTCAATGTTTAATTTTTTACTTGAATTTCTAGCCATGGACATTTTTTATGATAAGAGCTGAATTCTTAGTTCAGCTTTGGGAACGCTTGTGCTACCCTCTTTAAATAAAACAGTTATACTATCGCTTCCCAATTTAGATTCATAGATTTGTGTATTAATTACACCTACTCCATGTATAGGATGAAACACCTTTGTGTTTATACTTTTTTTCATTGTTTTTTTTTGTTATGTACCATTAATTAATACAAATAAAAACGTTTAAAAAGGGAATTGGTACATAAATCCAAATACATTTTTAAAATTTAATTTACATAACCTCATTATGAAAAGGAATTTCAATTCACAGGCCAAGAAATTGGTAGAAGCAATGAACATTAAACAATTGCTCTCCGAAACAAAGGCTGTGTCGCTAGAGGGCGTGAGTCTGCGTCAAGACCTATTAAAAGAGTACGCTAATGGTGTTAATACAGTTAACGAGGCCAACCATGTATACATGTGCTTGGAGGCATACATCAACAAAAACCCAACCGATAAAAAATTTGGTCATGTGATGGATGTTATAAAAGAGGGTTTTGAAACAAACATGACTCGCACTCGACTATTATCCATTGCAGAAAGATTATCGACACAGGATAATGTGGTGGCAGAAACTATTGTCAATGACATCGACAATATATTAATTAACGAAGACTCAAGGCTAACCCATGTAGTTTCGGATGGAGTTTCCACCTATAGGGAACAAGATCAAGAATTAAATGATTTGGTTAAGGAGTGCAGAGAAATAACATTAAACCATAACAAGGAAAGCCTTTATGATGTTTCCGTTCCAATGGGATTGGTCATGGAAAAAGATGGGAAGTCTTTTGTTAGATTTGGTTCTACTATTTTAGCTATTACAGAAAATAAAGATGTTGTTGAGGTTGCAAAAGCCCCTATTGAATTCATTAAACTAAGCAATTCAATGGAATTGTGCTGTGAATGGAAGAAGGACGAGAAACGATATTGTGTTGTTGTTGGTGACACTAAATATTCTGTTAATGAGAAGGGCATTTTTGAAGGCAGATTGAAGTATGATGTTGACAAATTTGCAGAAAAGGCTAGACTTATGGACAACTCTTGCCACGATGCAGCAAATGTTGTTCTTTATTTGGCTGAGAATTTTGACCAAATTTATGAATTCCATGAGTGCGTTCTATCTACCAATGAATATGGGGATAAAGTCGTATCAGGTAAAATTGAGAATCAGCCCCTTGTTATTGTAATGGAGGGTAGATACCAACCATCTTGTAAATTCGTAGAAACTGTGGAAGCTGCTACAGAAATGGCTAGTAAAATTGTTGGTATTAATTTGCATGAGGCCATGGTCGAAGTTATCGACAATGAAAAGCGAACCAAAAGTGAGCAACAGGCATTCATCAAGCTTCAAGAGAAAAAAATGAGCAGCCTTCTAGAACGAAAGCGAGATGTTATTGATAGGATGAATGTTTTAGTTGAGGGTTCAAAAGCATATAAAGTTTTGGAATCCGTTTTATCAAAAACAGACACTTTAATCGCTAAGGTTCAGGATATAATGGATGGTAAGGTTGATGATGGAAGTTTTGTGCCATTGCATGAGCGAAAGGTTTCTTTATATGAAAAAGAAACCGATAGCGAGACGGATAAGGAAGTTAAGGATACAAAGGATAAGAAAACACCCGATGACACGAAAGGGGGAGAGGGTGATGACGATGAGAAAGAAGTGCCTAAGAAAGAGGTTTATGTCGATAAGGAGTCTGAAAAAGATGACGATGACGAAGATGACGAAGATGAAGACGAAGACGACGATGACGAAGAATCTAAAGAGAAGGGGAAGTCTAAACCGAAAGTCAAGTCTAAACCGAAAGGCAAGTCCGAAAAAGAAGACACAGCCAAGAATAAAGAAGAAGTCATGGAGTCTAATCGAAAAGAGCGAGTTAGGGTGTTTATGGAGCAGTATCACACTAAGGGTGGTAAGAAAAGCTTGCATGAAAACATTATTGAAAATCTTGATCCCGAAACTAGAAACCGTTTTTATGAGGGGAGCGGAAGGGTTGGAAAGCATAAACTACAGAATCTTCTTGAGAGTAAGTTAAAGACTAGACAATCCGTTGGTTTTGGTAGCGCAAAGGATGCCTTTGGTGGAAGATAGGGGTTTATAACAAATTGGAATTTGAAGAAGAAGAATACAGGGGCTATGATATTCTCATTAAAAGAGTAGGCAGTTTTAATACAGGATACTACACCGATTATCACACCAACGGCTTTGGCTTGGTCTCAGATTCCTTAGAAGGTATTAAAAATGAAATAGATTGTTCTATTGGAGATGTTAGATAATCTATAAAAATAAAGTTGTCAAATTAATAATAAATATACACCTCCCAAAAAACGAAAGGGGGAGGTGTATTTATAAAATGATATGCGTCTACATAAAATAAAACAAAGACTTGATGAAAAAGAATCATCATACACAAAGGAATACTACAAAAATCAATACGCCAACGAAAATGTGGCTGTTGAATTATTAACAAATCTTGCTATCATGCACATTGATAACGAAAGCAAGGAAAAAATAAAAGAAGTTGAAAGAAAGTTAAAAACAGTAGGTTTAACGAATGGAATTAAAACCTTGGTAGTTGATATGGCAAAAGACTATGAGGATGATTATATCATTGATTCGGATATTAAAGCAAGAGTTATTTCCATGATTGAAAAGTACAAAAGTAGGGGGAATAGATTATTCCCAAAATTAGATTTTGATAACCAAAAACAGGCTCACATTTTCAAAATAAAGTATTACGATGGTTCTCATTGCTTTTTTGAAGAGGTTTATAGAGGAAATCTAAAAAGTGTTAAGACGAGAGCCACAGAGGTTTTGAATAGACAACCAAAATCAAGATTTGGAGGTCAATATAGTTCCCGTCTATTCATTGATGGAATGGAGCTTTATGATGAAATGGTCATGCTTGAAAGTCGAATTAATAATCATCGCGTTGATGAATCTGTTGAAGATGAGGAACAATGGAGAGAGCTAATTCTCTTACTTTCTAAAAGACACAGACAGCTTGAATTTATGACTTTGGAGGATGCAATTGATTATTGTATAGGTCTTACCGAGGTTAACCTACGCTTAATGGGCTTGAAGCAACTTCCAAATTCAATAGGTAAATTGTCAAATTTGGATATGCTGTTTTTGGATGGGAATAAATTAACCTCTCTTCCTGATACAATCGGTGCAATTCCATCACTGAGAGTTCTAGTTTTGTCCAACAATAGCTTACAGGAATTGCCCGAATCAATAGGCAACCTTTCTCGATTGGAGGTACTTGTATTACATGACAACAAATTACAGGAATTGCCCGAATCAATAGGCAAGCTTACTTCTTTGAGGGATCTAAAATTACATCGAAACAAATTACAGGAATTGCCCGAATCAATAGGCAACCTCACTTCTTTGAAGAATTTTTACGTACAGGAGAATGAACTGACCATTTTACCAAAATCAATCGGTAAGCTAACATCCCTCATTAGACTTTATTTAGGAAGGAATGAATTAATAAGATTGCCCGAAACGGTTGGATATTTAACATCACTTCGCATCCTCGTGCTCCCCGATAACAAATTACAGGAATTGCCCGAATCAATAGGCAACCTCACTGCTTTGAGGGATTTTTACGTACAGGACAATAGATTAAAATATTTGCCAAAATCAATGGGCGGTTTAGTAAAATTGGATCATCTTAGCTTGTCTGATAATCCACTAGACATAAAAGATCCAACAACCGAATGGGTTGTTTCTAAATTAAAAGGTTATTTGCGTACTTTTGATTTGCCACGAAATATTAGAGAAACTAGAAATGGAAAGCGGAAAACGTTATCTAAGCGAATCACCTGTTGACAAATTTGAAAGTCGAAGTAACAACCATCGCTTTTTTGAATCTGTTGAAGACGAGGAAGGATAGAGAGAACTAATTTCTTGGCTTTCTAAAAAATACAAGCGGCTCAAACGAAAGCCTTTTGAGAAGGCTGTTGAATATTGTATGGCACTTAAAGAGGTTGATCTAAGTGAAATGGGGATAAATTATGTCCCAAATTCAATAGGTAAATTGGTTAACTTAGAAATATTGGCTTTGGGAGAAAATGATTTGGCATTTATTCCCCGAGTCAATAGGGAAACTCACCTCCTTGAGGGGTCTTTTTTTAAGCGACAATAAATTACAGTTTTCGCCCGAATCAATAGGCAATCTATCACTTTTGGAGAATCTTGGATTATGGAACAACAGTTTAAAGGAGTTGCCCGAATCAATAGGGAGGCTTTCCTCTTTGAAGCAGCTTCCCGTATCAAACAATGATTTAAAAACGTTACCAACATCTATAGGTAGACTTGTTCATTTGATTTATTTAACGGCCAAGGATAACAGCTTAAAGGAGTTGCCCGAATCAATAGGGAGGCTATTATCTCTTAGAACTCTTAACCTGTCTAATAATAGTCTGATAACATTGCCTGAGTCAATAGGCAAATTAAGTAATCTTAAAAACTTATCGGTTGATGATAATAGATTAAAGGAATTACCCGATTCAATGGGTAGACTAAAATCCTTAGACACGCTTCACTTGTCTAATAATAGTCTGATAAAATTGCCTAAATCAATTTCAAATTTGGTTAATTTGGATTGGTTTAGCTTGAATAAAAACCCAATAGATTTAACAGATGCAACAACATCACATGTTATTTATACTTTGAAGGATAATGTGGATAACACTTTTATGTATACAATATTAGGAGTTTATTAGTATTTAATAGATAGATTTCATTTAAGGAATTAGATTTTACTAACAAATAACCCCCAACACACACAAAGGTGTCTTGGGGATTATTAATACCACCATGAAAAATTAATCGGGAACTTTCATAAATAATTTTGGAAATGTTTTTGGGTCTCTAAGATAATCCTCTCTACCTATCAAATGTGGATATTCCGTGGTAACGTAAAGTATAGCATTCTTTGTGTACTTCTTGTATATCAAAGTTTCAAAGTTTGGCTTTGGAGACCAAGATGGTGGACTTTCACTACTATCAATATCCCAAGAAAAATACTCTTCTTCTCCACCATCTGAAAGTAGCGGATATGTCTTAACCTTAGAACCATTTCCTAAAAGTGGTATATTAAGATTGTTAGCTATCACATGATTGTTGTACATGACCATCCCCTTTTCATTAACGCCTGCTCCCTTTATGGTTTTATAGTAACCATTAACCAATTCTGTTTTTTCGCTAAACTTTCTTACTGTTTGTGTATTACAGAGTTCTTCAACAGGTCTATTTGAAAAAATATCAATATGTTTGCTCATCAATTTGGTGATATAATCCAAATTATTCTTGTCTTTATTCACGCTTCGTAGCATAATATTTTCCAAATCCTTGAGCTTTTTTCTTATTATTTTCGGATAGGATGTCTTTTTAATAACAATCCCCCCTGCTTTAACATCGCCCTTTTCATAAACACTCTTCCCATCCAATATAGCGAGAGAGCTGCAATAACACTTCTTTGCATATAAGTGCATTTTTTCTAAAATCTGCTCACATTCTAGTATATAAGTATTGGTAACATTTCTCTTATCACACAAGTTTTGTATAATTTTATGATAAAAAGGTATTAATACTTTCAAACAAAACCATTCAACAAACCTAGACACACGCTTTGGATCATCGGATTCAGGAATAATGCCATAAGAGCGACATATATTCTCAAATCCTATACAAACAGAATCCGTGTCTCCGTAAAGTACCGTGTGTCTTGTGGTTTTACCTACATATTCAACATGTGGATTACCTCTACTACCACGTGATTTATATTCACATACTTGTGTTGATTCTACTAGGTGTGGTATTTTTTTAGGATTTTCATTAACTCTGATAATATCTCCAAACCTCTCTTTGGCTTCCTTAAAATCAACGAATATGTCCAATAACCCTTTTTTGCCCCCCTTGTAATTAACTAAAACATTGTCTAACAATTTTGTAGTTTCAGTATCCATTATTTTAAAAATATTACGCCCCTCTGCTGTAATATCTCCCGCGACTCTCATAGATGTGTATTCAGCAAAGGAAGCCCCAACATACCCATACAATCCATTTGAATCCAATTTTTTATTTTGCTCCAATTCGGAATAAAAAGCTTTGGCATTTTTCATCTTAACAAGAAGTTCTTTTGCTTCAACTAGCCCTAACTTTTTAACCGCCTTAACCGCTTCTAAGAATTCTGCTGTTTTCTCACCTTTTTCGTTATAGGGCTTAATAATCTCCTTCACATTGTCGTATGTGGGATTTAGCGGTTCTACTAAATCCCAATACATCAAATCAGTTTCTCCTACACTTTCTCTAGGGGGGAAATTAATATCCATAATCAATATCTGTTAAACCACAAAGATTTTCTATTGCTGCCATTTGTGAAGCCTCAAGCTCTTCATTCATGGTAGATGTTGGCAAATGGAATCTTGTAGTCCCCTGCTCAATTATTATAGCACCTTCTCCAACTGTTATACTAAATGGCCTCGCTTTTAAAGATTCCAAATCTCTTTTATAAACTTTAAATGGTTTGGTAAGTTCTGACAAACCACACTCAAAATAATCATCTCCACATCTCGCAATGACCGTTCCCAAACCATTTTCGTTAGAAAAGCTAATATGATTAAGTTTGCCACTCTTATCAGCAGAATCAATCCTAGAAAGATTTTCCATAAATAACGCACCATCAGTAATATCTATAATATCACCTTTTAAGTTAAACTTGCTTGAGTGTGGTGTCCTTGTAGCACTTTTTAGGGTATAAGAAACGGATGGGTGAGGTAAATGAAATTGCAACTTCGGACTCTTCCGTTTTATAGAAGTTCTCCGAATTTCTTTGAATCCGTTGTATTTACTATCTACAAATTCAAAATCCATTATTATGTTTTCAGGATCATCCGATAAAAGACCCTTAATTTTATCTAACACCTTTTTGATATTGAAAAAGGAAAATGTAAAATTCGTTTCTACGTTATCAAAAATATCTGACGTTTCATAAGTTTGAATTAGACTAACGCCTTGGTTTTCGTTAGTTGCATAAGTTTTTTCAGGAGTTACAAAATATACAGTATCAGAATCAACACCATTAATTTTTGTGCCTTGTATAAGGGCTTGAAAGTTTTTTATATTCATTTAAGTGCAATTTTTAAGAATTAGATCATCATTTTTTCAAAAGTACAGATAATAAATTAAAAAACCAAATCAAAGCCTTAATTTTTTATTTTTTTTAAGCGTTGTAGTAGTACATATTAAACACTAAAAATTAATAAAGAATGTTCACAACCAAGCATAAATACCTATTCAACAAATGCAATTTTTCTAAAATAGAAGCAGAATACAAGAGAGGGTATAAAGGTGAAGATATAAATTATGATTTTTTAATTGATACAATATCTTCAAAAACAACCATACATCCTGATTATGCAGATTTGGCAGGTTATATCACAAATGAGCAATTGATTTCTCAAAGCCCTGTACTAATTGAGTATATAAATTTTTTCGGTAATCAACTAAACGATACTTTCGTTAAATTTTACAACGAAAATATCAACGATTTAGAAAACTCTTATAATGAAAAGATTGAGCAATTTAATAAAGGTCATTTCTTATTTACAGTTTTTGGTGTTTGCACGGCAAAGGATGTTTATTTACTTAAATCAGACGGAGTCACAGAAGATTTGTTCCAATTATTCATGCGTGAGGCTATAACAACAAATCATGTCTATGGTATAGATAGTGTCCTGAAAGCATACGAAGACCTATGTAATAAAAAATATACATTTGCTACACCCACACTAATTAATGGTGGTAGAATAAAGGGGCAGCTATCATCATGTTTCCTACTTACTGTTCCTGATAGTATTGGTGGGATATACGAAAAGGTGCTAGAGATGGCTTTAATATCAAAACGTGCAGGAGGTATAGGTTTCAATTTTACAAATGTTACCGCTAAAGGTTCGCTAATTCCATCAACGGGGAGTCCTAGTACAGGGATAATTCCATTTTTAAAAACCTATGCCTCCACAGCACGGGCTGTCAATCAAGGAGGAAGGCGAAAGGGTTCTTTTGCTGCATACTTAGAGATTTGGCATGGCGAAGTTTTTGCTTTCTGTGACCTAAGAAAGAATCACGGAAAGGTGGAACTAAGAACTCGTGATCTATACCTTTCTTTGTATATCAACGATCTCTTCATGGAAAGGGTTAAGAAAAATGAGAAGTGGTCATTAATGTGTCCTAGTAAATGTCCTGATTTAGTGAGCTTATTTGGCACGGAGTTCAAAGAGCGTTATGAATATTATGAAAGAAACGGGATATACACTAAACAGATAGAGGCACGTGATCTTTGGAAGCACATAACGGTTGCAGTAGGGGAAACAGGCACACCGTATATTGTCAACAAAGACCCTATTAATAAAATGAATGCTCAGTCTTATGCAGGAACAATAGAGTGTTCCAATTTGTGTACCGAAATAACGGAATTTAGTAGCAAGGAGGAAACCGCTGTATGCAACTTAGCAACCGTGTCTTTAAATCATTTTTATGACAAGATTGATAAAAAATACAACTACCAAGAACTATACAAAACTGTTAAGTATATTATCAAGGGTCTTAATGTTGTGATTGACACCAATTACTACCCATCAGAAAATGCTAGGCGTTCAAATATGAGACACCGACCCATTGGTCTAGGATGTCAAGGTCTAGCCGATCTTTTCTGTCTTATGCGAGTGGAGTTTGGTAGCAAAGAATCAATAGAAATAAATCGAAATATACGCGAGACAATGTTACATGCTTCATACACCGCAAGCATGGAACTTTGTAAAGGTGGTACTCAAGAAAAATTCAAAGATTTTGATAAAAGCTGTTATGCTAATGGGGAATTAGCATTTGATCTTTGGAAAAAATCGGGCTACAATACTTCCAATTTTCCCGATGAACCGACATTTGACATGTGGGATTGGGATGCACTTAGAAGCGATATTAAAAAATATGGTTTGTGTAATAGCCTTCTTTTGACCGACCCACCAACAGCTACCACATCTCAATTATTGGGGAATAATGAATGCTTTGAACCCTACACTTATAATCTCTACCTTAGAAGAACCAAAACAGGCGAGTTTACTGTAATAAACCCTCACCTTGTTAGAGATTTAGAGGAATTGGGATTGTGGGATGAAACAACACAAAAAGCATTGTTGTTAAGTGGTGGTTCAGTACAAAATTTACCCTTCCCCCAATGGATTAAAGATGTTTACAAAACTTCCTTTGAAATAGAACCATCCGTTTTAATAGACATGAGCAGAGATAGAGCCTCGTTTACTTGTCAATCTCAGAGCCTAAATCTATTTATTTCAAAGCCAAGTGCAAACAATTGGACATCTGCCATTTTCTATGGTTGGTCTAAAGGCTTAAAAACACTTCAATACTACCTAAGAAGGGAAACAACTCGAAAGGGATTGACGGGATTGGGTGTGGAGGGTACTATAGAAACACTAATGACAGAAATGGAATCGAAACAAAATGCACTAAGTCGGCAGTGTTCATTGGAAAACTCTGATGAATGTTTGATGTGTGGTGCTTAATTTATAAACAAAATTCATATAAATATGAAAGTTAGCAACTTGGGTGAAAACATTATAAGCCCACCCCTTAAAGATGGAGAATATAATGCCCGTGTTTGGCGCGATTCTATTTCATACAATGGAAAATCATACCCCCTTCCTTATGTTTGTGACAAGCCCACGGACGGCACACTGATTGTAAGGGGTAACTACTATTCCTTTAGGCATGATGTAAAGGTCGATGATACACCCCCTAATAAAGCAGTTATTGCAGAGAACGACATAAATTCGGGAGAATTGTTTGTAGAAGTTACACCCAATATCCCCTTGGAAATGGTAGATAATGATGCAAATGCCCCTATTGTCCCAATTCAAAACCCCGACAGTATCAATGAAGGGTCACTTTCAAAAGAGGATCATTTTATCCCCGAAGAAGGTTCTTTAGACCCCAAATCAGATTTATCCACAATTGAGGATCAAGCAGAAACACTAGATACTATAGTAGAAGAAGTCCCACTTGATAAAGATGAATCCGAAAACAATGCCGTCAAAGAGGAATCAACGGCTTTGGCCTCTACCGATTCCCTAAAATCAATGCGTCTTAAAGAGCTTAGAAAAATGAGAGATGATTTAATTGAAGCATGTTCTAATAGCTCAATTGAAGTCTCTGAATATGGCGTTTCCAAGTTAAAGAAAGATGTGATTGGTGAAATAGAAAACCTGCAAATTCTTTTGAGGGGCGAATAAGCCACATTTTAATTATTTTGTAATAAAAAATAACAGACAAGTTTTTGATAACTTGTCTGTTTATCAATGGGGTAATGATTATACACAAGACTTACAAATTTAGACTATTACCAACCAAAGAACAGGAAATTCTACTTTCAAAACATTTTGGTTGTGCTCGATTTGTTTATAATCATTTTTTGTGTGAACATAAGAGGCAATATGAAACCACTAAAAACAGTGATAGTTTCAGTACAAAATCAAAAAAACTCACACTTCTTAAAAAGAGGAATACATGGCTAAAAGATGTTAATTCTCAATCATTGCAAAGTGCGCTAATATCATTAGATAAAGCATACAAGAGATTCTTCAACGGGCTTGCTGAATACCCCAAATTAAAATGTAAAAGGAACAGACATAGCTTCACGATACCACAAACATTCGCAATAAGGGATGGCAGAATTAAAATCCCAAAATTTTCAAAAGGCATAAAGCTAATTCAACACCAAGAATTACGCGGAGATGTGCGTAAAATGGTAGTTTCAAAAACGCCCACCAACAAATATTATGTGTCTATACTTACTAAACAAGAAATTGAAATTCAGCCATTTATTAAAAAAAGTGTGGGTCTAGACTTGGGATTAAAACATCTTGTAATTACAAGTGATGGTGATAAATTTGAGAATAAAAGGTATAGAAAAAGTGGAGAACGCAAATTAAAAAAAAGCCCAAAGGCACTTATATCGTAAAATCAAAGGGAGCAATGGGTATGAAAACCAAAGACTCAAAGTGACTAAAATTCACGAGAATATTTCAAATAGCAGAAAGGATGATTTGCACAAATTAAGTAGTAAAATAGTAAAGGGCAATAGCTTAATATCAATCGAAGACTTGGATATAAAGGGGCTACTTAAGGGCAATAGCCTTTCAGCACACATATTAGATGCAAGTTGGGGGGAGTTCACAAGACAACTTGAGTATAAATCGAAATGGTATGGAAGAGATTTGATTAAAGTTGGAAGATTTTATCCCTCAACCAAAACTTGTCATAAGTGTGGTTGGGTAAATAAAGATTTAAAGCTATCAGACAGAAAATGGACTTGTGTAAACGGCCATCAATTAGATAGGGATATAAACGCAGCAAAGAATATTTTAAATGAAGGTTTAAAAATACATGGTGAGGGACTCGCCATTACATAAGTGGAGGGTGGTAAGACTACACAAATAGCACACCCATTGAAGCTTTGAGTCTACTAATAGTAGACAGTTCACATAGCTTTCAAATAAAAAAAAATAAGCCAATAATTAAAAATAAATGGGACTCATAGACAACTCAATTGCTAAATTAAAGGGTTTCTTTAGCAATTTAAAACAGCAGAACAAATACGACTTCTTAGAAGAGGCTGAAAAGGCATTTGACTCAGCACCAAACAAGGCAACAGAAGCATTGCGTTGGTTTAGAGAAATAAAGAAGAATAAAAAATATATATACGGAAAAAAAGAGCCAAAGGGAGGGCGTTTGTATTGGTTTAAATACGAGAAGCCACTGCACGAAAAAACGCTTCCTTGGTGGGATGCTGAACCACTAGTGTTAATGTCTTCTTCATTTGTTACTATTAAAGGAGAGAGGCGTGTTCTAGGTATAAACTTCCACCTTTTACCACCCTTAGTTAGAGTTAGACTTTTTGCGGATATATGGGACTCGCATAAAAGTACATTTAAGAGGGGTCTTAATGAAAAAGAAAAGCAGCCGACATTCCAATTTTCGATAAAGGCTTTGGAAAATAAAATAGGTAAATATGGGGGTGATTTTGGCATTCGCATGTATGCCCCTTCTAGAATTGATAAAGCAATTGAATTTGACACAGCGGATTGGGTAAAAGCGGTACATATACCAAGTAGGCGTTACAGAAAGACCAATTTGGTTAAATTAGAAAAGGAATACAAAGCCTTTATGAAAAATAAAAAACGCTAAACATTCCAATAATTAATATAAAAACGTATGTTCGGTTTTTTAAAGCCTCGTAATCCAAATCCCAACCTTTCAGACAGAATATCAGAAAGCAAGGGGAGTAAAAACGTGAATGTTAAAGTTTCATTAAGTGGAACTAATAGCAATTTCAGTAATAGCGGAAATATAAAAGGGTCAACTAACAACTTTGATCGTATACGAAACAATTTAGGAAAGCATCAAGCCACACTACAGCGACTATCTCAATATAACAGTGGTACACAGGCATTAAGCGTAGATACTCTAACCAAGATGGAGACTATGCCCAAAAAACAAGATTTCGTGCGGAACTATTATAGTATGCTCTCTAACTATAATAGTAAACTAGGTTCTACAAAAAACGGTCTCGGGTTTGGAAGCACTAATGCTATCCAACAACAAAAACGTCTTAGAAGGATAGCCTCATTGGATGAGGTGGATGAGATACTATCAAAGCTTACTACAGAACTCACGCTACCAACTAACAAAGAAAAACACTTTTTTAACTACAAAATAGATAGATTAGCACTAGAACAATTAGGCATTAAAAAAGAGTACATTGATAAAATAGAAGAAATAGCAACGGACTTTCACCCCAAAATATATAGAGAATTGGGCTTTAAATTGAACGGTGCTAATAATGCAATGCACAATTTTTTGATTGATGGAAAAAAGGCGTATGAGATTGTCTATGACAATCCTGATAAACCAACCCAATTAATTACATGTGTTGAAATTGATGCAAATAATTTAACCAAGTTTTATGACAATGGGGCAATAAAATGGAAGTATCAATTCAATTTAGACTCTTCTTATGCTAGGACAGTAAGTAGCTACAATAAGGATTTATTAAAAAACAAAAACTACAATAACGGTTTTAGAATTTTATATGATTGGCAAGTAAATTATATAGATTGGAGCGAAGATAGTGTTAATGGGCATGTTAGTTATGTCCACGGCTTAATGAAGTCAGCGAATGTACTTCGTATAATGGAGGAGACAATGCTAGTTTGGTATGTTACAAACTCCTCATACAGAACACTACATAAAGTTCCTACTCAGGGTTTGATGGGTACTTATGCCGCAACTGCGGTTCTTCAAGAAAAGGAGGAATATTCCACCGATATTCAGTATATAGGTGAAACGGGTGAAATATTCATAGAAGACTCGCCAAACATTCCATTTGAAAGGACAACTTTCGTGTCTGATGGCGAATATGGAGAGCCTAGTGTGGAAGTGTTAAATGATAGAGGTGCTTCTTTGGATAAAACAGATGTTGTAGACTACTTTAAAGGGAAACTATACAGGGCTTCAAAGATGCCTCAGTCTAGATTCGACTCTGATGGTGGTGAATGGGCATTAGACCCCTCTCGTGCTCAACGTGAAGAGGTATTTTTTGCAGGCATGTGTATGAAAATTAAAAACACCTTTGCGCCCGTTCTTTTAAAGCCTTTGTTCATAGAATTGGGATTAAAAATTCCCGAATTGGATAATGACGTTTCAATTTTTGATAATATAAATATTCAATGGAATGGTGTTAATCAATTCAAAGAGCTATTGGATTTAACAGTGTTGACCGAAAAGCTGAGTTATATTGATAAAATAAAAGATTCCTTAGTTATGCAAGATGCAAATGGGGATGATATTCAAATTATACCTTGGACAATACTTCTTAAAAAATATCTTGGCTACACTCAAGAAGACCTAGATCAAATATCAGATGCTAGATATGAAGAATTGGAACGGGTTATAAAAGAAACAAAAAAGATAGAAGACCTTAAGAAGAAACATGGAATTTCTACCAATGACAATGGAGGTGGGGGAAAGAGATGGTAAAATACCAATAGTTAATAGTACATACAACAATATTTAATATTGAAACCAATAACACTATATAAATGAACAAGCAGATAATCGTCCAAACGCACCCAAAAATGGTATTAGGAGAGAGCAAAACGGACTCTGTTCAGATTAGCGAAAACGGAAAGGCTTACACTTTAATCAACGAGGGACAAAAATTTTTCATACCCGAAGGTACAATGGTAATTGAAGGTATTATTGGTGTTGCAGATATACTTAATACAAATGATAGAATATATCCATTCAATGAATACAAGAGGCATATTTCACAAATGCAAGAGTCTATAAATAGTGGATTGTTTGGGGAACTATTTCACCCCGATGGAATGGATGTCAATATTGAAAGGATGACACACAGAATCCTTGAAATAAAATTGTTAGAAAATGGAAATGTGTGGGGGAAATTTCTTCTAATGGACAATTTTCATGGCAGGCAGTGTCAATCGGTTGTTAAGTGTGGTGGAAATTTGCCCGTGTCATCACGTGGATATGGTTCCATTGATGACCGAAAGCATGTCACATTGGACACTTTAGCTACTTGGGACATTGTTAATTTGGGTGGATTCTCAGAAGCAATTATGAGAAAGTGTGAAGTTATAACAGAGGGGAAAGATAGGGGGTCAAAATATTTAACATACCTTTTTGAATCTAAGCCAAAGACAGCACAAGCTAACAATATTGTTTTTCAAGAAATGGAAAGTTACGTATCTGACCTAAAAAAAGAGTTGGATTCTAATAAAAAGGTTATTTCAAAAATGTCCAAGGATATGGATGAAATGGTTAAATCAATAGCACAATTTAAAGCAGATGATACCAACCAAAAAGAATTGGAAGATGCAATTAAGAGGGGGGCTAATACAGACCAAGAAAAAACAAAAAAAAGACAAGAATACCTAAATGCTCGATTGGAGAGTACTACTGAAAAGATACGTGAAATGTTATCAAAATCAGAATCAAAGGTGCTTTTTAGAGTTGCTGAAACATTGCATGAATTCGGGGAAGGAGTAAAATCCTTTTTAAAGAATTCATACACCAATCACGTTGAAGAATTTACAACGAGGAGTATAAAGGAAAACAATAGCTACCTTGGTTCAATAATTGATGAGGTCATTAAGGATAACTCAGTATTAATTGTTGAAGAATTCAAAAAAAATAATCAAAAGTTACACAATCAACACGAATCCCACAAGAAAGAATTTTCTCATAATTCAAATTTTAATGAGAGAAAGGTGAAGGCGGACATTACAGGGATGGTTAATAAGATACTAAGGGAGCATAAAAAATCGGTAGAGACAAGATTAAGTGCCGAATTATCCAAAATAGAAAATGCTTTGTTAATTTTTGAGAATAAAAATTCCGACTGTTTTTTAGATAACAAAAAATATATCAAAACACTAATCGGGGGTGTCTCCAAAGAACTATCAGAGGTCGATTGTAAGATTTACGAAGCCGAAAAAAGTCTTGCAGAAAGAATTGATAAACTTCAATTAAATGGCGATGGAATTTTAGTAAAATCGGATAAATTAAAAAAAGAATTTGAAGATAAGATTAATAGCCTAAATACATGGATAAAGAATGGTTTTATAGTTGAATCTGTTCTACCACTTTTAAACGAAAGCGGAAAATCTGTATTAGCAGCAAAATTATTAAGCGAAAGCTACTCCAAGAATAGGAGTTTAGAGGATACTAAGGATGTTACACTTGGAGATATTGAAGATATAGATACTATGCTAGAAAGTGTTGATAATATGACACTAGAGGAAAGTAGAGAGGCAGCAGAGGGCTTTGAAGCCACGGCTGTTTTTTCAAAAATACCAAAAGAATATAAGCCCTTTTGGGAATCTCTAAGCATTGAAGATAAGAGAAAGATTGAGAAAAAGGCGAGTGCTAGAGAATTTGTCAATGAAAAGAGTGTGAAGGTGTTTTGGGAATCACAGGAAAAGTTTTTATTTGAGCAGAGAATTATAACTCCTATGGAAAAGGTTTTAAGGGGCGATACGCCCGAGTTCATACTTGACCCTAGCCTTAAAAGGAAACAAAAATAAATAAAAAAAGTGCCAAATAATCTTATTTGGCACTTTTTTTATTTATTTTTTCTATGTACATAAGTTAAATAATTATTTATTAATAAAAATGTACGTATGAACATCTCTAGAGATTACAAGTACCAATTTTTAGACCGAAACAAGGCAACTAAGAAATGGGAAAAACCGCTAAAGGAATTAGTGGAAAGCAATTTTGATATTACCATGGAAATTGAAAATCCAAATATCAAAAGGAAGTTAGCTTGGATGGGCGCATTGGGAGAATCGGCTTCAAGTCGCGATAATAGACGCTCCCTTCTTTTGGAAAGTGGTTATGGCTCCATCAACCCGCAAAACCTAAGTGGTATGGGGGCTATCCGAAATACCAACATAACAAATACGGGAAATACGCGCACAACTAATAACGCGGATAAGGGTAGTGGAGATTATCAGAAGAATCTTACTATGACTTCTATGCACATTGCAGCGTCCACAATCGCCTTTGAGCTTTTGCCTGTTATTCCTGTAGAAGTTCCCATCGTAACGATGACATTCGTTGAATCCGTGTATGGCGGTACTAGAGTTTCTGATGAAACAAAGTCACCACAATACATTGAAATACCGCTAAAATTCTTTAAGGCTTTAGATGCCAATACAACCGATTTTCAGACAGCAGGCAATTCATTTGCTCAAGGGGAAAATGTAAAGTTGGTTAAGAATTCTGTTTACTTCATAGTTGGTAACGGCTCTACTGCAAACGAATTGGTAGCCAATAAAGGGGTTCAGCTACGCTATGTTGGACAGCATCACATAACTGCTGACTATCAGTTTCAGGTATTGGAAAATATTGAAGTGACAGGTGCAGCCACAGGTGTATACACTACAGTTCCTACAGAATACATATCAACGTTCCTCAATGAAGTGGCTACTATTGGTGCTAACGGTTATGCGTTGACGTATGAAACCGCACCCAATGTTTTGGCATTTGCAGACGCACAGACTGTTTTATTGGGGTCTAGCACAACAAATGCAGATGTCATATCTGTTGACTTGGTGGATACTAAACAGTCTCCTATTTATGGAGCAGGAAATTCTGATGGGTTTACAGAATCCCCAATGCCAAGGGAGGTTTCTGAATTGGGAACCGAAAATGCAATTACAATACGAACTTGGTCTACTTCTGCTAAAGTTTCAGATAGAGACATTCTTTGTGCTGTAACAAACAAACAGGAGCGCGATTTGCGACCAATGGGTTTTGACGCATTTGAGATTGCACTTGAAGCTGCTAAAACGCAGTTAATGCAGGAAATCAATAACCACATCTTAGACACTATGTTTAAGTTGGGCGTATCAAATCATGTTCAGGTTTATGAAGGAACGGGAATTTCGTTACACCTTTATGTTGATGATCCATTAGTTGCAGGTGCTTCAATCGCAAATATGGCAATATCAGACACTAATACATTTAAGCTTGAGACTTTAGATGGTACTGATGTTAGTGCTGACTTTGGTGTAATTCCAAACTTCCGTGAAAATAACAATGCCGATGGACAATTGGATATTGTTCGTATGGTAAAGGGTCGTGTCGGTCTTGCATCGTCACTAATTGGAAAGTTAAACCGAACCACTAAAGCAGACTTTGTTGTTTGTGGAACGGGTTTACAATCAGCATTGGTAGACTCTCGCAATTACACTTCAAGTCCTCATGACCAAACACTAATGAGTGGTTCTGATGTATTAACTTACTTTGGACAAGTTGAGGGTATGGATATGTATGTTGATCCTAGAATGGACTTAACTGATAACCGAATTTTGGTGGGTCGAAGAGGCGAAGAAATGGATAGTGGCTTAAAGTGTTTCATCTATGATTTACTCTCAGATGTTCAAACTATTGAAGGTCAGTCTATGTCTAAAAAAGCTTTGGTTTCTACATCTTATCTTTTACTTGCGGCAGGACATCACCCTGAAATTAACTACTTGACATTCATTGCTGAAACAGCAACGGGCTTGTGGTCGTAATGGTTTATTTTTAAACCAATTAAAGGGATACTCCAAAAGGGAGTGTCCCTTTTCTATTTTATAATACCCAATGATTTAGCAGAAGAAAGACTCATGGCTATTGTAGACGATTTACAGTAAACACCCTTTTCCAAAGCCCTATAATCATTATCAGTACAATCACAAAATTCCGACCAACCACAAGTATTCAATATGTCCTGAACTCGTACTAGCACACAATCTTCCAAGGCTTTACTAATTAATTGGTGGTGCAATTGGTAATTATCATTGTGCCACATTTCAAATACAACCTTTAAATCTTCACCCGAACAGTCCAAGGTTCTATTCCCTGCATCAAAGGCCATGAGCATGTCCGCTATTGTATACAATTTCTTCATTTCGTTTTATTTTATTTTATTTTAAATAATGTTTAAATATAAAACAATTAAGCGAAAATTCAAAGTTATTTCCCTTTTTCTAGCTTTTTTATTTTTTTTGAAAGCACACCAATTTCGTCTATTGTGGAAATCGCGTTTGATAAATCGCTAGATTTGGGGTCATTTAATGTTCTGTAATACTCTTCTAGCGTCTTTAATTGCTTCAGCTTACTTTTTAGAAATGCTAATTTATTCATTATTGATGTGTAAATTTAACAGTGCATGTACCACTTAGGTTACTATCGAGTGATAGTATTTTAATTGTATTGTTTCTTTCTTCGGTCGTGTCGTAATTTATACCATCTATCTCAACACTTTCCACACGCAATACAGTTATCAAAACATTTTTAATAAATGATGTTACTATTACATTGCGTATTTCTTCGTCTGACATATTATCCGTGCTAATGCCATAAATCCTAAAGGCTGTTGAGTAATCAATCTTAATAAATTCGTAGTCAAGTAGTCCTTGCTTATTCATTATTTTATTAGCATATCCCTTTAATGTTTGGTTTATATCAATTTTGCCACCATTAAATTGTGATTCTATAATTAAAGACGAAGGCACACTTATAACCTTTGATAAATAACCCTTTATTTCACTTGGGTTATACATCCACTTAACCTCTGATATGTCATTTTTGTTAAGACTATAAGAGTAGTATTTATCAAAATTAAAACTACCAACTTCCTTTTCAAGAATTGGAATGTTTTGATTGATTCTGCTTTTATTTGATGTGTTTATTATGTCCAAAGACTTTGAAGCCTTTCTAAACCAAACATAATCTTTGTGGGATATATCTATTCGTTCTTTTTGTTGAGGAACAATAACAGATGTTATTGGATCATAAAAGAAAGAAGGTCTAGTTGCGGAAAATTGATGCACCTCGGCTTCCCTAGAAACAGAGAATGAGGTGTAATCATAAACCAAAGATTGATTTAAGGGAATCTCATTCCTAAATGCAGTGTTTATATTTATTACCCCCTCCAACAAATTATCATCTAGCATAATTATTGCGCCACTATTCATCGTTTCACTGATATTCCCCAATGAAATTAATTCATATCTATCATTATTCAAATTATTAGATATAGTCCTATTAAATGATGCGTTGTATCTTGCTATACTTTCTGTTGTGGCATATCTGTTATCGTTAAAAAGTATTGTATTGTCTGCCACGTAATCACCCACGACTTCTATACTTGGTGTTAAAATCCCATTCTCCTTAATTAAAACATCAATTTCGGTACACCAAAAATAGTCAGATTTCACTTCTACAATATTCTTAAAATCAATTTGTATTCCAAATGTAGTCGTTGATAAAGGGTTTATATCACCATAAAAAATTTGCAAATTGCTGCCAACATTTAACATTGTTCTAAGGTCGAAGTTATTAATAGCAGTGTTTAGTTTTATATGTGCTATATTTGTACCTAAATCATTGTAAATCCATTCGCTGCCCACCAAAACATTGTTATAAAATTTATCGGTTGTGTTCTCGAAAAGCAGTAGAGAGATTGGCTCTACCCCAATAGAGGCCAAGGAGGTTTCGGTGGTGTTCCCTCCTGCTGAATAATAAAGCAACGACCTATCTAAATTGTAATCTCCTGCCACCTCTAAGCCTGTTAGTATTGGTTCAGGTATAAATTGATTAACGACAAGTGTTAGCGTCTTAAACGTTGAATTTTTTAATACTTTCAATTCAACATCGCTTCCACTAGGAGCGGTGTTTGAAATAAGTATGGAAGAGAATTTATACCCATTGTAATCGGGGGGAAAAATAAGGCGAACCCCCCTGAAAAAGGTTGATGTGATATTACTACTTGGATCTGTTTTTATAACTGACCATTCAAAAATGTCATTTCCATAAGTGTTTATATTCTTATCCAAAATAATAGACTCGCTGACAGAATTTCTTGTATATCCATCAATTGTTTCTTGATTATACCAAGGTGGTGTACCCGATCCTATTAAATACCAAGAATGTGTAAATTGGCCTAAGCTTCTACTAGGTATATTAAGTGATGGCGTGAAACTATCATACCTAAATATCATGGATGTGTTGAATCTTTGAGGGGCATTGGTAACATCTTTTCCATCCCTTATGGCAAACTTTGCCACCCATTCATATAACGAATTTTCAAGTAATGACAATTCGTTATATTCTTGTAAAGGTGTGTATTCACTTTCGGTTGTAGAAAAAGAGAAATCGCTTTTGTTTATTTTTTCAACCAACATTTCTCTTGACAGAATGCCTATACTATCAAAGTACCTATTTATTACCGATAAAAGCTCCCCTTTGTATAAAAGGAGTTCTGTGGGTGTTGAAGTTTGTGGAAGTTTACCATAAAAAACTTGGCTATTCACTTTATTAATTAAGTAGTTGTAATAGCTTTCCAAATTAAAATCTAGGGGGTCTGAGTGATAACTAACGTCTCTGTTATAATCAAATTTTCTATGTTCCAAGTTGTTTACTCTGTAGTATTCAACTGATCGTTCTTTAAGTAGTTTTATATCCAAAAGCCCTTTACCACTCAAGTCTTTGTTTGTTTGATATGCGTAATTGGATAAATATCTAAATCCTAGAAGTGGAACAGCAATAGTCCCATCCGAAAATTCAATGGCATCAATGTCAGACGCTATACTCTTAGATGAGAGTGTTATTGTATTTTTATTTGTCCCTATAAGATTTGGTGTTGATGAGAAACTACCAATGAAAGGTGGTAAAACATGGCAAACCAACGGCATTTCTGTTATTTTAACCCCTTCTAAAATAGGGGAGGCAATGGTGGATATTACATGTAGTTCATTATTCCCAAACCTAGAAAATTTAAGTACAAGATTTGTTGCATTATTACGAAACTCTTCTGTCAACTTGTCGCTTAATAGGTCTATAGTTGATTTTATATCTACACCCCTCAAATCTTCTGATATAGTCAGGGATATTTCAACAGTGCCTCCATACTCAAAAGAAAACCGTTGGTTTATATTTGGTATTCCGTTAAATATAATTATTCCTATAGGTGGTTTTGAAATCCCGATACTAGCCCCCCTAAATGATCCAACTCTATTATATAAAGGCTCGGATAGTAAAACAGGAGAATCAACTTGTATATAAGTATCTGAATTAGCAATGTGTATAGAATTGAAAGGGTCTAAATCATTTTCTGATATAGGATCATTCTTTACATAAAAACCAACCAATTCAACAAAATTATCATTATTATCAATATTACTTAAATCCAAATTGAAAGTGAATTCTAGATTAATAAATCTAGGGTCTATCATATTAGTCCTTTCAAACGAATTTGTTATCTGAGCCTCTGATTCAGTTATTGTCATTTCTGACATCAGATCGCTATTAATATAGGCATCTCTTTCCGTTATAACCCCTGAATTAATATCAATTCCAACAACAGAAACGGTATCGTTAAAATTAATACTAATTCCCATTTCCCTTTCTTGTATTTCTCTTACATGCTCCTGTAAAAAAAGACCTATTTTGGAAGAATCGGTTAAATCATAATATTTGACCAATTCACAATTTTCATTGGTTAATACATTTAAGGTATTGGGGTCGGTTAGGGCTATCGTGTTTCCGCTAATAGTTCCACGCTTAACCTTAAAAATAGAAAAGCCGTCAGGTATACCATCATCGCCAATGAATAGGGGGGCAAAGAATCTATGTGTCGAATCAACCCTTTTATCAGTGTCACTTATAGCACCATATCTATATAGGTTTGATGGTTGTGAAACATATTCATCAACAACACCAAAATTGGGATCGGGGAGTGTGTATAAAGCAGTTTTGTTGGGTATTAAATTACAAAAATTCTTTATATTGGAACGAAGGGGCTTCGTTGTGTCTAGAATGAAGGTTTTTAAGGTTGATCGGTTCAATTCCTCATTGGCGGATATACTCTCCATATAATACAATCCATCATCAATAAGAATCTTTAAATTTCCCGAAAATTTAGGGTTGGCCGAACTTATTGAAAAGGAATTCTTTAGGAGTTTGTGATTTAGTACTTCGTCTTTAAATGGCATATTAATTCATGTTTCTTAAAACGAACCGCCTTAGTTATATTAACGCTTATCCATTTTGTTTATGTACTTTTGTATTTAAAATATTAACGAATTTGTGCTTTAACTAGAACACTAAAGGTGGTTATTTTAATCAATTGAATCTAGGTAAGCATTAACCAATGACTTTTCGTTTCTATTGTCTTCCTCCCCACAAATAAGATTTGATATAAATTTTTCATAATCCATCAAAAGCTCCCGTTTCTGCTCATTATTATCATTTGTTGAAACACTTTGCTTCTCAAGCTTAAAAAATGAAATGATAGCGTTCTCAAGGCTTAATATACTAGGACAATCTTTAACATGTTCACCAATGATCTTTCTAATAGCTTGACGCTCCTTTTCCATAGTGGGTGTATTAATATAATGTTTTATTTCTTAAGTTCAATTGAGAATTTTAGGGTTTTGTATCATAACCTCTCCTATTCAACTCTTTTACAAAGTTTGTAACTTAAAAATTATAAGGTAGGGAATTTTGCTTTGAGGGTATTCTGTATTCTAGTATGTCTTTTATTAAATGGTGCATAACTAGTGACCCATCACATTTTTTGGGAATTTTACTACAAAATCCTTAAACCATAATAGCATCGTTAAAATTACCAAGAGGCTTAAGGCCACTGCTTATCATTTCGGTAAATGCAATACCTTTTACAAAGCCAACCGTTTCATTATGAATCTCACTATTCCGATTTAACTTTTTCCAATAGTTATAAGCTTCCTTAGAATAGTAAAAATCCCACACTTCATTTTCCATTTTTAATTCTTTTAAATGTTATCAATACTAAAATTTAATAATTAAATCCGAATTAAACAAAAATGTCGCCTACTTTTTTAAATAAAATAGGATTGTCCGAAAAAAAATATTTGTATGTTATGTGAATTTATTGGAAAAATAGCACAAAATCTGTTTTATAATTTAATATTAACTCGAATTGGAGTCATCACCTAAAAGAGCATTGGTATCTATTTTACCGTCTTCGCCTCTAAGGGGGTTCATTCCGATATTGCCCTCTTTGGTCACATCAATTTTATCGGCATCCGTTATATCTTTTTCTAGCTCCTTTTTTTGGGCTTCCATTACCTCACTAAGTCTATCTAGGAGTGCCCCATGACCACGACAAGGCTTATCTAGCATTGTGTAATCATCTGATGAAGCCTCTAACATCTCTAGTTCTTCTCCGTCCGCCTCTTCATAATCGTGATAATCATATTCTTCCTCAACCGCCCTTTCAAAGGTCTTCATTTCTTCTGCTATGGTCTTGAAGTGTGTTGGTAGTGTTCTCATATATTTATATAATATCTGTGTAACATTACTAAGTGATGTCTGTGCCTTAAATATTCTATCAAAAAGAGTGTCGTCTACTTGACCACCACCATTTAAATGGCTAACGAGAGACTTTAAGACATGTTTACCCATTTTCACCTGAAACATCATTGTTTTTAGTGAAAATTCCTCCATTCTAGCTTGATTTGCTGCTGCTATTTTATATTTGTTGGTGTATGTGACAACATCACTAATAGAATCCGTCTCCGCGCCCTCTATGTCTGTTTCCAAGTCAAGACCTGCATAAACATCGGCCATGGAATGAACGAATTTGCGGCATAGTTTTTCTATCTCAAGCTCTACCTTTTTTATTTTAATTTTTTTGTAGGTGGCTTTGTATTCCATATTTTCGCCACCATCAATTAAATCACCGAAGTCTTCTGTATCATCAAACATATACCAATTTTATTAGTTAACATCCCCCCAAATAATCATCAGACAGACCATAAATGTCATTGTTATCTCGAATTAATAACCGCTTATTTACTTGTATTATCTTGCTATCATCTGTTAAGATACTATCAAAGTGTTTTATCGGGAATAAATGATTTTGTAAACCTGACTTTGTAACAATGCTATCGTTCATTTTAATCATCCCCAACTCGTGCTGCTCTTCATTGCATAAAAATTCCAATTCCTCAATTCTATTATCGTCAATTCTATTCACATAAACGCCTTCCTGAATGCTATTGAGCAATCCCAATTCGGAATCATACGAACTTATAAAAATTGTTATATGCGATTGTGTTTTATTGATGTGAAAATTATAGTACTCCCCCACAACAATCTTTTTGCTTGGTATAGTCTTGTACTTAATGGAATTTGAACCACTAAACACCTGTAAAGTTACTCCCCCCTCTTTATTTAACATGAATAAGTGTGAAATATCTTCTCCCACTTTGGTTTGATAAATATACTTATCGTTAATAACGCTAAACTTAACCCAAAATGAAAGTGAAAATGTGTCGGTGTTGTATTTATTCACATCATACCTAAGCATTATTTCAGAACTTGTTACATCGGGGCTTAGATAGACCCAATCAGCCCCAACTATACCATTATGTAGTATAGAAGCCCTGCTTGCTCCTATTTCATTTATTCTGTAGGTTAGTGAAGAGTGATAGTTATGACTATTAGTTCCCAAACTTAGCTCTGTATCTTGAATACTGCTATCGGCTCGTGTGGCTTCTATATATTCTTTATTTTCTCCAATTGATTGCATTATCCCTGCACCATCAATAAAATTGCTAAAGTCTTCCGTTATGTGCTCCACGTCACTATCATTGACAGTAGCATCATCTACATATTTTATTAACGACACTTCATAAGCGACAAATTTATCCATAAAATGCACATCTCCGACAACCTTTGAAACAGTCATTCTTCTATTAAAATATTCTATATAAACAGAGTCTTTGGGGGTGGGAGGGGCACTAAACTTAGAATTCCATTCAGTTAGGTCTATATATATTTTAATGCCTCCATAATAAAGTTGGAACTCGTCTATGGAAATCTCATCTTCGGGTGTATTTTCTTTATTCATGACGACCATCATTTCGCCATGCTCCACAACATTGTGTAAGGTGTATACTTTAAATGTCAAGTTCCTACCACTGCTTTCAGTTCTGAAATACGTTACAGGAAACCCCATATTTTTGGTCATAGTATAATTTAACACACGCCTAAGTTCATGTACACGAGTTAAATCATCATGGTATCTTAGAATGTTCGCATTAACAACATTTTTAAACGTTGGTACATTTTCGGCCATTTCAACCGATTGAACACATAGCTTTATTCCATCCGCGCTAATGGAATCAAGAAAAATTGGATTGTATGTTATTTTATTGGGCTTAACATCAACCTTAGCTTTTATTTGTAAATTTGTATAATTTAAGCCTTGTATAATTGTGTTGAATATGTTTTCTTCAAAGAAGTCGGAGTATACCGTTCCATTAATTGTGTAGGAATATTTTATATCATAGTCATAATCTAAAATGGATCCCCCCCAAACAGAATTTATACTGTTTACCTTCCAATCCAACGAATTGAATATGTATATTTCTATTGCCTCGTTTTCAAAAAATGCTAGATAGCTCATTATAATCAATTAAGCGCACGTGATAACAATCCCAACTCCTTAGCTGCTGCTTGGGGATTGAATAATGGCACGGGGTTAGTGGTATAAACGCCCCAAGCTTCTCCAATTATAACACCATCATTTTTTATAGGAAGTATAATAATACATTCACACCCTTTCAAATTTTCACATAGATCACTATCATATCTGTGATATAAGCAATATCCATATTCCTGTAGACTCAGCATAATATCACCATCTGACTTTAAGGTTCTAGTTCTAAGAAATGTGTTTGAAGTCTTTTCATCAAAAAATGAAGCCGACATTTCCTTATAGTTACACTTCTTTACAGGTTGATAAATGTAAACTATCACCCCATTTGCATTGAGCGTATTATCATTAAAATTTTTAATCAAATGCTCAACGTCTTGTGGTGAAATGATAACTCGCTTATCACTTTTTAATTTATAACTTTCAATTAAATAGGAACTAACTAAAAATTGAGAAAGGACTAAAATAGTTATAATTGCAGTGGCTAATTTCATAATAGCCAAAGTAGCGGCTTTGGTTTTGTTTGCTATTTTTTTTATTTTTTTATGGCTCATGGTTTTTTATTTATCGCAATATGTAAATAGATATTTAGACACGCCTGCTAGGCTTATTATACTTTTAGTCGGAAGTATTTTTTCCGAATAAATTATTATCATTCCATAGACACCTCCATTGGGATCGGAAATTTTAAAAATGTAGGCCATTTCTTTAACTTTGGATGAACCAACAGCAAAGCCGATTAAATCTCCACTCATTCCATTATTTCCATCTTTTATACATAAAGACTTATTGGTTAACGTGCTGTATGTATCATGTATATCCTTTATTGGCATTTTTTCAGGAGTTCTTATATTATCTTGACATTTACTAAAAAAGCGTTGTGCAAATTTTTTTGAAACTCCCTTGGGTTGGAAAAGGTATAGCTCTATCCCATAAATTGATTGTTCTTTTTGTGTTTTGTAGAGTATATCTGAAACACATTTTAAATCATTTATTTTAACATACTCGTTTTTTTTATAAAAATAGTTTTTTACCTCCTCCTTAAAGTAAATTGGTATAAAAAAGCTGTATGCTATTATTAAACCAAAAAAAATCTTAAGAATACTAAGTCTTTCAAGCATTGTTAATAATACTACTACCATATTGCTAACCCTAGCAAAATCCTTCGATTTTGTGAATTCTTGACCTGAACCCGTTTTTTCTTGGACGACTGTATCCTTATTATTGTTTTCCGTTTCCACACCATTTAGTTTATGCAGTACTATTATTAATGTATGTATTATTTAATTTAGTACACCTTGCAGAAGAATGCAAGCGTGTAGTATCTTGGCAAAACTTGTATTGGTATGTCATTTCCTAAAAGTTCTGTTTGAAGGGCATACTGCCTTGTTAAATTCGCCTCTGTTTTATTTGGATCTGAATTTAAAACAGTGTTATAAGTAACGGGGTCTGAGTTAATATTCGGGAAAAGTCCGTATGCCTGACTTAGGAAGGGTGGAATTGTTGGCGTATCTTCTATTGAATTTCCCTGAACAGTTAGGTTTATGCTAGGAAGATTTATCTTTCTTACCAAAGCTGCCCCACCCTCTCCTGTCACAGTAATACCCTGTGAGTTATATTGGTTATCTGTTGCTTTTCCAATTGTATCAAAATTAAGATTTCCCTGATCCAACGCTGCTATAAATCTCCCTGATAAATCGGGCACTATGCTATTTATGCTATTACCCGTAGAATTACACAGCAGCCAACCATTATTTGCCATTATTGCCTGCTGTGCAATTAAGTCTCCTGACCACATGATAACAGTTCCTTCGGGAACGTATTTTTTCATTATCTCATTCATGTCAGAGATTGTTGCGCTATGCACACGCCCATGTGTGTCTACTGACAAGTTCTGCACGATAGGCTCAACAATAGAGGCGGTTGGATAATTAACTCCTGTAGAAAGTGACGTGTGAGATGATACACCACCTTCCAAATTTAAAGTGAACTTGTTATCCAAAAGCTCATAAACGAATTGCAAACCTGTCCCTTGCATATCATAATTGCTTGTATGATACATTAATGACCAAGGAGTAAATAACCAACTTCCTGACGAATTGGTGGCATTACGCATAAATATACTTTGCCCCCTATCGCGCGGTGGTGGATCAAGAGCAAAATCAGGAGGGATATTCATTACAAGTACTTGAAAAATTGTTCCATATGAAGAGAATGAAAGCGTTTTATTTTCATCGTACCTAAATGTTAATAACTGACCACCATCCGTTCCACCCGATGACAAATCAATTAGTGTGGGGTTTACGCCTCCCTGTAAAGGCATATTACTATATTGAAGCGGTTGATTGGGAGATATTTCATATATTCCTGCATTAATAGCAAGGTTCAAATCTTGTGGGGCTGTCCCTCTTTGTATGAAATGGTTTTCATCCATTATTTGCTGAATGAAATTCCCTATATTTGTGCTATTGTTATTTATGTTTCCCTGTAATGCAGCAGCCATTTGTTGCATTAAATCAGATGTTACTAATTGTGTCGGGCTATTATCTAAATAATTTATTGAAACGCCATATCCCGAATCAACGAGTTTATTATTGTTTAGGGATAGAAAATTTGCTTCTTGGCCTATATCTGAATATATGAATAATTCATCGAACCTTGTATTTAATCTAAGACCATCAATAGAATTCCCAAATTCACTGATGCTATCTAATGTTAAAAATTTTTGAATTACTGTTTCAGTTAATATTTCTAGGCTTCCATTGGCTGATTGTGTACCTATTTTTACCGTGTCCTTTGCAAAAAGAGTAGCCTCCACAGCCCCTAAGTCCAAAAACGCCATGTTCTCATCGTTAAGCTCATTCCTACTTGTTATTCTTAAAGAGTTTGAACCTGTTTTGTATATCTTAGAAAAAAGTCTCATTGAGGTCTCGTGCCGATGGCCTAAGAATAATCCACTTTTATAATCATTCTGCAAAATTGTCATTATTGGTGTATTGTCTACACCTGCTGCATAATCATGCGTATCAACTGTTAGAGTTGATTGTACAAGAGTATGATAGTCTTGACTAACACCCCTAACATACATGGGATTATCTGTCACCGCTAACTTACTTTCTTTTGGGGATATTATCTTGTAGTCAGGCAATTGAACACCTCCCCCTGCACCGACAACAGGAATATCTAGCACACTATCATTATTTGAAGTCGTGTTTATGCCTCCTCCCAAATCAGAGTATAGCTTTGCCACGGCCAAAAATATTGTATCCACAGAGTCATTCGAGCTTACTCCTGAAAGCATATTGGTAACAATAGTCTGAACCTGACTAACGGTTAGGGATGATCCATTTGAAAAGGTAATTCCCGTGTCTGTGAATTGTGTCTGCAATTCATCGTATGTAATTACACTTAAATCGGGCAGAACTAGTATATCCCCATCAACCAATTCCGAATAGCCAAAATTTATCAAAAAATTGGGCAAATCAAAAGATAGTTGTGTGTTGACGAATGATAATGTTATCTGATTCGGAGAATTTAGGTTATAAAAACTTAAAATGTCCGTGCTTAATGTGGTGTCTATTACAGACCAAGCAGAACCTCTAACACCCGAAATTCCTATCCCATCGTCTCCCTCGTCTCCTTTTATTCCCTTAAATGCAGGGAGCTTTAGGAGCATAGAAAAGTTATAGTTTAGCGAAGAAACCAAAGTTCCCATATCGCTAATCTTTAGCGTTTTAAGATTTAAACCGAGCTGAGAAAGATTTTTCATTGTTTCTTGATATTTTTATATATGTACAAAAAACCCCAATCGCGGAATCGTGATTGGGGTTTTTTTGATGATAAACACAATTAAAAATTAAACTAAAACATTAATTATATAGTAGTAATATTTTATAACTTCAAACGATTCATCAAGCATTAGTAAAACCATTTCAGACATAAATTTTCTATTACACATTTTAAATATTGGAGGAATATCGCTGTCGCTATTGATTAAGCTCCGCTTCTTAAAAGTATCAATGTTATTAGATGTTAAGCTTGCTATAAAATTGGACAGATTGTTTTTAACATTAACGAGAGATGAGTACAGGTATGATAATTCATCATCCATGCTGAAGTGTCTAATACACTTTTCTACGTACGTTATTTGTGCTAGTGCATCCAATAAGGCTTCTGAATCAAAGCCCTTAGAAGCTAATAGCTCAAAGTCCAACTTTTTACTCATAAGCACGATGATCTAGGATGTGATGAAAAATTTTCCACTCTTAAATTTTTCTAAAGTTGATTGGAAGTCATTTGAATATGGAGCACATTCCCCCTTAATTGATTCAGAATAATCTAAGGACTCTATTTCCACTTTTATGATGTGATTATAAAAAAAGTTTGCGAGGTCACAATCACTTCTATAAAAAATGTCCATAACACATTCTACCTTACTTATAGAATCAATTAAATTGTCTAAATAAGGACGGTGTACAGAGTTTATATTTTTATAATTCATTAAAATTAACTGTTTAAAGTTTTTAAATGAATACAAAATTTCCAAAGCAATAGCCCTGTCTATTGTTTTGTTATGTTTTTTTGGGTACAACAGTTCTTCTGTTACTCTGCACATTCTGAAGATTAAATCGACACTCTTTAATTTATTTATTAGTTTATTGAGTGATACCCTTTCGTTTTTATCGAAAATTTCTATCTGATACCACATACGTATATTTGAATCTAGTAAGAATAATTCGTTGTTTATGGTACTAATGTAAAGACATGATCCAACCTCATAATACCCATCAAAAAGTAAGCCGAGCGAAATGTCCATTTTACTGAAAAAAGATTCAAACAGTAGTCTCGCTTCAATTGGGAATTCACACCCCTCTTCCACCGTATTTGCTATACTTCGATGGTATAATGCTTTCATACTGTCAAGAGCAATATGAAGATTTTCAAAATCTTCCGCATCAATTCCAATTTCTTTAAGCAGGTCAAATGATTCTAATTCCTCCAATACACCTTGATTAATCTTTTCAATTCTTTCTAGTTTGTCTTTCATTTTTTTTTTGGTTAGTTTACAATTAATTTTAACTTATTTTTTCGGTACTAAAAACTCTTCTTCATAAAACGCCAAGAATTTCGCCACCTTTGAGGCTTTCTTCTTTATGTTCGCTTTTGATTAATTCAGACCCATCACACAGGAGTGCTATTGTTCTGTATGAGGCTTCCATTTTTTATATTTTCTTCAAGTTGAGCGAGTCTTTTAAGGTCTTTCAGAACATCAAATTCGAGCATGGTATGCCCATTCTTAATGAACCTTTTGCTCTTAGAAGCTTCATTTTTTTCAAATTTGTATTCAATCATGTTTTTTAGTTTTAAATATTAGATTGCCAATCTATGCGTTAAAGGGAGGCATATTAAACGCGGATTAGCAATCTAAGTATGATTCAATTATAATTGCGCTCGGGCTAATTCATTATCATACAAGTATGAATAATCAACCCCAAAAGAACGAATAAAATCACCTCTAACGATCTCTTCTCTGACTGTACTTCTATGCTCTTGTCTAATGATTTCTATTTTGTCGTCCATAACTTTGTAAAGAATAGCCCAACCATTTCCCATTTCTTCATCTCTGAGTAAACCATAAAAGTTCCCATCTTCCGATTTTTCCAATTTTGAAACAAATGGTCTTAGGTCTTCATTATCTATATAGTCCTTATCATTGTTAATGAACATATCATCAACAGTAGGAACTGTAGTAATATTCAAAATTATTCCTCTTGACTTCAACGCCTTTGCGGCAAAATCAACTTGTCTTTTGAAAAATGGGTGAATGGTATCTTGAAATCCCATAAATCTGAATTTATCGGTTTCAGATTTTTTAATTCCGTCTTTAATAACTGTATATTTAACAACATCATCACCTTCTAAGAACTCAAACTTCATAATTGACTATTTAATATAAATAAAAATAAAATAAATTTAAGTATTGAATAAGCATTGCTTATGTTATTGTAATAACCTCTTTTATTTGGTCATAACAACTATCATTCAAATCGACACCACTCCCCTCCGTTTCTATTAAACGTAAATTTTCCATAGATGACAACTTGGCGATTGGGAGGTTTTCTACGTTAGTTTCTCTAATATCTAAGTGTTCCAAAGAACACAAATTAAAAATATTATCATTCAATTTATTGATAGGACAACCCTTTAAAATTAGTCTTTCCAAATTTTTCAATTGCTCTACTTGCAACACAGATATATTAGTGTTAGAAACATTTAAAGACTCTAAAAAAGGCGGAAGTTTGGTTGGTAATGAGTCTATGCTATTGTTGGATATGTTTAAATACTCTAAGGAATCCATTTTTGAGATACTGCTTGGAATACTAGTAATTTTAGTATTTTTTAATACAAGTGTTCTTATTTTTTTGAGATTTGAAATGTTATCGGGGAGAGATTCTATTGGAGTATCTGATAAATTTAAAGAAGTCAGCCCTTCCATTTTGAGCAATTCATTGGGGAAATTTTTAATTCTAGTTTCCCTTAAATTTACATGTTCTAAATTGATAAACTCACTAAAATTTTTAGGGAGAGTTCTAATATTACACCCACATAATGCTAGAGTTCTAAGATTTTTTAGCCTATGAAAGCTGTTTGGAAATTTTTCAAATTCTGCATCATAAATGGTTAAGTGTTCCAACTTTTTTAACCTATGAAAGCTTTCGGGAATTACCTTAATCATTTCAAACATACTCCCAAAATCAAAGTGAAGATGTTTACAGTTCATTATTTTAAAAAGACCCTCTCTAAATTTTAGATCTGTTGTTAGTGAATTATTTAGAAATTCTATCAACTCTTTATATTCAGCGACCAAAGGAATTTTATCAATGTCTATACTTTCTCGTTCCGCTATTTCAAAGAAGGTATCAATGTTTTCCTTGCTTAATTCTTCTAAGATAGTTTCAATTTCAATGTTTTTATTTTTCATTTGAAGGAAGATTTATTTTTTACAGGTAAATAGATACAAGGTTTTTTAGGGATTAATCTACCGTATTGTAGTATAAATGGCAGGCCGATTCACTTCTTTCTATTTCTTCTTTATACTGCTCTTCGGTAAAATTCCAATCAATCGCGCTATATGATTTAAGGTCTCTGTAAAGAATTAGCGGTATGGAATGCTCTACCAATTCATGACAACCATTAACGAATTGCATCATTTCTTCAAAAAAGAGCTTTTCATTTTTTACTATATCTTCCAAGTTGCCGTCCCATTTTAGGTAAACATTTTTACAGATTCTATTAATGAATCCTTGCTTAGTGTTTTTTATGAATGCCATGTCACGCTCAATAAAATTCATACTATGCTTTTTTATGTTGAAATGTTAAGTAAAAGTGTCTTTAAATAAATAAGCTTTAAAAGATAGCCACCCAAAATTGAGCATGTCCAAAAAAGTTTGATCGGAACCTTTCTTCTACTAGACAGAGGCGAGGGTGGCTTAAAACATAATTGTGGTTCAGGTGGGACTTGAACCCACGACCAACGGGTTATGAGTCCGATGCTCTGACCAACTGAGCTACTGAACCAATTGCAAAGAATAATCTCTGCTTGTTCGATAACGTAAATTTACAAAATAAAAGTTTAGCAAGCAAGTTTTTGGACTATTTTTATTTATTTTAGGTTGGAATGGAAAAACTGTAACCCTTTTTGGGGTGTTGACTACTACATCCAACCCAATTCCTTGTAATTTGGGAAGGATGGCATCTTTTAATTTGTAACAGTTTATCATATCTAAAATTAGATTTTTAATGTTATTGTTTATGCCTTAACGCAAAAAATCCCAATCAATAAGTGTTGATTGGGATTTTTAGCAGGCCGTTTTGTTTTACTTAGCATCTTCGTTGTACCATTCCCCCGAAACATTTATTTCCATTAGTTTCATTTCCGAATCTGCAATATCGGCATCAAATACACCATCCGCAAACCCACCGTTTAATATGCAGTTGTTCAACTTCCTTTCGTAAACCTTTTGACCGTTTCTTAGGAAATACTCAACCACAATATCAAAAGTATAATCTTTCTTCAATCCTTTTTCAAAAGTATCGTGATTATTAGTCAATTGTTTAACGGCTAAAAGTGATGTGTACACGTAAAGGTCTGCTTCGTCATCAAAATTTAGTGTTAGTGAAATTGCTAAATCCTGTCTTGTGGTTATTTTATTTGAGGCAAAGAGTCGCTGTGCTCCTTGGTCTTGCTCTACAATTTCTATTTCAGGAACCTTCCACCCCGTTACAGTTGTTACGTGTTCTGTTAACAAAGGTTGGTCTGCAATTGAATCGGAGAATAGGAATGTGATTCTAAAACTGTCTGTCTGAAATCCTTCCCATTTATTTCGACCTGCCTGTGTTTGTGTGATGTGTGATAACATACCTTTATTTTTTATTTTTATTTTACCCCGATATAATCAACGTCAGGTAATTACAATTCCTGACGTTGTTATATATGTACCATTAACCTATTACCACACTTCCGACTTCACCAACGCTATTGTATGCGGTAGTCCTGATTATCACCTTTTCTGCAATAGACGCAACAACCAATTCAATGTCTATAATCATCAATTGATTCTCCAATACCTCATCAGTATTGTTAGTACGGTCAACAATTGATTGTGCATATTCCAAAGCACCATTGGCGCGGTATCTTTCTAAAACAGTGTCAATCCTAGCTTTAACCCTAGCCCTTTCCTGTTCTGTATTTTGCTTCCCCAATGCAGCACGTGCTATTGGCTTCACTTCCTCTTGAATAACATTAAGTGTTTCTCTTACATGTAAACTCTTGAATGCCGTCCCATCTTGGTTTAGTGTTTTATTCCCCAAAACCATTAAGTCCTGCATAATCGGATTAACACCAATTCTCTCAAGTACTTCACGATCCTCATCGGTCAGCTCTAAGCCTATTTTTCCTAAACCCGAAGCAGATATTCTATAATCGCTCCCAAAAACAGCCCTATATGGCACACCTGCTACCCATTTAGCTGCAAATAGATTTGAAACGATGGGAGCCATAGGCATCCTTATTGTTCTACCGTTATCAATTATGGTAGCATTTGGAAAAAAGGTTGCGCCATAAGCTGCCCCTTGCTGCTTTGTTGGGAGTGAGAAACTTTGTGTATAGGGTAGCGATGTGTTTCCCCCACTCTCTAAGTATTCAACATTCAACTTTGAGCCAATTGCTTGATCCTTAAAGTATGGATCGGTACTATCTTTTAATGTTTTAACAAATGGCATATTAATTAAAGCGGTTACTCCACCTTGTCTAATATTGCCAATATTCGTGAACTGATACTTTATATTGGACGTTGGGTAGCTAGAAAAAGAGTCAACAATATAATTATAAGATTCATAATCCCTATCAACTAAAAGGTCTCTTAGCGAACCGTTCATTGTATCATTAAGTACTTCTTCTAGCCTAGTAGACGTACCATTAACAAATTGTTTATCTCTCGCAGACAATCCCTTCATTGGGATTGGAATTAATTCCTTAGCTGTGTCAACAACCCTATTCAATTGAACGGCATAATTGGTATTTGCGCTAGGCTCTCTATAGAGAACCAATTCCAAGGAATTGTCTAATGTTAATATTGAAGTGTTGCTTCTTGCTCCGACCTTTGTAACAACTGTGGTATCATCGTCACCACAATAAACGGGTCGATCAAAAGTTGCAATAAAATAACTTCTATCGGATGCGTATGTTGGGTTGGAGGTAATTAAATTATTAATATCCGCATCACTAAGGGGTGGAAAAGGTATGACCGTTCCGCCAACATGTGTCAGGGGGTATCCATATTGTGCGCCATTAACATCCGTAATATAATTGTACTCTATTGGAAGACCAATACTCACCCCCCCGATGTACTCCCAATTACCCGTGGCTGTATTGAATGTTCCCAATGGAGACCCTGAGGCATCTAGGGGGAAGGATGAGGTGTGTAGACCATCAAATACCACCTTTGTACCCAAAAAGTCAACGTTGATAACCCTTGTAGGATTTCCGTCCATACCTAGAAATAGCTGCCCAACCTTAACTCCCGTGATGTTTGTTAAAATGAGTGTATTTCTTGTGTGGTATTGTTTTCCATTGATTGTCTGCACTTCGGTTGGCCTTGAGTATAAATAGTCGCCCGTATTAGTTACAAGAGTTTCCTTACCAAGTACCATTGGGTTATTGTGAACAATATGATTTCCAAATATAGAATAGATGCTAACATCTTCTTGGGCTGTCACCTTCCCCCCTTCAAGTGCATAGGCTTGGGTGAGTGTGTTAGAATCATTACTCAAGGAGTCGTAGTTCAAAGTGGTGGTTGAATTGTCAAAACTTAAAGCACCAATGTCAGCAGAAGCCGTATATACCATGTTTGAACCCGACCAAAAAATATCAGAAGTCCCATAGAAATCAATTGCTATTGGACGTTTTCCTCCACTCCAATTAGATGCGGTAAATACGGCATTTAGCTGCTGTAAAGGGGGGGCTATGTAGTCTGCCGCCAAATCCAACACGTCTTCATTAATTTTACTAATTAGACCTGTAGTGTTTGTGTCAACGTTAATCAAATTATCAATCGCTAGTGTTGCGCCTGTTTGTGTCACAAGTGTTGGGATTAAAGAACCCTCGTAAGATCCTATAAATCTAGAATCTTCCTCTTGTGCCAATTGAGTTAAACCGTCAATTTTTCTTCCATTAGCGTCAATTATATTATTAATCAAACCGCCACTGCTATTAAACAAGTATGAAATGTTTGAGGGAATTCCATAAGAAAGGTCGATATTGAATACATAAACTTCTACAAATGTATCATTCAATAACATAGTAGGCTCTAGATAAATTGGAGACGGTACACCCAAAAGCGAATAGTATTCACTTAGTGTTTGATTATATCCAATAGCTTTAAGTGGTCGAACAAACACTGTCAGGTCTTTACTTCCAATGTTAACAATATGCAATAATTCATTATTATTACTAGGAACAATATTTTCTTCATCAACAAACCAATTCCTGTCAGTGTTAAAATAATTGGTATACGGTCTATTGGCGAGTATGTTGTTACTATCTTCTGTAAACTTTGTATTCAGTCCAATTCCCTGAACAACATCAAGTGTATCGTCATAGCTCCTTAGATTAAGAACCTTTATTGCCCCTTGCTGTAGCATTATCTGTGCGGAACGATGGAAATAAGCACCCCGTCTTTCAAGTCTTGTGTCAATATTACCAAAGAGTTGAACAAACTCCTGATAGTTTTCAATAACAACAATCTTGTTGGTAACACCCTTTTTAGACTGACCTATCAACAATCTAAATCCATCCAATTCGGCAGCAGCTACAATTGACCGTGAAGTTCTCTCAATGAAATATAGTCCCGCTGCTTTTTTGGTTATCTGTTGTATTCTAACAGGAAGTGCCATTTAAAATTATTTAGTACGGTTAAAAATCTTTTGTAATATGTACTATACCATTTACGAATCGTCAAATTTCAATCTATTTCTTAAATCGTCAAAGTTATAAGCAAAGGTAGATTTTATTCCTCCCAATCCCTGTAATGTTAAATATTGCTCTATAAAAGCCATTAATCCAATATTCCTAGTAAGTATAGTGTATCCCAAATGTAAATACGGAACAACATTATCATCGTGGCCTAATTCCGCTTGGTAGGTTCCCTTTTTGTTTACCTGAAAAAATCCAATCTGCTCGATTGTTTTTGAATCCCTAATATCAAATAGACTATTTTCCATAGCCAATTTAAAGGCGTTTACGGAAAGTTTTTTGATTTTTCTATCTGTTCGTATGCCCACGGGTCGTCCACCCCTTCTCCTACTATTTTCCCTTGATGTGTTTCTTGATGTAAACCTAAGAAAACAAGAGGGGGGGATTAGCACACCTAGCCTTTGCATTGCCTCCTGTATTTGTGCCATAAAAAAAGAACCGTAAGTATTCCACTCAATGATTATTCGCACATTTTCGAGTTTGGTAAACGTGGATATTGTTCTGACTATCAATTCAGGCATTTCACTTTCAAGTGGAACATCGTTGGCCTCCAATACAAAATCTTGCTTAAATGATATTTGACAATTTAGATCATTCCGTTTTTTATGTTTAAGACTTAAGAAGTGGGCGGTCGTTGAGTCGCCCCCCATGCCTTCCGCTAAGTCTATTAAAATTAGATAATGCTCTTTTTTAGTGTTGACCAAATTTGGTCTAAATCTAATTTTTTCAGAGTACCTTTCTATACCCTCAAATTTAAGTTCGTGGTTAACAAATACGTTCTTTTTCTGCTCAAGTTCACGCATTGTGAAGGCAGATAATAGCTTATTCAACTTGGTGTCAAAAGACATTTCAAATTGAATCTTGAACTTTTGCAGCCCAATCGTATTAATCATTTCGGTCGCCCATTCAACATCTCGGTTGGGAATTTGCCACCAATATACAGTAGATGAACGGTAAGCATTTTTCCCTTTTACCGACTCGTCATATAGCTCATAAAATAAATCCTTTCCATTTGGTGTAGATGTTATTATTAATTTAGGATCTTCTATTTGAGCTTGTGCAGGTATAGCATTAGATAAAAAATCGGACTGCTTTTCTTTGTTCCCATCAAAACAGAACGAAAACTCATCAATATAAAGTGTATGAATTGTTTTTCCATTAATCGCATCTTTTGTGCATGGCGCAGCAAGTATAGAACAGCCATTATCAAATTTAATAAATTTCTCATTCCATAACTCAACACCTGCTTTCATCCAAAAAGGAAGACGATAATATATTTCTTTTATCTTATCAAGCACCTCGTTGGATGTCTTTTGCTTGTTAGATAGTATGGCACACTGCCTGTTTTTGTGAAAAAGAACATTCCATAAAATATAAATTGCTGCACTCGTTGTTTTGGATGCCTGTCTTGACCATGCTTGTATATGCTTACCATAACTTAGATATGAAACTAACTGTTTCATTTGGTGAGGGTACAAAGTACACCTCTGATAAGATCCATCTCTTTGCTTTAGCTGTACATATTCACGAGCAAAATACATCATGTTAGTGACACACTTAGCTAGTTCTAATACCTCCACATCCGATGTGCGGAAAACCAAATCCTGTTTTCTTAGTTTAGGATTATTCTCAAAAAATGGACTTTTTTTTAATGGACGACCTACAGAAATGGCATCCAATGCTAGACTTGCACTGTGTGTTGTCCAAACAACCGAACTCTTGCTCTTGTCTCCTGATATGTCTTTTCTAGGGTCGTAGTGCTGAATGCCCACAGCCTTCTTCTTTAGTTTTCTTCTTACTTGCTTTCTTTCACGCTTTTCGGGCTTCGTGACCGTGTTTTTGTTTTTTTGTTTTGGTTGCAAGATTTTCATAACACAATTTGTATTTATTTGTGTTATGTACATTGGTATATCAACAATTATGTACATACCATAAAATAGGAACAATGAGTACACTCAACGATCAGATTAAAAGGCTAGAGATATTACAAGGGAATGCTCTAGCGATACTTAGCGCATTTAATGACGCGAACTTTTCTGATGCAGCTTTCGCAGAAATCAACTTTTTAAATGAAGATGGGTCAAATACTGTATATAATATACCATCTAATATAAATATTGACAGAAAGTTAAAGTCTCTTCAAAACACAATTGACGAACTCACTTCGCTGACAGATAGTGGGCAGACCTTGGCTACATCCATAGCCGATCCATCAACAAGAACCCTTTTTATATCTTCCTTTGAGCGTTCCTTTCGTTCTATATTGAGTTCTGAATTCATTGTAAGTTCCACCCTTTCTATTAAATCAAATCCCATTTTTGAAGCACTTGCTGATCCTTTGTGCAGAGTTCAAATAGCACTGCCATCAAAGTATGCACACATACAAGCGGCACGTGTGCTTAAATACGTTTTAACGGCAAGTGATAAATCTGATAAATTTGAAACTTTACGCGGTACTCTAGCAGCCAATAGCACAAGAGGGGTTGTATTGCAGTCTTTGAATGACCAAAATGCAACATATAAAATTTTTGATGATGTGGTAACATTGGATGCAAAAAAGGTGCGATACTATGGTTCGTTCTCTGTCTTTGAAATGAATTTAAAGGAAAATGGAGACCTGATATGCACCATTGACAAAAATACGTATACCGATTCGGAAAGCGCGGTTTTAAATAGTAAAGAAATCACTATTGGTGATTTTTTGGTTACATCTGACGGAGATTCTATTTGGGAAATCGTTGAAATTGCTTTAATTAATAAAATTTCTATAACCCTTAGAAAAAGGGGGGGGTATAGAGCAATATCCACAGGAATAGAGACGCTACTTTTTCACGATCAAAATGATATTAAAAAAGAAGTTTCAATTTCAATAGAAGGTGGAGAGCGTTCCTTTGTATTTTTTGCCCCTATATCAACCGACACAGGAATAGCAGGGGAGTGGAGCAGCATGGTGGCCGTTTCTAGTGCTGATTACTCGGTGGAAAGTGGTGGAATAGCAGTACCCTTTGATGAGTACTATAATACGAATGTATTGGCAGTGGGAAATTGGCTATTGAGTCAGGTATCAGATCAGGCTGTTTCGCGTTCTGTTGCACTAGATATAGATAAGCCTGAATTAGACCCAACCAATTTTGATGTAGTTCAAATAAATTCTCACCTTTCACGAACAGGCGATTTTGAAAAGATAAAAAGGCTATCGGAAGAAAAAAATAATTTAAGTTCAAAAATAACTTCACTTTCAAATGAAATTTTTGAAATAAGAAATAGAATTTCTAGAACAGTTTACAGGAGTTCTACACAGCAAAAACAGGATGAGATAACGCTAAAGGCTAAAGTCAATAGTAAAAATTTAATCTCTGCTCAATTGAGAACAACAATAAAAGAAATAAGTACTGTAAGTTCAACTACTTCTGCAAACAATGTATCACCAAAATATAAAGTGAGGGGGTTTTTTGAGATTGTGGAGCCTGTTTCGAGTGATGGGGGTGTTCAGCGAATAGTATCCTATGATGTTAGGCATAAGTATGTTCCATCTAATTCAAGTGCTTCAATATCACAAACACTCAGTAAAATAGGCGGAATTGACGGAACGAAATCGCCTTGGATTGATGTCGCCCCAATAACACTAGAAAAAGAGTATAATTCTGATACTGATAAATACGAATGGGAGCAAAACAATATTGCGGATGCACAAAAAAATAATATCAATCAAATTGATATTCCAATAGTATATGGCGAGGCAGTAATTATACAAGTGAGAGCAGTTAGTGAAGCAGGATACCCCTCAAACCCTGCCAAATCTGAATGGTCTGACGAAATGAGGATTGAGTTTCCAACTTCTTTGGCTCAGGAGGAGACAATAGGTTCCATTGTTTCTCAAAATGCAGAAGATGAGCAAGTGGTGAAGTTAGATGAATTCTTGGATTCTAGGGGGTATAATTTACTAACAGCGGAGAGCTATGAAGCAAGCGATCAATATTTTACAACCAAAGCATTTACAATTGATTCGGGATTTAAACGAGATGGAGTTGTTCAGAATCTATTCGTTTTCTTAAAAGAGCTGTCAGACAAGGTAGCCTCTTTAGAAGAAACGGTTCTAAGACAAACCGTTTCATGGTCTATTTATATTGAAGATTCTAGGGGAAAGGTATATCCAATAACGGATCGTAGTAGTATAGAGCTATTTGCGGGATATTACAGCGAGTCTGTAGATGTTAATGATAGTTCAAATTATGGTGATTATTTGGAAGAGACCTTTTATTTAGTAATAACTAATAATAGCAGTTCTTCGGGGGATATTTTAACACTTTCAGCAGGTGATATAACAGCAAGAACCACAGATAGCAATTACACTAATGCACCATTTCAAACGTTTAATAATCCATTATCTAATCAGAAAAATGGACAAATTATTTACTTGAGGGAGGGTTCACTCAGCGGTGCTGAAAGTTTTTATGTGTCTGACGTGACTTCATCATCGAATGAAGTCACGCCTTCTGATGTTGATTCGGGTGTAGTAAGTACATTAAAAAATGTAGTATCTTGGGATGGGTCATCGGCCACCTTGGTAAAGCTTCTTGATGGTGCTAACTCAACGGGGTATGTTTCTATGTTAAAAAGCCACCCTTTATATTTACAGTATCAGAATAATCCGACAAGTGGAAATCTATCTCTGCTGAGTGCAGAGTTTAGTAGGGTTTCAAATTATACAAAAATTTTAAGAGACGGTAAAGCGCAAAGAGATTATGATTCACTCAGTAGCCCCATTCCACAATACCAAGTCCCACAATACCAAATAGACGATAAATATTTAGTGGGTGCAGAATCATGTGGCTCTATGCTTTTTGTTAGACCACAAAATCAGTCTAGTATACAAGTTGAAACGGCCGATGCTTCATCTCCATTTCTTATTGAAGGAGGAAAGTCAAAAAAAATACCTATAATTTTTCAGTATAGAATGACCGATGCGTTGGGCAGACTGAACGGAGATGGTTCAAAAAACTTGGCCGCATCCACGCTAAGGTACACAAAAAAAATAGGATTTGATATTTTTGCAGGAAGTAAAATTCAGTTTGATTTGGAAGTGTTTGCCGATTTTAAGCCCACCCTACAATCAGGTAGATCATCACTTAATAGTACTCCTATAGTGTCTAGTTCAAATGATAGCGTTCAAATATTATAAATTTGTGTTATATTTTTATCAAGAATATTATTCTATGATTCAATATATTTTGATATATCTCTATTCACTCTATTAGTTATTGAATTCTGTATTATTTTGAATAAAGTCAGTCTAGCAAAAAGTACATGAGCCAATATTGAACCAAGTGATAGAAAAAATGGTGCTAACAAAACAACATAAAGGCTAGATTTTAGCATGAAAAAGGAAGGGACAATAAAAAGGAAGGTGGCACAGAAGTGTGAAATATTTTTAGAGGATAAAATTGAAGCTCCTACACATAAAGCAGCAGATATAAAAACACCATGGAGATGAAACCCTCCAATTTCATTGGGGTAAATCCACTGCCCGACTCGTACACTCATATTCAAGATAAAAACAAGAGCGAGTATGTAAAAAGCAAGCAGATTATTCACTTTAATCTGTTTTGCTTCATTCATTGAAGCCTTGTTTGATCTATAATTTTGTATATTGTTAAGAGCTAATGAGAGGTATAGTGATGCCAAAGCAATCATTATAAATACTACTGTTGAAAAAAAATGGTGCATGATTGCTTATGTTTTATTAAAAGAAATAAATAGTCGCTGAATCAACAGCGACTATTATTATTACAATGGTAATAAATTATTAATTACCAAATGGATACACATTAATTGTCAAATGATGACTCATTAATTACCAAATGATGACTCATCAATTTCCGTATCTATACCCAATTGATATTCCGACACCTCCCTTTCAAAGAAGTTTGTTTTTCCGTTAAGTGCTATGGATTCCATGAAAGGGAATGGATTTTCCGCATTAAATAATTTAGGTACACCCAAATCAACTAATAGTCTGTCTGATACAAATTCTATATATTCGCACATCGTTTCGGAGTTCATCCCAATCAATGAAACGGGGAGCGCGTTGGTGACAAATTCCTTCTCAATCTCAACAGCCTCACTCACTATCCTTTGAATTTCTGTTGGGCTTAATTTATTGACTAGCTTGCTATACAAAAGACAAGCAAAATCACAATGTAACCCCTCGTCTCTGCTTATTAACTCATTGGAGAAGGTTAAACCGTTCATCAACCCTCTTTGCTTTAGCCAAAAAACAGCACAAAAAGAACCCGAAAAGAAAATGCCTTCCACAACAGCAAATGCAATTAGCCTGTGTGCAAATGAAGGTGAGTTTTCTATCCAATCCAATGCCCAAGTAGCTTTTTTTGAAACGCATGGAAGAGTTGTAATAGCATTAAACAAATCTACCTTTTCCTTAGAATCGGATATATAGGTATCAATCAGTAGACTGTAAGTTTCTGCATGTATATCTTCAATTTGAATCTGAGCTGCATAGAATGAACGCGCTTCCGCGATTTGGACATCACTATAGAAATTGATACATAGATTCTCGTTCACGATACCATCGGATGCTGCAAAAAAAGCCAAAACATGCTTAATGAAATGTCTTTCATTGTCATTGAGTTTATTATTCCAATCCTCTATGTCGTCAACCAAATCTAACTCATCAACAGTCCAAAAGGAAGCAATGGCATTATTTCTAAATTCCCAAATATCAGAATGTTCAATAGGGAACATTACAAATCTACTCTCGTTTTCTTTTAATATAGGCTCTACCTTCATTTTAATGTTTATATTATTAGTAATTTTATATTGCTGTTCAATAACGATAAAAAGATGTCAATGTTATTTTGCAAGCCCCTTAAGAGCACTATTTTAAAGTAAGTTATTAACACATTGACTTTCAGCAATAACATATCGTTCTGATTCTTTTCATATTAATTTTAGGTTAATTAATATTAAGTACTACATGTTAAACAAAAATACTATCCATAATAGCCCAATTCATGTAAAAGTATATGGGCATGATTTAAGATATTACCTTCCATGAAAATTTTATCTATAGCATGGTTTGATAGATACAAATCGTACAGCTCGTCTATTTTACTAATACCAACCTGACCGCGATAAAAAGCTCTAGCAAATAAAATTTTAAGTTCTATGTATATTCTCATCATACCCACTATTGCCAAATTACTTTCAAAATTGAGCATAATGTCATTAGTAGGCATTATATCAATAAAGTGTTCTTCCCCTATACACTTGGCATATCGAATGTCATGTTTTTCTAATTTAGGTATGGGAACTTCGTTTAAATATAGCGTGAAATTACTTTTAATCTCTTCGTTTAGTGGCGTGTGCTTGCCAAAGGCATAATGATTCATCTGTTCTATTTGGGGTTGGATTAAAATATATTGGATAATAAATGCTCTATTACGCGAACGGTCATTCCATTTCCAATCATTTTCATTCGCTGAGTTTTACTAACGTGATTGGTATACCCTTTAGGTATTGTCTGTAGTGCCTCCAAGTCCTCGGCAGTATATTTGTAAATTTCGCCCTTCTCATTCTTGCAAAAACTAGGTGTTTGGCCGTTATACATTGAAGCTGTCAAGCAAGAAGCCTTTTGATTTGGTAGCTTTATATAATCCTTTCTAATTTTATTGCCAAATTTTCCATCCAAAAATTTTGGATACTTGTCAGAGAATATTGGATTGACTACATCAATTATTTTTAGTCCCAAATCAATAGGCTCTAGTATATTGGGAATATTAGTCCAATATAATCTAGGTCTGTTTTGGGCAGAAAGTTTAGCCGAATTCAAAGATATTGGCTCTACACCGACTAGTTTTGTTATCTCATCTCTCCATTCCCTTTTCATTGACACATTTTCTAGAAGAAAATATTTTGGTTTTGTTTCATCTAATGCTCTAAGGTATTCAAAAAACAGTTTACTTTTGCCATCAAAGCCTGCACCATTTCCTAGTCTAGAAAAAGATTGACATGGACTCCCTCCAACTAATAGATACGTGTCTTTAATTTTTGTAAAGTCTATGTCTTCAATTGATCCCAATTGCTTGGTGTTAGGATAGTTTTGTAGACACACCTTCATGGAATACTTGTCAACTTCGGATGCTATGTATTCATAGTCTTTGCAACCCAAGTTATTAATTGCGATTTGGGCGCAAGATAAACCATCAAAAACACTTACTATTTTTTTAGTTTTCATTCTATTTAAAGTTTAATTCAGTTAACATGTCTTGTGCATGTTTTAATATTTTTTTACCACAACTTAAAGTTCTTAGAACACTATCAGAGAAATATTTTTCAAAAAAAAATTCAAGCTCAACATCCAAAACTTCACCTCTGTAGTATGCCAATTCAAATAAATCTAATATAAGCAAAATGGATTCCTCTCGACCGAAATGTCTTGTAGTGCTATCAATTACAGGAATAATATCATTGAGCCTAGGATTTAAAAAGTATAATCCTCGCATTTTCTTTTTGGCAAAACGAACTTCCAATTCATTTAGGTCTTGTATATTTTTACTAAAGGGATGTCCATATTCGTATGGCTGAACTACTTGGCTGTATTTAGGAAGACCCACGATTTTAAGTGGGATGGGATTCTCTATACAAATGTGTTTAATTGGTGCGTTCATAAGTTTCAAAAAAAATCTTTAGCTATTATGGATTTTTCATATCTCTGTGCATCAACATTACCTGCACTTGGATACATCCAACGCGCCCCTGCGTTACTCATGTATGTACATGGTGGATGTGCAATCATTAAATCATATTTTTCACTGTATGCTTCTATTAGCGCATCCGCCTTTATATGCCATTCAGGTTTTCCGCCACTACAATTTTGTATATCGCAACTATAAGCTTCAAGCCCCAATTCTCGAAAGGCTTTGCATATCTGTTGGCTCTCTTCACATGCTATCAAAACTTTCATACTATCATTTTTAAAGATTAGACAAAGCTCCATTCAATTGACTAAATAGATCCTCAGTCTCCTGTAAGTCCCCGCCTTCCATGTAAGTGATTGGTATCTCACATTCAAACAACCTCTTGCTAAAACTTTTATAACGTTTTGTATATATATCTACCATTTCCTGAGAAATTTTTTCCACCCCCAAACGATCCGTAAAGTCGAAGTATTTACCTCCTCCAACCAATTCATGGAGTGGTATTCTCCAAAAAAAGTCTTCATCATTACTCCGACTAACTACCGAATCGTTTTCTAAATCATAACAAAGATCGGAGCCATTCTCATAATAACCTTCCGTTCGCTGTAGATGTGTGGTTTTTGGATCAACCAAACAACCCAAAAGAACGGAAAGGCGTTGGTAGCCATCTATTATATAAGAGTGAGCTTCTTGTTTTGGTAATTGGTATCCACCTATTTGTTGTATTTCACAGTGCGATGTTTCACTTTTCTTGGGGTTCCAAAACACAAACATACCAATCGGAAAGCCGCGTTTTATGCTATTAAACAGGGAAATTTTCTGATAATCAGACCATACATCTCCTCTAGGAAATGAGGGTACATGGATGACTCCGCGCTCAATATCTTCGAGACATCTAAATAGTCTTATTACACGTGTACTTGTTCTTAATTCGCTCATTTTTTTTGTGTTGTGTTTAAGACTATTTAAGACATTCCAAGCTTAAGTATTCACCTTCTTTTAATAAATACTTATCGGGATTGCACCTAATCTCCTCAATTTTGACAAGTTTAGCATCTTTGGGGAATGTAATATCTGTGGTTGTGGTTCCGCAAACATGGCATTTGTAAAAGTCAATAGGCCAACCAATTTTATTTTCTGAACTTCGTATATGATTCCGTCCATCTAAGTCTGAATCACAATCAGAGCAATAGATATATTTATTTTTGAGCATTTTGTATATTGTTACTGATTAAATAAGATAAAATTAATACTTTGGCCTGATCTTAACACGCACTTTTAATTGGTTCTGTTAATTCTAATGGATGTGGTATTCTAAGTATATGTCATCCAAATATTATTATTTTAATAGCGACTCAGGGCGTTTTTGAATTTTTTTTCGCTAAAAATAAGTGTCATACGTTCCATTATATTGACCATATAATCCTGATAAATTGAGCTTAATTATTTCTGTAGTTTTTTATGTTGAATTGAAAAAAGAAAACTGCATTCGATTTCATAGGGGCATGAGTTTGTAAAAGTTGTGGTTCGGGAGTCTTATCTCTAACATAAACTTGAACATCAATTAATTGGGACAGTCACTTAATAATAGGAACATGCTCCTTCACAGTATCAATTTCTTCAAATAACAAGTCCTGTTCTTCACAGAATTGAATGACTAACTCAATATTGTCCTTTTTGCCTATATCAACAAGCGCGTTCAAGTCTTCTAATGTTTTCATTATTTTGTTGTTGTGTTTATTAATACCACAATATAAGGCTAAAAAGTGAATCGACCAAGCTATTGAAAAAAAAGTTAAAAATAAATTTAGCGATGTCTCTAATACAATGTTACATTAACACCCCCTTTCCTTTTATTCCCTAATTCATCTATCACACGCGGTATCGTCGGTTCTGTTAAGTCTAATGGGCTATTGTGCAATGAAAGAACTTCTAACCCTTTTAATTAATTATAGATAAGGACAAATTTACAATTTTATTTTTCCCTAAGTTAATATTTTAATACAGCTTAAATTACCAATTGAAGATAGAAGTGTTGTTATAATATTATTAGACAGAACTAAAAGTTCTAATGTGTTTATGCTTAAAATTGCCTCATGAAAATGCTGTGTGTCATTATTTTCTAAGTATTGTGCTTTCGTATTTATCAAATTTGCGAATGGATCGGGGATGGTCTCCAAATAATTTTCACTTAAATCAAGCCAAAAAAGATTGGTTAGTGTGCCAATTGATTCAGGAAGCCTTTTATTTTTTGTTGCTTAAGTCGAGGCTCTTAAGTCTGATAGCCTTTGGTATTGAAGTTTAATCTCGCCACGGCCTTCAGAGTAATTGCTCAACTAATTAATAATAGGAACATACTTATACACACTCTAATGCCTCAAGGAAATCTATAGCCTGAGTCTCACAAAGAATGTATGCCACCTCATTGTTTCGGATAAATCTTTTTTACCAAATAGTTCAATTCTTCGTGCGTTTTGAAGTTTAATCTAATTCAATGTTGACACCCCTCAACTTTAGTTTACTTATCACCTTTGCAGTCATAGATTCGCCTAATTCTAGAGGGTTTTGGCGCAGGTCTAACCGTGTTATATTTTTTAAATTTCCAAGTGATTCGGGCAGTTTTATTAATTTGTTATTGTATAGACTTAACCTTTTCAAATTGGTTAAATTCCCTATGGATTTGGGCAAAAACGTCAAGCTATTTTTACCTAAGTTTAAATTTTCCAATTCTAATAGATTGCATACTGAATCGGGGATCTCAATCAATCTGTTATTGTACAATATAAGAGACTCCAAGCTCGTTAAGTTTCCAATTGATTCGGGCAGCTTTAGTAATTTGTTACCGCTTAGACTAAGGATTTCTAAAAGTAACAGTTCTCCCAATGAATCGGGCAAGTTTGTTAAAAAATTGTCATCTAAAAAAAGAGCATTTAGTGTATTCAATAATCCTAAAGAGTGAGGCAATTTTTCTGTTATACGGAACTCTAAATCTAGCACTTCTAAACCAAGGCATTTAATTAATCCCATTTTTATATCCTGATAACCATGATGATAATTATTTAACCAATTAATAATAGGAACATATTTCTGTACACTCTCAAGACTATCAAAATCTATTCTCTGACTCTCACAGAGCATATAGGCCAACTCAATATTTTCGGCTGTCCCTGTACTTACTAGGTTGTTAAGGTCTTCTATACTTACTTTCATGATTTAGTTTTGAACCCATAAGAGAACTTCTTTTAGTATCAATATTGGCTATCATCCATCTCATTTTTGGATACAATTATTAGCTAAACATATCCCACTTTTTTGATTTAGCGCATAAATAGCAATATAGTCCTTTTATACACCTCGAATTCGACATAAAAGGAGAGGGTGTCTTATTGTAGTAACCATTAAGACACCAAAAAAAACACACTTAAAGTTGATAAACTAGTCCGAATTTAAAAAAGATAATAGATTTTCTGACTTTTCCTTTATATATAATAGTGCAATATCTTTAGCTTTTGTCAAATCATATTCAACACCAATCCATTCACCGTCTATCATTACGTCATAGCTAATGTTGTCCTTCCAAGCTTTCCATTCTATTATAATTTTTCCGATTGGTGTTTCGCTTATAGTGTGGTTGTAAAAACTTATACCTTCGATTGGTGGGTTATTTTCAGTCCATTTCATAAATTAAAAGTGATTGTATACGAATTTAAAATAACATCTTATATGTTGTATGTAAATAATTTTTCTATTGAGTCTTGGGGCTTTTTAGCGGTAATATTATTACCACTAACTTTGACAATCTTTTCCCATACACAAGTGAAGTCTATCGGAGCATTATATTCTGATACATAAACAGTATGACCGCATTTGGCTAGATTTCTACACCATTCCCAAAACTCTGAGTGTTGTATTTTATTACCACCTATATAAGGTCTTGCACCCTTGTATGGTGGGTCACAGTAAATAATGCTATTATTAGGGATATAAAAATCTTTGTAATCTCCACAATAAAAATCTATACCCTTGAGGTTCGGCACTTGTTTCATTACATTATTATAAGCTTCTATATCATACATTCTTTTACCTGTATTATCTCTTCTGAATGAACCAAACCAAATACCACCAAATACCAATTGCGTGGCGAAATATCCAACATGTTCTTTTGGGTATTTCGCTCTATTGTTTTTAACTCTATTGTATTCTTCTTTTGTGATATATTTAGGAGGAGACCACCCGTTTTGCAATGCTTTTAATAGTGCAATGATATATTCATTACTATCATTGCCCATTCTATTCCCACTAACCTTATCAATTAAATTAGCACCTCCAACAAAGGGTTCTACATAATATTGACCCTTCTTTCTATTTTTTAATATTATAGGAAGGATGTGTTTTGCTAATTTATTCTTACTACCTAAGTATTTCATGATTAAATATTTTATTTAATTTTATGTAAAACTTGCATGAAAATGCCTGATGTTTTGTATCTATTCACTTTAAAACGCTTCAATAAATCCCAATGTGGCTTTAATTAGTGATTCTAAATGTGTTATCCCATATCTTATACATTCATTCTGATACGATAGAATGAAAATACATACCGCGTTGGATTCTTCGTTAAACGGAATTCTGAGAGTTAATGATACTTCTCCTCTATAGGCAGCTTATATCTAAAATTTTGGCTAGGTGATGATAATTCAACAAAGGAGCGATTAATGGGGGATTTTAAGTGGTAAATTTATATACCCATTAACATTTTTTGTACTCTATCCTGTTTAATTCCTAGTATTTTATCACCACTCCTTAAAAACTATCTAGCAATTTTTTCTCTTAATGAATTATCTTCATCTTCCATTTCTTTTCAATGTTCTTTGGTAATCCTCGAATCTCAATTTAGCAATAATAGTCCTATCTCCATTTCTTAAAATACACCCCTCTGATTTCATTTTTGCGCTATCAGATAAGGCGACTAATGTTTGTGGGAGCGCAATTTCTAGACTTTTTAAAATGCTATCATGGTCGAAATCTTTTAAGTCTAGGTTTACATCAGAAACCCTATCAAGTTTGTGTGTTTTGGCAGAAATTGGTCAAATCAACGGGTGATAAAAACGGATTCCCATAAACTAGTCCATTACCAAATTTGTGTTTTCTGTGATTGGAAATAGACTTAATATCACTTTCTAAAATTGAAAAATCATCTATAACAGAAACGTCAAAGACGCGAAATCCCAAATCTTCCGAATTTCCATACTGCTTAGAAGCCTTTGATACTTTACCGCCATAAAACTCACCGTAAACAATAGTAAGTTTGTCAAATGATTTGGGTATATTAATCATTTTTTGTAAACCGTCCACGATCCCCAAAGCTGAGTTATATATTAAGTCATCAGAGTGTGTTAGAATCTCTTTTCTTGATCCAATTAAATGCTCATCACCTAAAAGTATAATTCTTGCATTCGCCCCATCAATCTTTCTGTTATAAACCATGAATCATCCAAATTAATATCGTAATTCAAATTATCACTCAATAACCCCCTATTTTCCCAATTTGTGTAGGGTTAGTATTGATGGATATTTGGTAAGTGTATTAATCTTTTCAATGCCATATCTTAAAATCAAGTCTCTTAGTGTCATTTTTTCTATCTTATTTAAAAAATTTAAGTTTTATTATTTATTCATAAATAGGGAGTACGATCATACGCCAATCTTCAAAAGCACCATGCTTAAACGGTTGCTTGCCTCGTCTAATCCCGTTTTCACGCCAAATGTTATATTCTCTTAAAATAAAAGTTCTCATTGCTTGATAAGCACCTTTACATGTCTTATGCAAGCTTATGGTACAATAACCACTTTCATATATACAGGGATTATATTGAAACGCATAAACTTTATCTTCCATAATTATCCAATTAAGTTTTAGTTTATGTAAATATAATAAAATTTATCCGCAATCACAAGTTTTCCATCAAATTTTTTGTCCAAATTGCTGTTTTTATCGAAGCCGAGACATGCTTATCTCTGTTTTTTTGGTCAACAATAAATTCGCAATCTTTTTTTGAGGTATGAAAGCCCCATTCATCTAATATTGCACCAAAATTGGGGGAGTGTGCGTTATCAGTTTTTCTGAGTATATAAAAATCGGCCTCATAATCAGAATCCCCATCAACTGACTGTGTCCTAAATTTCCAATTACCCTTTCCAACAATGTTTGTAACATTATTGAAATGCGTTTGCGATATTTTATCAGATAATGTGTTTCCTAGAGTTGTGTATACACAAAAACCGACCGTATTTTCCAACGTTGAAGGACTATTTTTAGAAGAAATAGCATTAGTATGAAATGAGTGTAGGTATCCATAATACCCTCTATTTAGATAGCCCCTAATCAATTCTACGCGCTCTTTTAACGAAGTGTCTTTATAGGGGTGGTATGTTCTTATGCACATTATGCCCAATTTAGAACATTCTTCTATAAAACTTTCCGCGACAATCCTATTTTCATGTCCTTCATAATAATTGCCGCCATCATGTAAATTTGAATTTTTGTGGTATGCACGTTTACCCGATGTGGTGTATTTTCCATTATCGTCTATTCCACCATGTCCTGCATCAACAAAAACAACAAATCTACTCTTGTTAAAATTCAATAGTTCCGAGTCTTTACTATACCCCCTTTCATATAAAAAGTTTAGCTTATTCAGTGTTTTGACACCCACCACACCATCTACATGTAAGTCGTATTTTCTCTGAAATTTTCTAACCGCGTTTTTGCTTTTTCGTCCATAGCCCCCGTCTACAATCAAATTAATGCCTAATACAGAATTCAACTTTTTCTGTATGTCCTTTACTGTACTTTTTTCCATGTTTCTATTTTTGCTAAAAAATATCAACCCGTTGGGTTCAACGAGGTGATATTTTTTATTAATAATTAATCCAATTAACCAATTCAATACATGATTTGTTATTGCTCAACAAATACTTAACAGCATCCCTATTGCCTGTAGATAGAATGTTGTATTCCTCGGCCAACCTTCTTATAATTCTACGCATTAGAATTCTACTAGATTGCTTGTAGCTTTTTGAAACTTGCGGACTACTTTCCACTAACACAATATGACCATCAAATAAAAGCTCTATTACTTTATCTACGTGCTTTTGGGTGTTACACACTCTTCTACATGTAATGATAAGTTCTTCAAAGTCGTTTAAATCGACTAACCTTTCTAAGTCAACGCCCTTTCTACTAATTTTCATATTAACAATTTCTTAACAATTCAATCAAGTCTTTAACTTGGTCTAGAATAGATTTATCTAAATGTCTTAAATTCAATTCGTCTCTTAAATCCAATAGCCCCCTTAGTGTTTTATAGTAAACTTCATCGCTTAATATACGCAGTTGATAAAGTTTAGTTTCATAATCGCTCGAAGTATCATATTTTGGAAGTATCTCCATTTTAATAAACCCATTATCCATTAAGTGTCGCCCCATTTCATTTGCAACTAGGCTATTGATATGCTGCTCGGTTACAGGAGAATCAGGTGTTAATACAGTGTTGTTTATTCTGTGTTCATATCTTACTATAGGCATAAAATATATTTTTTTGTTAAATTAATAAACATATAACGCATTTTTACACTTTCCACCAATTTTTAATCAGGTCAACATTTTGATAAATCGGCTTTATAAAGTTTTCTATGTGGAGAATAAACATAGAGGTGGTTGGGTTAGTGAATGCTCTTTTAGGTAATTTTGATGTTAATATATTATCCGTCCAAGCAATCTCTCTTGATGCTTTGTTTTTCTGTAGGTGCGAAAACTTATTATTACTTTTCATTATATAGTTTTTAATATGTACCTATTATGACCACATTGAATAAATAATTTCAAAGTGTGTATGTACATTTTTTTTAACAAAAGCGTGAATAATGAATTTATGTTGATTATTGAGCTAAACAACGCTCAAAGTAGACACTTTGCTGTAATAGGATTTTTAGCCAAATTCTCTATTACAGCAAAGTGTTACAATTGGTTGATTATCATTTAAATTATAGAGGTTTTTTATTTAAAAAAAAGAATAAATATAGTGCTCATTAATGGGCATTTAAACCTCTTTCATTAAAATGAGTCTTATCCCAACCACTTGTTATTAAAGTATTGATGAATTATACATTTTTCATAGAAAAATAATTATAGCGTTCTATTGATTTCTCCTTTAAAATCAACACTATATGCAGTAAATTTTAGTGTGAATAGAGTGTGTTTACTATATAAACAAAAAAAAATAATACTATTCAATTAAACAAAACATCAACTTTAGCGTTATCATTTAATGATACTAAAAGTGATTGATAAAGATCGAGCAAAAATAATTAAGGCAAATAAGGACGAATATTCCAATACCCTTAAATTGTTAACCGAAAACACCTACATTCCTAGTGGAGAAGGGTATTATGTAACCACCAATTGCATGAATGGGAAGTACATCCCATGTACTTTATTAAAGCGGTTAAGCGGAATTAATAATCTTCAAATTAAAAATTCAGGCGTACTTAGGAGGCGGGTCGATAAAGAAAAAATGCTTAAGGCTCTAGAATCTTTTGGTCTTCAATATTCATTATTGTATTGGCAAGCCGAAACCTTGCATTTAATGCTTGAGTTGAAATTCGGCAGGTTTGATCTAAGTATGAATGCAGGCAAATCATTCATTTCTTATTTATTTTGCCTTATGAGGGCTATTAAGGGCTATAAGACTTTGATTGTTGTCCCAAAAGTCACGTTAGCTACACAGATGAGAAGTAACTTTTATGAGAATTCTCAATTCTTAAAAGCGCACGTTTTAGATATGCTAGGCGGTGAATTTAAGGTGGACACTATATATAATAAATCCGAGCGAAATAAAAGTAATATTATAATAGGTAATGCTGCTTCACTTCGCAACATGGCAATTAAATCCAAGAATAAGAGTCACCCCGATTACGAGAATTGCAAGACTTTTTTTGATGAAATCGACTATATTATTTTTGATGAATGTCATACTATGATTGGAGACGGACATTATAAAAAAGACAGTGATTATTTAAAAATACTAAATTCTTGCGCTAATATAAAGTCCAAATTCGGATACACGGGAAGCCCACATATAAAAGGGGCTAAATCACTTCTCATGGATAATCATTTGGGTACTATTATGTATAGGGCTAGTGCGCGCGAGCTTGAGGATGCAGGACAATCCGCAAAACATATATACGAAGCTCATGTTATAGAAATAGGAGAAATAGACACCAAGAAGTTTGAATCGAAAATGGAACAGTATAAATCAAAGGTATTAAATGGTAATGTGGCTACCTTTTTCAACCATAATAATTTTATAGAAACACTACCAAAAAATATAATAGTTAAGAGAATATACAAGGATAAATATTGGGCATTGGGAGATAAAAAAATACTGAAATCCGTAGCCAATCGCAAAGATGATAGCATAAGTAAAAAGACCGATTATAAAATCGTAAAGTATAATGAATCGCTTGCTTATAATTTCAGTAAAATGTATTGGTCTGTTTCAGAAGCTTATAAAAACACAATACTGCAAAACATACAATCGCACCCCCCAAAAGAAAACCAACTCGTTTTTGTGGACAATCTCAAAGACTTATATAAATTAGAAGAAGAATTGAAAGGTATTGGTAGAGAGGTAATAATCTTCCATGGGGGCGTAAAAGCAGAAGATAGACCAATAATAATGAATAGATTAGAGAACGGAGAGGGTGTTATATTAGTATCCAATTATCAATTGATGTCAGTTGGTGTGTCTATTAAAAAACTCCATAGAATGCACTTCTACTCTTCGTGTAAGGAAAGTGTAAGATTCATGCAGTCCTTTGGTAGGATTATACGAAAACATTCCGATATACCATTAGTATTTATACATGATTGGTCTACTAAGCTTTGGGCTTCCCCTTCTAAAACAAACCGAAAATATGCTGAGAGCGACTACACAACTAAAAAACACGGGTATTTGTACAATCATCAATTCCACAGATTAAAAACACTTAAAGAAAGGCTTGGCTATGAATATAAAAGAATAGTACACACATCAACGATGGAGTAGGTACATACAATAACACATAATAATAAAATAAAATGGCACACAAAAACGATGGAAAGAAGCGTTTAGACGATCTAAGCAATAGATTCCACGAAGCACCACAAGGAGCAGAGAGAAATGAGAGTAGATTAACTCTACTAAACTTGAGCAGTGGAAATGAATATGACTCTATAGAAAAGAGAGAAATGGAACGAGTCGAAACTCATTTGTGGGATTTATCCGAGTCTTATAAAAAATCGCATCCAAATATAAGCAATAGCAATATACAATTTTATATCACACAAACAGCAGTTCGGCTAAAGACTAATCTTTCCACTGCTCAACTATTTCATATAATAACTGAAACCTTGGACATAGATTACGATAAATGTAAAAAATTCTTCGATAGTCTCCCACTTGAATTACAAAACTTTTTTAAGAGAGGCATTAATACATAGAGTATCCCATGAATGAATTAAATGTTATCCAAAATTGTATTACATCTGTTGTTAACACAACTTCCAATTATTTAATGTTTTACGGTAGGTACGCATTTAAAGATGGGTTTCCTGTATTTTTAAGAGGCACAGGAGACAAGGTATATCTTTCAAAAGACGAAGGCTTAAACGAGGCTGAGGAATACCTCATTGAAAGAGTCCCATCTTGTAAAATGTCTATCAAGTCCGTTAAATATCCCGAAAGCAAAAGAAGCTTGGGCAGACAAGATAGCCAATACAAAATATCGGTACATGGAACTAGCTCAAAAAAAACACGGCCGATGAAAGTGATGGGCTATGAGATAGAATTGGATGTGCTTTTCACACTACCCGACTCCTTAAAGGTTATGCAATTTATACAGTATTTACAAGAAGCATTTACTAGCACAACCATTCCAATAAGCTTTGATTCTGATGGTATGATGAATGAAGCTTTGATGTTTATAGATATTTCAAATCTTGACATAGACTTCAAAATAGGAAATGGGGATGAGTATGAAGACATGTACCCTACAATAAGAACAAGCATAACCGTTCTAGGGAACTATGCCAATTTCGGATTTTATGATTTGAGGAGTGGTGGGCATGGCTATAGCACATCATCGAAAGGCTCTGAGACTGATTTTTTAAATAACAACGATTTAGATGTCAAAAACGTTATTAAGGGTGTAACCGTTATTACCAAAGTGTCCGATGCGGATGGGAACAGTAGCACAGATTCATTCACCGTTAAATAGTAGTATGAAAAATAATAATGAAGATGGTAAAAAAGGATATGTTAAACAGCCATTCTCCAATCAATTATTTGTACATGGCTTAATAACACACAGAGATCCTAAATTACTTAGAAATTATATTTACTCGTTTCCTCTATTTGGCTTATTTGTAGCTCTTCAATCATGGAAAACTTTTCATGAACAATTGGATGGTATGAAGAGGGTTATAAATGAAGATGGTGTGTTGGGAAAGGTATTAGAGGATTATAACGCAGAGCATGATGGAACTTTTTTACGCATATACCATTACGCTTCGGCAGAAATGTTATCTTGGAAAGATTCAAAATTGGTATCATCTGTTCAAACTTTTATGAGCAATGAAATACACTCAAGATTTATAGAGGGTGGTGCAGGTAATATGTATGCCTCTAAAATAGACATCACAGCAAATAAGATGAACGCAAACGAATTGTCTGAATTGAGAGGTTATATTCAAAGTGAAGAATTGAGATGTGTGATAGTAACACTATACCCTACCTATTTTGGAACAACCAAGGCAGTTATTAAAACGACAATTGAGGGCTTTATTATTCATTTAATTGTATATATTTTACTGTATGTGTTTGTGCTGTTTTTGATTTAGTAGCCCTATTAAGAATCCCTCTTTTTGAAATGTGTTCTATTATAGATCTGTAATATTTGATTTTTCGACCAATATGTAAAACTTTGGTGGACATCCTGAAAAAATGGCACAAATTTATCAGTTGGGAATTTATTTTTTTTATAATTACTAGTATCTGCTCCCCCAATTATTTCTAAATTTCTCAAAGCAATCACACTACTAAAAAAGTAAAAAGTGTTGTTTATATTACTTGGCTCCAAAAAGGCTATTATAGGCAATTCGACTAATGTTGATAACTTTATAAAATCAACAACTATGTCTAAATTACACCTCCCATCAGTCATAGAGTACACATCCCCTCTAAAGACTAGGCTTTCTCTTTTACCATTCTTAGTAGTTTTTTTTATTGTATGCGTATACTCTTCCGTTGAATTGGTTATAATGACACTATTAGTTAATATAGGAAAGCCATATTCAGACCATGTTTTATATGTGAACAATTTTCTATGCTGCTTTGATTCAAAGACATCTTCTAACAAATCAAAAATATTTGAATTATGCTTATTATCCAATAAGAATGATTTGTAAAAAGACGTTACCAATAACATCTTGGATTTGTTCCCCCCTCTTTTGTAATTCTTTGACTTTTCTTTTATCAGTTTATATTTGGATATTAATTTTTCAGAGATGAAATCGTTTATATACAACTTTTCTTCCAAGCACACATCTTTTATTACTTCGCGTGTGATAAACAACCTACCGTCTTTATCCGACCTAATCAGTTTATTATATACTACAATCTTACTAGATTTATTGTCACCCGATTCACCATCTAGCATAGATTCATTCACACGCCTTTTTGCCTCAATTATTAAATCATGCTTGGGGTTTTTTTTGTTTATCTTAAGTTCATTCCCTAGAATCAAACTGCCATCCTTAACATCCTTATACCAAACGCTCTTGTCATTAATGTATGAGTACTTCACGCTCTATTGCTTTTAAAGCATGAAACACCCCCTTTTCAATGAACATGTTTCATGCTTATTTATTATATATTAACTACTTATCATCCTGAACAGGTACTAGGACAGCCTTTTCTTTATCTAGTGTTTTTGCTGCCATTTCATCTACAGTAAATCCCTCTTTTCCGCCTTTATGAGCAATTTTATCCAATTGCATCTGTGCGCTAACTTCTGCTCGTTTCTCTTTTAGAAGTGAGGTAGCTTGTTTAATGGCAGTATGCAACTTATAAATTGAAATATTTGCCACCTCGAAATGCTTTACCCATGAAGCAGCAGATTCACAGGTCTGACTATCTAGTTCGTAATGTGACATCATAGTTTGCATAATCCGCAAATCCAACATGTCCAAAAATAAATTATCGCTGCTTGAGCCGTTTTTATAGTAAACATCCACGCCTCCCTTTTCGCTTAATGTGTTCGCGGTTTTGGTTAATAATTGAACATTACTTGAAGATACTTTATAATAGAATTTTGTGGATTCTCCTACTTCTTTCTCGCCAAAGCCGATTGCTTCAACGGAATTATTTTTGAAATAATCACTTTTATGAAGATTATGGTCACTGATACACGTAAAGGAATTTCCCGACAACTTTAGTTTCAAAAACCACACAGATTCCGCATCAGCCAAACCCAATCCTTTGATAGACTTTCCTAATTGGTCAACCATGCGCCCAACAATTGTCTTGGTGCTTTTGGGTATTTCGTACACCATATTATACAACGCTGCATCATATCGAACCAATTTATCTTCTAACTCTTCGATGGTGTGTTCATGTAATGGTTTTTTGCTAAAAAGCATATCATCGGCCGTTGTAGCTTCGGTTGGAACTGTAATTTTTTCAGGTGGTTTGTTACCTGATAACCCCTTAACCTTTTTCATAAGGATAGTTTTAATTTAAAAATTAATCAATAGGTCATAATAACGCAAAAAAAAAATAATCGTTTAATAATTTTGTTTAATGAGAATTATCTTTTACATTTGCAAGTATAAATTACACCAACATAAAAAATAATCAATGTCATACGATAAAATTTACGAATACTTAAGCATACAAATACAAACGAATGAATTTGCTATTGCAGGACTCCTTTTAGCTGCTATTTCTAGCTTAGGTTATGCCCTTTTAAAAATCCCAAAATATTTAGCTGCTTCTATCAGGCGTTTTTTTTCACACTCTATAGTTCTTGAAGGTGGTCAACTAATTTACGATGAGTTTAATATATTTTTGAATAATAAATACTCTCATAAATTCAGAAATACAATTCCAATAATAGAAACCCAAATAAACGAAGTTACAGGGGGAGCAAATACTACTATAGCACATGACCAAAGCTTTGATTCGTATTTCATATTATATAGAGGCTACCCAATATTCATTAGCAAAACAATAAAGGAATTGAAGGGGGCTAATAATATCTATAATGCTAGGTTGGGAATATATAAAATAACGACCTTATTTAAAAAAGATTTACTACGAAGCCTATGTGACGAACTCGTGGAGCAGCGTTTATTAAGGGAAAACAAAAACAAGACAATTTGTACTTACATGTACGATACACATTCAAGGGAATGGGACAACTTTGATAATTTTTCGCCTATTAAATTGGAAAATATAGCTTCAACAGGAAATACAAAAAAGCTAATTACAGATAAAATAGAAACATGGAAAAAGAACTCCCCTCGCTTGAAAGAAATGGGAATAAAAAATAAATTGGGTATAATGCTGCATGGGGGAGCAGGGAACGGTAAGTCTTCTTTGGCTGCCGCTATTGCCTTTAAACTTAATATGTATGTATATTATTTAGACATCAATGGCATGAGAGAAGCGAGTGATTTGACAAGAGCAATGTCTCAGATTTTGCCAAATTCAGCTATTTTTATAGAGGAAATTGACACTCTTTATGACAAAGACAGAAATCCGATTAATCCTGATTGCAAAGTTCCCTTTTCTACATTTTTGAATTTCATGGATGGTGTTATTGCCAAAGATAATATGCTATTGATAGGAACTACTAACAAAATAGACCAATTAGATGATGCTCTTTTACGGGATGGACGGTTTGATTTGGTAGTAGAAGTTCTTCCTCCCGACCAAAAATCAACCTTGGATTACCTAAAAATATTTTATGGATCGGTGGTGGATGAAAATATAGAAATAGGAAATGTTCCCAAATCTTTCTCAAAGTTGGCCAATTGGTGCAAATACAATATTGACGATTATGAAAAGGTGTTGGACAAACTTGATGTAAAAAATAAAAAATAGCATGGATTTTGAACGAGTTAAAAAAATACAGAAAAAAATTGAAACTTTTATAAAGGATAATGGCTACTCATTAAATTTTATTGATTTATGCCAAATCTATCTTAGAAAGATACAGGGCGATAATTCATTTTCATCTGACGTAAAGGGCGTTTTTAAAAGATTCTCGGAAGAATTCGAGTTCATCCATTTGAGTACTAAGTACAAACTTAAAGAGAAATATTGCAGAGGTTATAAAACTGATAAAAATCCAAAAAAGAGTGATGCTTATTTAATAAACGGGATCAAAGTGCTTCAATTGGGATATACCGAAAGGCATCTTAATACACATGTTTTGAATGGGTGTTTACATCAAAGACGGCCGAGGAAAGGAAAATTAAGAGACGTTAAATATTTCTTGTCAAAGCCTAAAACTGAACCGCTTAAATTGCCTATCGACTTTGAAATAAAGGAAGGTCGGAGTTCTATATTTATGAGAATTATCGGACTAAAAGAAGATGAATTAGAAAATAGATGGAGCTTAATATACAAACATCCTCCATATTTGATTGATTACATAAAATATAGTTTATATAATTGGTTTAATGTCAATAGCTATTCGCCCAATGATGAAGAGAGGATTGGTACTCTATGTTCCGATTGGATTAAGAGAATGGATTTTGAGGAATTTAGGCCACGGACTTATTATAAGGGTAGGTTGACAGTTTATGTGCGTGGGTATGACACCGTATTTAAGGTACGTGTTAAGTTGGCACAATTTAAGTTTTTATAAAAAGTGAAAATTTATCAACATGAAATACAAAAAATATATAATTGATTATATAGGTTTAGAGAATTGGCTAATTAATGATATAACATATAAAGATTTTTATCCACCCAAAAAAGGATACGAGCCTAAAATAACAAAGGCATTCACCGCAGCAGATGTCGAAAGATTTTGCAAAACGGCTGCTAAGAAGTCTAAAATAACGCTAGATCAATTCGTGGATTATGGAAAGCCGTTTATACTTGATTGTATTGGCAACGACTTATCCGTTTGTCAGCTCACGCGTGGTAGACACAAGCTGCCCACAGGAAGAGTTATAGGCTCTAAGTTTGACAGAACCATAATAAAGGATTGTAAGGCTATTTACGGTAGCTGTATAAACGGTTATTGGGTTATTCCTGATAAATTTATTGACTATATTTGATTTTGTGAAAAATTATAGCTATATTGTGTTTATTGATAATCAAAAAAAAATAAACAACATCATGAGATTTGAAGACATTAAGACAGGAGAAACGGTTTTTTTACTGACCTCAGTTAACCTTGGATATGGTTTAAGGAAAAAAGTATTTTTTATACCTAAAAAGGTAACTAAAACAACAAAGACGCAGTTCACTTTAGAAGATGGAAAGCGATATAAAAAGTCTACAGGGCGGGAAATTGGAGGCAATGGAGGATGTTACCCAATTGGTTCAAGTTATTTTAATAGACCCATAAAAGACGATAGTGCTGAATTGTTGTTGTTTATTAAAAAAAAGAATGCGATTGTCAATTTAAACGCTTTATTATCAGTGGTAAGGTTGCCTATCAGCGATGGATTTTCAATGCAAGACTTATCCAAGCTCACAGAAGACCTTGAACAATTTAAGAAAAAATATTCAAATATATTCAAATAAAAACGTCAATATATAAAACAGTTATTATGAACTTTAAATTAAAAAAGACATATTGGGAAGAGGTTTTTGATTCTCAATCGGTGGAAATAAGACCTAAATATGGGACGTATCTATTAAGAGATGAGGGGGGAGATTATGATTATGGGTTTTTGGTCACTTCAAATAAAAATTCAGATAATGTTTATCTACGCATATCAATGTTTGACTATGAAGAAAGCGTTGAATCAAGTAATACATTTGAATATAACAGTTTCCAAGAATTGTTTAACTCATTCACATACGAGTACGATATAGACTCAACAAACAAATTGGGATTTGTGTATTTTGAAGAAATTGATTATAAACTAATAACAGCACTAAATTTCGTTTTGGGACTTAATGCCCATCCCATTAAAAAAGTGGACATGAGTACTATTGATTGGGATGGTAAAGTTGATTGGGAGTTATTTAAAGAATTGCATAAGTATAAATATGACTCCCATTTGGAAGACAAACTCAAAGAAGAGGAGAACAGAGAGATGGTACAAATACGGGGTTCGGGGTGTAGGAAAATTAATACCGTTGACAATTTGGAAGTTTATCCTGAATACGGAACACATTATCTGCATTATAAGTGTGATGGGGATGATTATTGTTTCAAAGCAACTTTGGTCAAGAACAATGGCGATTTAAAACTACATCTAGTTATATTTTCCGAATACGAAAGTTCTGTTGTGTACAAATCTTTAGACTTGATTAGAATTTTTGATGGGGGTGATGATAAATCATACACTTTGGAAACTAGTATTGATGGTAACACATACTTTTTAAATATCAGAGACATGCCCGATGAATGTGTTCAAGTAATAAATTTTGTTTTAGGCTTGGAGGTTTATAAGCTGTATGAAGAGGATTTAGAATTTTATGAAACACGTCTGAAAAGATGGAGGGGTTATACTGCTGTTTTTGGAGAATAGATTATGTTATTTTTTACCGAATCCTTTAATAGTAGTACATATTTTATTATTTAAAAAAAACATATAAAGATGTCAATTAGCAAGGTAGAAGCAATAGATGTGGCTAAACAGGCTGCAAGAATACTCAATGACGAAATGGCTATTAGAATAATTGGAAATTCTGATGGATTTTCTGATTTTAAAAAAAGAAATCCCTTCTTAAGAGGTGTTAATATAGTTGAAGATTTTGTTATTCAAACAATTTGGTATGCTTTATTGGGGAATCATATCGCATATTCCATTAAATATAATGAAGATATGAGCTTTAACAATCTCAGGGATTTATACACTAAAACAATTGACAACGCCCTCAATGGAACGGGAAGGGGGTATATTGGGGTTATTGGCAGAAGGTTAATTAATGATTTGGACACTTTAGAAAACAATCAAACAACTTTTATTGGGAGAAGTCAAATGAATCATCTGCGAAGTCTTATTGTTTCTCTAAAACGGGCGATAAGATAAAAACTGTGTTTAAAATTATATACAAAAATAGCTCGACATATTTTTAATTGTCGAGCTATTTTTGTATATTTACACCATATAATTATTAACAAAAGCAAACGTCATGGTTAAATTAATAGATAAGTACGAGAGCATCATAAACTCCAATAGGGTTGAAATTGAAAAATTGAATGAAGCAATTAAGCTCATTAAAATGAAAAATTCTCCTAATTTTGATATGAAATTCAGGATTAAGCAGTATGAAAAACAAATACAAAGACTAAATATTGAATCTACGAGTATGTTCAATTTTATCGTTGATTTAAAGGATCCGAAAATTAAAGTCTAGAATTTGGAAAAAAATAAGAACTATATTTGTTAGGAACTTAAAAACAGAAGATATGCAATTCGATAACGCTACATTCAAGCAAAACGCTATATACACTCTTTCAATTGTGAAGCCCTTAGAGGATACAATATCTAAACTTGAAAAAGGAGAATATAGAAACTGTGATATTGATATTCTCAACGATAAATTAGATAGATTCATTAAGACTGCTTTAACTGTTATAAATAGAGAATTTGTAATCAAGAAAAGAGCCAAAATGAATACGGGTATAAATAAATATGACACCCTGAATGATTACAATACAGATTTGTATCTTAGTTATTTCAAAACGCTTTTGGGATTTTTTGAACGTCTTGGGTAGTTAAACAATAGAATGATATGATACCGAAAGAAAAAGAAATATACTATTGCTTTGATGATGGAAAGATTAGCTATTCTAGAATGTACAGCGTGAAAGTTAGCGAGGTGATACCTTTTGATATAGCAGACAGTAATATTATAAATATGTGGCTCATTAAAAGAAGCGAGTGTCCTTGGATTTTCGCGAAAAGCACTGACTTCTTTATATCAACTATTGAGGGGGAAAATGGCGAATGTGGAACATTTGCAAGGACAGTTTGTGGTGGTTGGTATGGTTTAGGGGATTGGTATAATAGTGGTCGTTTGGATGTTGATGGAAGTCTTTTAAGAATTCTTGAAAGTGATGATTTTTAGGTGAAAATTAAACCTTGGTTTGGGGGCTTAAAGCAGATGATAAAGATTAAAGGCGGATCGTTGTAAAATTAGACAACTCATTAAGTCTTTACATCGGCTAAAAAACACGTTTATAAATATAATTAAAAACAATAAAAACTGATTATGGTTAACTTGACAAAAACGGATAAATTCCTAAAATGAAAAGCGGAATCCATTTTAAAAAATGAATCAATCACTTTAAATGATATAGAATTAGGCTTCAATGAACTCACTTGTTCAGTTCATGGTTTTAGGGAAATACCTTCCCAAATTAATAAAATGGAAGTAGATAAAAACTATATTGGCATCAATATATTACGTATAAACAAAGTTTTTGGTAAGGATAATCCCGTAGGAAGCTACTTATTTATAAGGCACACAATAAAAGAAGGACTTAGCGAAGAAACCAAAAATAAGTATTTATTCCACTACAATACAGAATACTTAACCGATATAAAGAGGGAGGGGGAAATCGTATTTAGTATTATTATTAAGTCAGAACCATGTCTTAAACATGTCCATCCCACCCTTAATACTTTTATAGGTATTTTAAATAATAAATCAAAACGTCTAAGAGAAAATGTTGTGTCATTGTGGAGAGCCACGCAACGTTTTTTAGGATTTAAACGTACCAATGAAAAATTAAAGTTTAGCCCTGATAAAAACCAAAATATATTAACAAAACCGCTAAGTGAACACAATAGTTATTTTTCTCCACATAATCCAAAAGAAGTTGGAGAAACGATATTGTATAAAGAATATGACGATAATGGGGATTTGCTTACTATTGAGAGTACAACCAAATTGGCTTAGTTAGACCGAATATTTGTAAAATACATAATTGTGGTAAAATTTGTGTATTATATTTTTCATCCTGTATTATTTTTAAATTAATCCTAGCGTTTTAAATTTCCCTTTAATAATTTGCATAAGTGAGCAAATGGTTGTATATTGTACTATCGAATAAAATATCTATACAAAATCTAAATTTAACGCACTATGATTAATTTAAATGCAATACGTTTCGCTGCTAAGGTACAAATAGGATATTTCATCAAAGCCAATGGGCTAATCATGAGGGCTGACGAAATAACAAATGATTCGTTTAGGGAAAAATGATTTACAAAAATAAAGAGAGAGACGAGGCCGTTTTATCATTTAGCACTCTTTTAAATCCGTACTACTGCAAAAACATTGAAATTTTAACCGATATTTAATTAATGATTACCCAATAACCAATAAACACAAAGATAAACATGGAAAATTTAATTAAAGCCGCATTTGATGAAGTATTTAAAATACTAAAGAACGCTGCTCCTAAAACGCGCTCTGCTACAAGAACAATTAGCATACTTGATGTGAATCCCATTGATTTAATAAAATTTATGGAGGAAAAAGGGATTCCTCCGACCGCCTGCTTTGATGGTGTGGATAATGGATATGATGCTTGGGAAGATATTGTTTTGAGTTGGGATGAAGAAGTTCCGTCATCGGAAGAAGATAAGTACAATTATGTTAGAAGCAAATTTGCACGAAGAAGCTTTGGGTACACCAAAAAATTGTTGTGTTCGCATGGATATGTTTTTACAGGCACAAACAACTTACAAGCCCAAGCCCTGTTTGATTCTCAGGTTTATGACTTTTACATTTCAGGACATATTTCAAAGATAGTAGAAAACTATTCTTCAAGATTTAAAAAAGTGTGTAGCCAATTGAAGTAGGTGTATGCCGAGATATAAAAGTGACAGATGAATAGAATAAGTACATTTAAAAGCTAGGGGAATTGCAGTCAACGATGTCTTTTAGTGCTATTTTTACCTTGTTGCGAATGCTAGGAAGCACCAAAACAGGGTATAACGCATTGTGTATGCTGCTTATGTTGATAGGCTATGCAATATACACATTTTCATCTGCTGTATGTATTTAAGAACAAACAAAACTTAAACAAGTGACTTGTATTAAAAGAATATTTGGTGAAGGGGGGAAGGAAAAGAAATGTGCTATAGATAGTGTTAGCAACTGCCTTTCATTTAAAGAACAGATGAAACAACATCTAATATCTAGACTTTTGGAAATGGCCGAAAGGGAAAATGAGCACTTAAATTGGTTGATTGATAACGATGCTCCTAGTGAAATAATAAGCAAAAGCAGTAGTTGTTTATCCCATTTAAGGCAAAGACATAAAGAGTATAATGATTATGTATTTAATATAAATTGGGCTGTTGCTAACGCTAAGTATAACAGTGGAAAATAATACGGATTATGAAAAACGAACAACAAAGATGGTACTTGCAGATAAGGTTTAAAAATAACATCGAGCCTTTTTTTTGGAGAAAATGGTGTATTAATGAACCTTACAAGACCTTAAAAGAATGTGAAGAAATGGCAGAAGGTATGTTAGACGATACAGTTGATGCTATGAGAATTGCCGATGCTGTATATAATGAAGTTTATAAACGATACAGGTAGTATTATTTATTACTTTTATAAAATTACATTTTAAAACCAATTCAACTTATGAACCAAAAGCAATATTTAACAGCTAAGAGGGATAGTATAAAGAAGTGTGTAGATCACCACGAAAGCATGGCAATTGAATTCGATTATCAACTTGAAGGAATTAATGATTGGAAGGATACGGGGTTATTCAATACTTATAATGAATTCCTTAAAGAAAGAGAATTTATAGTTATTTTAACAGCACTTAATATAACCCAACGTGACAAAATGAAGGAGGAGTTAGCCAAGGTAGAGGAAGCGTTAAAAGAGCATGAAGAGTAACCCCATTCTGAGATATTAAGTCATTACAATATTATAAATCCTTTTATTAAACAGAAAAACGAATTATGGATTTAACATTAGAAATTATTGAAAGTTACGGGTTTGAAAAAACAACAAACAGACCTGATTGGGATGATGTACAAAACAATTACACATTAAAAAATGGACTTGAATTAAGCTGCTTAACGGTATGCGGAAATAAACCTACCAAATGCGATAGTCTTGAAGGACTTGACGGATTTATTTACATAACTACAAAAGAGCAACTTGATGATTTGAACAGTAAGACATTTGAGCAAATCTGCAAAGATATAGCTAAAGTGAATGATGACTTTGAAATTGAAGAATATATTTAATTGGCTATAACGCTATTAAAATATTAAATAAGTTGTAAAGATTAAAAGGGTTGATTGGTAAAAACTTACCAAAGTAGAAACAGTGATAATGACTATATAATATTTGCTTGCGAAGATGGAAATAAATATAAAATGTATCACGGACAATATTGCTGCGAAAGCGTGACCATTGAAGATATAGTTGGCGATTTACAGTATTTGGTTGGAAGCCCAATATTAAAAGCCGAAGAAGTTTCAAATTACGAACCAACTTCAAAAGAAGATATTCAAAGAAGTAAAGAGGCGGAAGACTATGGTTCTTGTACTTGGACTTATTATAAATTCGCAACAATTAAAGGCTATGTGGATATTAGATGGTTTGGCGAAAGCAACGGGTACTACTCTGAATCTGTAGATATAATATTGCTTGGTGTTGACTATGAGTACTAACGTTTAGCATTTTGGGTACGTAAAATTGAAAGACTAAAGTCACGAAATAAACAAATAATTATGAAAAACAGAAACTTGGATCACAGAGATGATTGGGCTACCCCCCCCCAATTATTGCAACAGCTCAATAACGAATTCAATTTTAATTTTGACCCTTGCCCATACATGCACAATATAAATGATTGGGATGGTCTAAAAATTGATTGGAAAGAAAGAAACTTTATCAATCCTCCATATAGAAGGAAACTTAAGGAACTTTTTGTTAAAAAGGCAATTGAGGAATCAAAAAAGGGTAGACTTTGTGTTATGTTAATTCCTGTTAGCACTTCTACATTATTATTCCATGAGCATATATTACCCAATTCGTCAGACATAAGATTTTTAAGGGGTAGAGTTAAATTTATAGGCATCAATAGCAAAGACGAAGCGGTTAATTGGCATCTTTGGGATAGAATTCCGCCCATTGGGATGCCTTTGGTAAAAAATAGCGGTATGCACGATTCTATGATCGTAATTTTTGATGGACGAGGTGAAGAAATTTAGAATATTTTATAATAAACGACAGCGAGTATTGATTAATGACTGTTATTAAAAAAAAGACTAAAGTATGAGTTATGTGCCTATGTTAGTAATCAATAAGAAACAGCTTGACAAACAAATAATTCGATTAGAAAAGGAAGAATGCGACAAGGGGGAGGATGTAAAAGAGGTGGCGAGGTTCCTAATAAAAGTGGCTAATTATGAGTCTATAAATTTTGACGGATTGGAATTGGTTATATGTACTCCTGAATTTACAGGTTTTAATCTTGGTGTTAGACTCAAACTAATTGAACTTGATGTTGAATATAGAACCCTTTCGTGTTAAAAAATAAATACTATGATACAATAAAAATTGGAGAACAGAATGCGTAGCGCATTTATGGAATCGAAAAGAATTCCAAGGCTTATTTTATTACATCCACAAACATGGTGTGATCTTGTAAAAGAAATATCCAATAATGGTGGCATGTCCATTAACCTTTACGAACAAAATATGAAGTACAGAGGCATAAAGGTGATTAGGTGCTTAGATTTATTGGAAGACGAATTTGAATTTGTTACTTATTGATTTGGTCGAGTCTCAATTAAAATAAAATAAGTAGCTAAATATTTGCAAGGAATCGGGAATTGTCTTATATTTGAGTATCGAAAGCACATAAGCCTAGTTATAAACAATCATAAGACATGACAATTACCAATCCTTATACAATGAAAGCAGACACCGCCAATTTCTTGATGTCGCTAAGTACTAAACTAATGAATGAAATACTTGACGGAATTGCGCGAAACTACGGAATTACAAGAGAAGAAGCATTTAATGAAGTAACCGATGTAGATGCGGAGAATATAATGGACTATATTACAGAAGACAGGGAAGCGGTACACTTTTTTTACAAGAAATACAAAATAGTTTCTTAGTTTGGTGGAAGGACGTGCTTTAATAGGAATTTAATGATTCTAATAATTTATATAAAAAAACAAGAAAAATCAAACCACAAGAACATCAAAATAACATTATCACAGACGAACAAAGTTTTAGCACCTTGAGCGATTTTATGCTTAAAGAAGGTTGGTCTACTATACACGATAGTTTTACTTACAAAATTATTCAAGATCCAAAAAGGTATTCAGTCTAACCATTAACGGCAAAGAATATGAGTAGTAGTGGTTCAAACAGTATCATTCGGCAAGTGCGCTTGCATAGCCTAACGAATGTTAATTGGCTTAGGCGTTCCAAACGACCACTATTACTTATATTTATTGTTGTATGTCTTTTTTAATTGCATACAACAGGAATTTATACACGCGTCATGATATAACATTACGCAAAGATATGATTCCTGTACTCGATTTGAATGACATGGCGTTGGAAGAGCAGATAGAGGCTATAAATAAATTTTTGGAAAAGGATGACACATTTTTGTAGGAATTTAATGAGTCTATTAATAATCATAAAATAAAACAATGGATAAAAATAAACCAACACATCTGACACCCGAAAACTTAGCAGGAATTGAAAAATTTGACGATTTGCTAGATTTGCGTTATGGAAAAGTGGGGACACCACTAAGGGATGAATTTGAGACAAGGGTTAATGAGACTATTAATTCAGAAAATAATAAAAATGAAAAAGCGGGATCTAAAAAAAATAAGCATTACAAATATAAGACAATTGGCCGAAATATATGATGTCACAATAGAATTGAAGTTCGGAAAACAATATAGGGCTATTGTTGAAAACGAGGATGAAATCGTAACGATAAAACAGGGGCATGATATTAACCTAGTAGATGAAATAGTAGAATCCTGCAAGGCAATGGCTAATAGGAGACATGTGAAGATGGTTAATATATCACGCCAACTTGAATCGTTTAATAATAAATACACTCCGCTTCCCAACAACCTTTATGACACCAACAAAGTATTTGAGGACTAAAATCTACCTCCCATCTCTATTAATGTATTTAAAAACTGATTGGCTATTTCTAAGAACAGCCTCCTTAGAAAAATCGCCCCACTTAAGTCCATTGATTCCATTAGAAACAAAATCACCCAATAGCGCAGGATCATTGCTACTGCTCCCTATTGAGGTGGTTTTACCCTTGTAAACATCCTTCGGTTTCCAATATGTCCTAGAACCTCCATTATACAACGCCTCTGCCCCTGCTCTACCTCTCCCCATAGCAGGTTTGAATTTCATCTCAACAAACACTTCATTAGGAAAATCTTCGTATCCCAATTCATCACCAAATCGAATAGAAGAAACACCATCATTAATCATATTACCCACACTCATTATAGGGTTGAAAGGGTTGCCGATTGTTATATGATAATTCCCTACAGGATCGTTTGTTAGCAGAGAATTCATTAGAGGTATACTAGGACGACCAACGGTGTCTAGGAGTTTACCAAAGGCCATGTTAAGTATATTACCTGCTACTTTCTTAAGTGTCTCCAATGCACTCCCACTATTAATCCCCCCCAAAAAACCTTTCATAGAAGCGTGGCCTCTATTTAAAAATTCTTGGTAATTACTAGGTTGCATCATTCTTAAATTTGTAGCCATCTTACTTGGTCTTTGTCCAACCCAAAACCTGCTACCACCCCAAAACGTAGCATCGTTGGTAGTCATTACTAATATACTAGACATCAAATCTATGAAAGCTCGTTTTCCACTAAGTCCATTATGTGATCGCATTTCATATTTGAATGTTAGCGCAATAGACTGATTCCAATCAAGACCCACATCTCTTATGTGTGTCTTCTCTATTGAGTCTACTTGACCATACACTTTATTCTTATCATGCGTGGGATCATAATTTAACCTGTTTGACCCTGCTATGGCATTGTTACCAAATTCAGGACTAGCTACATTAAGTATTCCTTGAGCTACGCCCCCTGCTCTACCCTGACCTGCATTAAAGCCGCTCTGAGAACCAATAGTAGACATTTGTTCCATACCTGCCGTCAATTCCTTCCATCTAAGACCCATTTCTATCTTAGTAATTTCACTAAGTTTGTTGTAATTTTTACCTGCAAAGGTTAGCATTGTTGAAATGGGCGGCTCTTGGTGGAAGTTGGAGTCGAATATATTATCCGAACAGGGGTACGCAAACTTATTGACTGTTATGAGCCTGTTAAGTGGAATATTATCAATGTCCTTTAAGTATAAAAAATCATTGGCGTTGTATATTAGGCCACCTCTAGGATTATCAATTAAATCCAAGGGGGTTAAATTTTTAAATAGGTCGGAATTATTGCCAATGTCTTCTTCTGTTATTGGGTAATTCCCCCCACTCCCCCCAAACTTATTTAAATAGAATAGGTGATGTTTTGAAAAAAGAGAACGTGGTTGGTCTTCTAATTGTATGTTTTTGGTTGTCCCGTTCTCAAGAACTTGTTTATCTGCGCCCTTTGGCATATCAACACCTTCCAAGTTTTCATATCGACCTGTCATCAATTTGGATGTTTCATAATCCATATTAATTCTCAATTTTTTATATTCAGAAGGTGTTAAGGCCATTATTAAAACTTTGGAGTTGAATTTGTTAAATTATGTACAAAGTTATTTTTTAAGCGTTATTATTAATGATTTTATGATTAATTAAAGATGTGCTATATGCTAAACAAAAATAATTTATTGGTGAAGGGTTCTTTTTGGACTCCAATTGCCCCGATAAACCATTCTATACCAATAGGAGTTGAAGATTCAAATGTATCAGTAGGGTATGTGGAGGTTATTAGTGTAGATCGACTTAAAAAGGAGGTTATAATAAGGTCTGAGCCTGCACAACCCAAAGATATAAATTCATTTCTTGAAAACTATGAGATAATGCGTAATCCCCCAAAAAAAATTTCGGTATCAGACTATCTTTCAAAAACTTTAGGAGGATTTAAAAATTCACTTGGGAAGGGCAGTCCCAAAACAAAAGTTATGAGAAGTGATTTAAACAAAACGTCCTCCCAAGCCGAAAAACCAACACCAAAAGTAGAACCTATTCCAAATCCTTTTGAAGAAACGGTTGTTATTGAGACTACATCACCAATTAAAACGGATCACCTTTTAGTTGATACTTCCCATAATAATGGTAAGGGACAAACTTATGAATCGGATAATAATGGTAAGGGACAAACTTATGAATCGGATAATACAAACCCTGAATTAAAAAGTGTCATAACACTAAGCAAAAAAAGTCTTAACGAATTTGAAGAGGGTGAAACTCCTGACCTAAGCACTGCTATTAACTTACTAAAAATGTTCCCTGATGTTAAATTAAACGATTATGTCAAGGCTTTGGTCAATGAACCAACCATGTTAATTGTAGTAGAGGCCATAGTTAAGGGGGCGTTTGAAAAAAAGATGAAAGGCGATGATAAGCTTCTTTGATAAAAAGATATACCAACCAAACGACAAGGTTTATTTCCTTGTTTGCCCAACAAACAAGGTTTATCGCTATTTTATGTTTGTTGGGATTGTTCAAAAGGTTATTGATGATGGTGATTCTTATTTCTACCAAATAACACCAACTAAAATACTAGAGAAGCAGAATACAATAAAGGCACTTAATCATTGTTATTGGAAGTGTGTATCAAAAGGTGACGGTAGGAATTACAACCTAAATAAAAAATTCATGGCTATTGATTTTGATGGAGAAAAATTCCTATCTTTCTTTGAACGTTGGGATTTAAATGTACTTCCTGCTTTAGTTTACTCAACAAAGAAAGAAGCGGTTAGTAGCCTGAGAAAATTAAGAATTTATCTTTATGATAAGCTAGAAACAGAATTGGAATATTTAAAAGCGTGTATATCTTAAAACAATACACGCTTTATTTAATTTCTAGCGGTTATGTCAGAAACTCGATTGATGGTTTCCCCTCTTCCAACGGTAATAAATCCCCTTTTTGTTTTTGTATGTGTACCATTTTTATCGGTTATACTAACACTTAAATCGTATGTTCCCCTTTCAAAGATCATATACCTAAAGCATATAGAGTGTTGCGTTACAGCAATTTCGTTGGTTAGAGAATTTTTCAATTCCCATACAATAAATGCGTCTGTCTTTCTTGAATATGTGTTAACAAAGGCATATATAGGCTGACCCATCTGTACGTGAGTTCCTACAGGCTCAACATTTAAAACCACCCCCTCTAGTCCTATACACTTAATGGCCTGTGTACCAAAACAGGGGTGATCTATGATTAAATTATCCTTGGTTATTAAATGTATTTCATCTGATTCTGTGACTATGACTTCAAGGTCAAAGTTGTTATCGGTGGATACACCTCTCAATTTAGTCGCTAGGTCATACACATCTGTATATGAAACAGTGCCTGAGTAAATTAAATATTTGTCCTGTTCAATTTCTAATCCTAGTATGGTTTCATCTACTGCTTGAATAGTCAATGTTCCTGAGTTTATAGTTGTGTTAATAGGTGTTCTACTAAAGCCTTGCAAGCTCCCGTATGATTGATAATCATCCACAATAACATCATGCGTACTAGTAAATACAAACCAATCGCTTTTATATCCTTTAAATCTGAAAGTTGCTCTTATCATAACCTCCACATTGATGTCATCTCTATTTACATACTCTAGTGCAAAAGTGAACATCTTTAAAAGGTTATTGGTGGAATTATTCAAAACATTAACAGCATTAGCAACAAATTCGATATGTGTTTGAGAAGCGGTGGTGTACGTGGCCGAAAAAGTCCCATCCAATCCATAAAGGCTTATAGAAAACTCTTTAATACCATCCATTCCATCTCCTAAAATATCAATATACCACCTTGGATATGAATAACCATAATCATCCATTCTGCTATCTCTAATATCAATCATTGGTATTAAGGAAAATTTGCCTATGTGTGTTTCTCTTTGGTAGGAATCGGGAGATTTGTGCATAAGCGACTTGACATGAATGCTTGTTGGTGAAGTTGCATTAACTAGTGGGTATTCGTTTATGTCTAAATCATCGTCTGTCCATGTGAAAAATGGGTATCCTTCACTACTAGGGAAAGCCCCCCAAAGTGTAGTGTAGTTCTCAAACGGGTTAGATCCGATGTTTCCTACTTTTCCTAAGTTAGAAATTTTTAATAGTGGATCGGTTGCTATGGAATCATCTTGAAAGCCGATTGACTGCAATTGCTCTTTGTTAAAATTTATTATGGTTGGATCTACATTGTCCCTTTGGCTAATTATGTCGCCTCTATGAAATGTTTGTATATTGTGAATATCCAAGTCCTGTACCCGTTTTTTATTGTATTGATACTCCTTGGTATAATAGTTTATGCTTGACCTATCAATCAAACAAAGGCTAAAATCGGGAGGACTTGTTGATACAATACAATCTTCCTGTAGCACTGTCACACCTCCATGTTTATCTTGTAAAGTAAATCTTACGCTATAATCTCCTATTTTAAAGAATCCCAAAACAATTTCCGATTTTAGGCTACCAATTGGCCTTATTTCAGAATTCCAAATAGGAGTAGGAAGTATGTTGAAATTTTCAGAAATTAAATCAACAGTATTGAATATTTTTAAATCAAATGATGTGTACTCTTCGGGTTCAAATCCTAGCTCAACTTTGAGTAGTGCAATATCAAGAGAGTGGAAGTTGTTGAGCATTTTATAATCTTCGTATGGCTGTATGGTCGAACCCTGTTCATCTAAATCTTCAAATACTTCTGATTCTATAAACAAAAAATCTGTATCGTCATAACAAAAAGCCTTTTTTGGTCTATATTCAACCAATTGAAACAAATTAAGACTGAACACAGGCTGTGCATAAGTATAAAGTAAACTAGTTATTTCAGTTGATAATTCAAAATTATACAACGAATCGTCATTAGAGACAAAGTATAACAAAGATTCTCCATTACTGTGCTTCCCTGTTAAAGATAATATATTTTCAGTTGAGCTGTATTGTTCGTAATCACTAGACACACTCAATTCATTATAGTTGAATTCGTGCATGTATACATTAGTACCATTAGCAATATAAACCCTAGAAAGTGTGGAATCAATCCAAATACAAAAAGTTGAATCTGAGCCGTATAATAAATTTAAATTGGTGTCATAACGTTCAGCCTCAATCCCCCCAATTTTAATATGATACATGTATTCACTTACTAAAAATAAATGACCCTGATAAAATGAAATGCTGTTAAATGATTCATTTGGTAAGCCTATTATCTGTGTGACACTTTGAATGGTTTGTGTTTCTAAATCATATATTTCCAATTCTTGTGAAGAATTTATTGAATATATAAATCCCCCATCAGCATCAATATAGCTGTTTGTTTGTATCGGAACGCTAACACCTAGAACCCCCCTCCCTAAATTTTCATCTAGTAGTGATAATTCATTAGATGTGCCCGTCTCAAGTGCATAAAAATTGTCAATGGTTTCAATTCTATCAACCACCAAAGGTTCATTGTATCTATCAAATCCGTAGGATGCCAAATCTTTAATGATAACAGGCATATTAATGAATTTGGTGGCTCTTGTATTTAAAAAATCACTATCAGATGCTCCTAAAATATCAGTTATGTCCATCTCGTACAAAGAAGAGTTATACTCTTTTGTATTAGCCGAAAAGACCAACCTTTCGGACTGAGTGTTAATAACATTATATAAAACAGAGATGCCCGTGACATTATCAACATCGACTTCAATGGATTTTATGTCATTTAAATCGGAAAGGTTGAAAAAATAAAGTGTGCTTCCACTCGAAACAAAAACGTCACTGTTTATAGAATCTATACTCAAGTCCAACTCTCCAACAGGATTGACCGACCAATTAATTGCTCCTAAATTTATAACACTTGCGTTGTTTGGGTCTATTGTGTATAATGAACTACTATTAATAGTGTACAACAATCCGTTATGAAAACAAAGGTTGTTAGGTTCAAAGGATATGGATAAATCGGACTTTAAGACTTCATTAGTGTTCAAATCAATTGATGTTAATTGATATAACCAATCCACATCACTAGTTTTTTGAACTGTGAACACCATTCTTTCATTTAAATCGAATGCTATATTTGAAGTGTAATGCCACTCACTAACCAAAACACGCTGCCTCCCATCCTCCAAAAAGTAGGCTACCAATTGCTTGAAGGTGTTTACCCCAAGAACAAAATCGGTTCTATCTTTTGGATCATTATTTGGGAAGTAATCCGTAAATACACCCTCTTCTGTTAAAACGAATCTATTGGATATAACCAAATTGCTATCCTCTACTTTTATGTAACTATTATCCTTAGCACCACTCCCCTGTATAGTTTGGCAATATGTCGGATTGTTCCAAGTGCTAGTTTGTAGCTTAATCGGTTGTGTGTACTCTCCTACAACATCAGAAATTTTAATATTAAAGGGAAGGAAGTCTTCTTCTAATATGTCTCTTATTAAAAAAAGTTTATACAGGACTAGACATGTGTCTATTAAAACATTTACATAATATGGTATTCCATCATCATCTACAGTTCCGTCAGGAGCATTAATTTGATAGACCAACTGAAGGTTATTGGTTTTTGTGAAACCCGCTAACCTATTATCTATACTATCTAATACTTCATTTGTGACTTCGGTTGATATGAATTTATCCGCGTTGATCCAAAGCTCTCTTATTTCTAATAGCTCACCATAACCAAAAAAATCCAACACGTTGAACAGAGATTTGTATGTCCCTTGAAAAGATTTTATTTGGTGTTGTCGGATTAAAAGCTCTCTTCGTTTTTGGTTAAGTATTTTCCTATCCTTGTATGGTTGGTTTATCTCTGTGTCTTTAAAAGACTCATACATCCTATTATCAACCTCTAAGCCAAAGACTTCTAATTGTTCAGGCAGGTGTGTATCATAGTCTATGACTCTGCCAAACAAATCCAACTCAACACTAAATAAAGTCCCATCTATGGTGTATTGTATAAATAAAACCGATTTTGAATATTCATCCATTAAAGGATTTTCATTGATGTATTTTGGACAAAAACAAACACCAAATGGAATAGAACAATAAATCGAACCCACTCTTTTAGTTATGTTAGAAAATGACAGAGTGTTATATATCTCCACCTGACCCGTTGTACTGCTTCTATATATAATATTCCAACAATCATTATCTTCTGATACAATGTCCACCGAGAGGTCAGATATTACACTAGAATTCGGAATCATTAAAGAGAAAGAGGTTACATTATTAACATCATACGATGTTGGCCTCATTTCCAAATTATACTTGATCTGATTGTATGAAGTATCAGATATTTTTACAGCCTTATTCTGCAAATCATTTTTGGCAAGGAGCATATTTATTTTAGTTTATGTACATTTAAAACTCATATACCCCCATCCAAAAATTATATCAAGAGTTCGGATATTACAAAATCTCTTATTGTTGTTGATGGTGCTGCTATTACATTCAATAGCCAACCACTTTCCAATTTTTCGATATTAGTGTCATTACCTGTGTCAGAGAATGGAATGTCTACGGTCAAGCTTAAATTGTCAATTATTGAAACGACTGTCCTAATCTCACCACTTACCTTTATCCTATCCCCAACAGAAAGCTCAGTCGAGAATAAAGTACCAACTCCAATTAAAACATTGGATGTTGTTGGGTCTGCGCTACCTGTTATAAACACACTGTCTGTTGGTATTGCTAAAATAGCCGCTATCAAATCCGATTGGTGAGTTGAACCTGTTTGAATCCAAGTCTCAAAATCATCTTTAAGTAATTCTAAAACGGGCTTAATAAGCGTTTCAGCCTTTACAAAATCACCACCAACCTCTGTCATGCCAACCATACCAACCACATTAAATTTTATGTTGGTGTATATATTCCCGCGCCTAGTTTCCCCCTCTACTATTCTCAATTTTCCGTCTAAGACAGGGTGAAAAGATTCCCCTATGTCCTTTTTATTATTCGTGTCAGTTGTATTATCATTCCAATACCATGAAATAAACGCTTGTTTTTGTAAGATTAGTTTAGATGACGGATCGTCAATAAATGTAAATTCTATTTCTGCAAATATATCACCATACTCAAAATTAATATTGTCATAATTAAAGTAGTACTCTTTTTTGGTTGGCCTCCCCTTTATCATATCATCTCTCTTTTTGTGATACGACACGCCCAAATCTTTTTTAAAATCAATACTATTGGGAATTTTGTATATGTCTGCTTTATTTAATCCGTAACGTATAGATTCAGAGGTTCCGCGATATATTTTATAATATCTAAAACTATCTAATTGTTCTTGTGTAAAGACTTCTAACTTTTCAATTTGACTTGGTATGTGCCATGATGACAAAATCATCTTTTCTATTATGGAAAAGCTAGACCATGGCGCGGACAGATAAATAGTTCTTAAATCACTTTCAATAGTGCCCAACATGTTTAAAACCGCCCTATCGTCTTTGTTCCAATTAATTTGTAGCTGTTCGATTGGTGTTATGCTATCCTTTTCTACAAATTGCGCAACCAATAAATCCAATTGGCTCTTTTGCCCCACATCTAAAGCACTATTCATTCTAATTATTAAATTATCACCCACATAGTTAACTGATATACAAGAGATGCCTATAATTTGATGTATAAGATCACAAATATCCAAGGCTTCGCCTTTATATCCATAGCTATAAATATTCGGATAATTTAACTTTGTGTTGTATAATCTGCTGTAAATGTGTATTTTATCCTTAGACATTATTTTAATTTTTTATGATAAGTACCAAACATCAATATTATCAACATTAGCCCCCGTAGAACCCTCAACGGAGTTGTCGCATCTAAATTGAAAAGCGATTCTTAATGTTTGACCTATATATATCGGTGAAATGGGTATTGAGAAATTAGTATGTGTGCTTATGCTGTTATACTCTGCCTGACCAACTCTATAAGAAATATCAATTTCTTCGTCCGTGATTGGTGTGACAGATGTAGGCATGGCATATACATTCATGTAGTCGTAACCCAACTCCCCCTCCCCCTTGAAGTCGAACGCTATTCGAGGACTTTTAGCCGTGTTAGGAATGAAAACATCAATATACATTGTGTTAAAGGTATTATTGGATGATGTGTATGTTGTTGGTGGCGGTGTCGCGGATTCATTGTTTGTTATATATGCTGAATAAGCTCCACTGCATGGATCGGAAGTTCCCACAACCCACCGATTAGGACTAGATGAGGGCAACACGTTCCATGAATTTGAAGAAAAGTCACCACTTTCCCATGTTTCATTAAGTGCGGAAGTTTTGGATAGAAGTATCGGAAACCCGCCATCACACCAAGCCCTATATCTCCCTTCAATCTCTACTAAAATAAAATTGCCTGAAAATGAGTCTTCAGAGCCATCCCTTTCTATTGAAAGAACTAGCATGTCAGGAGGTGTACTATCAACATTCCTAGCCTTTAAGTCGCTTACATCAATATCAAATTCAAATACTTGTAGTTTATTTGATTCAGAAAATTGTATTTCTTGAAAAATAGAAATCTCATTGTTGGCGGTTGTTGGTGAAGAACCCGTAGATGTGTATATGTCTGAATATGATGTTGTATTAACATAACCATATCTTATGGTTATGTTAGACGTTCCCGTTGGGTTGTCGGGTGTCATAGCGTATAATATTAAACGAATAGGTGTAGATGTATCTATATCCAATGGAAGTGTTGTTCTAAATCCTACTATATCAAGAGCATTGTTTTGAAATCTATTTTCATTAGCACCAAACCCCAACCGATCGCCTAAGTAAAGATCAATATTTGATGGTGTGTTTCCCCCAAAAGCCTGTGTACCCGCTAGACCCCAATCCAACTTCCTTTCATCTCTAGCTTTACCCTGCATCTGCTTCCAACCATCAGGGTTTATTTCTGTGTGGTTTGTGTGTATTTTAATGTGTTCAATAACTATTGGTGTAGAAACTGTATCTGTTATCCGAAGCCTCACCCAATACCTGTCTATTCCTGTTGATGTGGGGTCATTGCTCATCCAAGACTCTTGTATCCTAGCATTAAAATATGTATGTTCATAAGATGGAGATGGTATGTGTTTTAAATACTCGTTTGCGTATGATTCGTAGGGAGTATTTGCATTAGTTGCCATACATTTAATTTCCACCCAAGATGAACCATTCCAATACTCCATAACATAGCCTCCACCACCAACCACCATAGGCTGTGTGTATTTGATTTTTATCCCCCCAAACTTATAATAATCACCATCTTGCAAACGGTCGATGGAGATGTACAAAGCACTATTAAATGAGTTATCGGAGAATGTAAACGTGGAGCCGTTTTCGCTTACAGCCTGTGACGTTACGTCATTGAAGACCCCCAAAGAAGATTCGGTATAAACCATCAGTTTTAATGATGTGCTGTCCCCTTCACCAACAGAAAGTTCAGCCCCTTTTTCTATGACTCCAATATGTTCTTCGACTGTTTTAAAATGAAAACGCTCGGTATCAGATGAAGTGCTATACTCAAGATATATATTATCCCAATTAACTACCTCCAAATTTGTTATTCTAGACTGACCACCGACAATCTGTATTTTACTGTCTGCATTTTCTTGCCAAATATCATGACTAGAAGCATTCAGAGAAGAGACGGAAACACCTTCAATTACATTTAAACCATTCAACCCTGTTCTAAATGTATTTGTTGAGTCCTCACATGCTATACTATACGCCTTAATATAACCACTATTGTTAGCGTAAAGTGAATTGGTGTCATTATTGGTTGCACAGTTCTGTATCCACATGCTTCCTCCGTCGGCATAAAACCCCGTAACTGCACTAGATATAATATTAGAGCAATCGCACTGACCTGTGTCCTCTGCAACAAAGCCAAACGCTAAATTAGCTGTAGCTAGACATGTGGCAATTATCCCACGACCATTGCTATTAACCCTAACACCCGTATTTCCGCCCACGAAGTTAACGTTTTCTATAAAGGTGGTTTCGTTTTGAATTAGAATTCCGTCAGAATTGCTCGGAGAGACGATATAAGCCCCACCGAATCTACCACTTGTCTGTTCGTTTGGAAAGGTTAAGAATGGTGTGTCATTGTCACTAGGGACAAGTGTGGTAGCACCTGTTGAAACTATTTGAATGCCTGTTGGAACAATGATTGGTGGTTCTATAAAAACACCTCCACCAATAAATACGCTGTATTTATTGTTTACGGAACTATCTGATATGTTTGATATTGCAGCGAATAGGCTATTGTAATCCCCTCCTTTTTTATCAACTACTATTCTATTGTATAAATTATTCTTATCGGGTAATATTGAACCTGTGCTTTTAATAAGATTCCCGTTTTCATCCTTGGCTGTAATTTCCTCCGAATCAATCAGGCTCTGCAACTCTTCGTTGTCTATTGCATCCGATAAGTAAAAATCCCCCTGACTTTGGGCGTACATATCAACATCTGTAGCTCCCACAAGCAATTCATAATTGTCAAGTGATTTTATTGTTATTATGCTAGACGTGTTGTTCGTCAATAGAAATTGATTTGCCATTTTTTTTAAAATAATTGTGTTAATGTTATATTAGCCTCGTAAATTCTAGAGATTCCATTATTAATGTTAGAAAAATTCAAGTTTATGGTGTTGTTACCTGAAAGCAGTGCTACGTCTTTCTTTATAGTAACATAGTTTATATTTTCACCGTCTTTGGGTTCCCACCGATAAGATTCTGAAAATACATTCACACCTCCTATGTTGGGTGTTACAACTATACTACCATTATTAGATGTATTTCTACAAATAAAAAAAATCTCCATTTCATAATTCCCCCCTAATACAGTAACGATGTTAGATATTTCAGTACCATTTTGTACAAAGGTGAAATATTCTTTAGTGGTCGTAGTACTCTCGTCTATAGCTTCCGTCCTAGATAAAACTATTCTTTCAGGGAATAGCATTGACCTCACTTGAGAAATTGTTAAATCATTGGGGGAGCCTGAAAGGAGTGTATTGTTTCCCTTTATTGTGTTAGCAGGAACATTCGCTTGTTTGATGTTTGTTACTACACCGTCGCTTATAGCTGTATTCCCATCACCATCACTTGTAACATCTCCTGTGTGATTTGGGTGTATGTATCTATTTGCATTATCCGAAATATTGACGAGTTTGTCTATTTGTGCATTCGTAAGGTGGTTGTATTCACCCAATGAACCGCCCTGCTTCCCACCAAGATCGTTGTGGTTGGTAATGGAAACTTCCCTCATTTCCCAATTGGGCGCGCCATCATCTATATAAAGCGCGTCCTTGTTCAGTGCGTCTACATATACAATCCACCCTTCTTCGGGGCTTGTTTTGTCCCATGAAATTCCATTATATTCAACAATATCCCCCCTAGAAGCCCCATCCCAATTGTTGTCAATAAATCCCGATGCAAAGTCTAGAATATATCTATCTCCTGTTATTTCTGTGACAGGCGGTAAGGTTGGGTCGGATAAATTTATAACAGTTTGTCTTCTGTTGTAGCTAGAAGACAGCGCGTTTATTGTATTTTGATTGGTGGTTATTTGCTGCCTCTCTGTTGTTGTTATAATAGCACCTGAGCCTGAATTTGTTACATCATTCAGCTCTGTTACAGAATACAAAGAAGGATCAAACGTCCCACCGCCACCAACGCCTATATTAAATAGTGTATTTACATCGCTGACCAAATCATTAAAATTGGCATACTCATTTTCCCAATCAACTTCTTTTATTCTTAGTATACTCCCGTCCAATAGGGATATAGAAAGTGTTGGTTCCTGTTTATTTATAAAAGAAATAGCATCTACTCTAAGTAATCTTTTAGTGGGGGTATACTCTAGCCAACTTGAGCCTATTGAATTAAAAAGTGACATATATTAAAAATATTTTTTTTAAAATTATTAAGCATCAAGCGAGGTGGCTATGCGAATGCAGTAATCCATAGAAGAGGCATCAGGCTCTATTGGATTCCCCAAGCCATCCTTAACAAAAACCTTAAAAACACCATTTTTAGGTGTTTTTGTGGTGTATGTAGCAGAACCGTCCTCATTGTTAGGGTTGATGCTTACAATATTTATCCCTTCTATTTCTATGTCATTTCTACCATCTCTTAAAAATACTTTTCCTTGTGAAACTAATGTTGGTATTTGTGTGTCTCTATCTAAAACCATCTTACGATTTTAAAATATGTACTATTCACAACGAATGATACATATACAGAACAATAGTAAACCCAAGCAAAAGTGAGAGATATGAGTAGAGACGAAAAAATCACATCAACAAAAGAAATGAATATTTTGTCTATATGTGGTGCTTCAACAGCAGGTGCAGGAGTTTGCGGTGTTTTGGAAGAGTTGCAAAGATCTGACTTCAAAGCAACACATTATGTCTGTACTTCTTATGGTAGTGTGGTGGCACTTCCTTTTGTGTTGGGTAAATTGGAGGACATCAAGAGGGTGACATTGGAAATAGATCACAAAAATTTTTTTAAAGTTGTGCCCATGACCAAAAAGGGAGGAATAACGGTCATTGGCATAATTAGGTCAATAGCTTCATTAATTTTCCCAAATAAAATAAAGTCGGTCGGAATTCAAGATATACAGGGACTACTAAAAAATTACGTCTCAGAGAAAGAGTTTTTATGGTATCAAAATTCAGAACTCCCTGAAATATTTATATGTGCTGTGAAGGTATGTAATATGGAACCTGAATTGTTTAATATAAAAGACAAGTCTGTTTCCTATCAACAGTGGTTAGATATAACATCTGCTAGTTCTAGGATTCCCGTTTGGACACAGCCGATGACACTTGAAGGGAATGAATATTACGATGGAGGTGTGACTGATATAAACCCCTCATGTCTTTTATTGGATAAATTTAATTCGCGCGGAGAGGTGGTAAAGGAGCTAGTTTCAATATATCCATTTGGAAAAGGCAATAAAGTTGAGGGTAAGGCTGTTAGGGGTGTTATAGGGGCTATAATATGGATTATAGAAGCACTTGTAAAAAACGTCGGAAAGAATGACGCACTCGAAGAACGATTTAAATGTGATTATAGAGGAATTAGCCTGTCACAGATTTTTATACCAAAAATTTTATCAAATACTTATGACACTAACCCCTCTAGATTAAAGGAACTGTATTTACTTGGAAAACATGTTTTTTACGAACAATTCAGGAAATAGGTATTAATTAATATGTTAAGCTTATTCAATTGGGGAATCGTCGCCTTCGTATTTCATCTTTAACCTTGCTAAGAGTTCTAAATCATACTTTCACTCTTTTTCTAGTTGGGCTTCGTAAGATCTAATCCTTTTATTATACTCCTCATCACTTTCAAGTCCTTGGATTATTGCGGTACAAACCCCATATTCATAATCAAATTCGTCAACTCCGCACTCAATTTCAACATGGGTGTTCTAGTATTTCTTTCATAATCATATCGTATTCAAAAGATCGTAGTTTCCCTGTTCCACAATCGAGCTACTGCTGTTAGATCCGTGGTCTTAACCAAGCCCTCCTTAATACCATCATACCCATCAAGATATTTGCTCAACTGCTTAATAATAGAAACATACTTCTCTACACTCTCAAGTTCTTCAAATACCAACCCCTGACTATCACAGAGCATAGAGGCTAATTCTATGTTTTCGGTTGTTCCTGCGTTTACTAGGTCGTTTAGGTGTTCTAATGTTTCTTTCAT